ATCAATGTCGGTATGGAATGACATGGGAACAATTACAGGATTTTCAACAAAAACAATTTAAGAAATAATATGCAAACAATCGGTAAGGCCCAAGTAATAGCCCAAGCTTGGGAAGACAGTTTATTGGGTAGGATTCCTAAGAATGAGAAGGATTATCCGGAGTGGTACAAGAATCGTCTTGATTTATGCAAGAAATGTCCTAAGAACTCTTCTAATATAGCTTTCTTTAAGTTACCAGCTAAGGTATTGCTGCAAAGATTGATGGGAAGACAGGCATGCTCGTTGTGCGGTTGCTTTATCAAGGAAAAGGCTTGGATGAAGACCGAGGTATGTCCGTTGAAGTTCGTGGAAGGAGAGAAAGCCAAATGGAATGCTATGGAGGTGATAACGGCCGATCATAACGATTTTAATATCGAGTGCCCTAACGATTCCTTTGATATAGGACTTACGGATGACGAGAGCGAGTTTTATCTAAATATTTTTGATCAGAAAATAGGTGATAAGATAGAAATCGTGTTATTTATCACCCATAAAGATGGTTTCCATGTCAAGGAGCATCATCTTGGATGTGGATGTATGGGAGACGTTTCATATAACAAACATCCTGACAATGAGAATAGAACTATATTTAGGATGACATTGGATACCTCAAAATATACGGAAGGTCATTTTGAGAAACATCTATCTCTTATGGGTTATACGAAGGATGATCCTGAACGTAATTTCAAACATTTCCCGCTACGTATTATAGGGGAAGCTTATAAGTAAATACTATGCGAAGTCCCGTAAGAAGTAAGATAGATGATCGTATCCATGCCCTTATTGTCATGGAAGTCGGATGCCGTGAGTTGCCTGAATATTCGTTGGGTGATATACTTTACTCCGCTTTAAGGAGGATAGCTAGGGCTAATGGTGGTAATGTCCGCTTCTTGCGGGATGTTAGTACCAGGGATTTATTGAGGTCTATAGACCAAAGTATTAGTGATGAGATTGAGTTAAATAATAATTAACCGCAATAATATATAAAACGTTAAACAATGTTTGAGTTTTATATATCCAGTTTACTGGCCGGGTATTAGCCTAAGTCTTGAAATAAAGACTACGTTATTGGAGAATATATAGTTACCTACGGATGTTTATCCAAGTCCGTAGCTCTAAGGTAGGTGATTAAACAGGGATTGTATTTGGGTTCCAGTGTTGCCTGTACAAAACCTTCAATAACATTGGCGATGGGTACTAACAGGGTTTTACCCTGACTTATGTTGAATAAACATTAAAAAAGTAGCGAAAAGTGGTATACATTCAAGATATAGATGGAAATCCTTTAATGCCAACAACGAGGCATGGTAAGGTTAGGAGGTTGCTTAAATCGAATAAGGCGATCGTGATTAATCTATGTCCGTTCACCATCCAACTTACATATGCTACTTCAGGTTACAAACAAGAAGTTGTGTTAGGCGTTGACGCAGGTACAAAACACGTTGGTTTGTCAGCGACAACGAAAAGCAAGGAACTTTACGCAAGTGAGATTATTCTACGGAGTGATATAGTCGAATTGTTATCATCCAGAAGGGAATCAAGAAGGAGAAGAAGAAATAGATTAAGGTATAGAAAACCAAGGTTCATGAATAGAATTAAGACTAAAAAGGAGGAATGGGTCGCCCCATCTGTCCGACAGAAGATTGATTCTCATTTAAAAATCATTGGTTTTGTGTATTCTATACTACCTATCTCAAAACTGATTATTGAGGTAGCCCAATTTGATACCCAGAAAATCAAGAATCCAGAGATATCAGGTAAAGAGTATCAGGAAGGCGAACAATTAGGATTTTGGAATGTAAGGGAATATGTCTTGGCAAGGGATGGACATAAGTGCCAGCATTGTAGGGGTAAGTCAAAAGATCCTATTCTTAATGTCCATCATATTGAGTCAAGGAAGACAGGAGGAAATTCACCATCCAATTTGATTACCTTATGTGAAACCTGCCACAAGGAATTTCATAAAGGTAAAATCAAATTGAAAGTGAAAAGATCTGCCTCTATTCGTGACGCAGCCGTAATGGGAATCATGAAATGGAGATTATATAACAAGTTGAAATCTTTGTATCCAAATGTCAAGATGACTTTCGGGTATATAACGAAACACGATCGCATAAACCATGGGATTGAAAAATCCCATGTATCCGACGCTTTTGTGATTTCAAGGAATTTTAATTCATGTAGGCTTGGATATTATTACAAACGTAAATTAGTTCGTCGCCATAACCGTAAGATTCATAAGATGAAAATATTGAAAGGAGGAATTAGAAAGCGAAACCAGGCTCCTTTTAAAGTTTTTGGATTTAGGTTATTTGATAAAGTGATGTTTCAAGGAGAAGAGTATTTTATTTACGCAAGAAGGCTTTCTGGGCAATTTAATATTCGGGATATTAATGGAGAGAATAAGAAAGATGTATCTTGCAAGAAATTAAGATATATCATCCATGGTTTGATTTCTATTGAAACTGGATAATTTTTATTACAATGAATATTGTATTAAAAATTTATTTATTCGATATAGAAATGTGATAAATTTACAAAACATATTTATATAAAATTTAATACATACATTAATCATGATGGAAGAGGATAAGGATATCAAAAAAGAGATCAGGGATTATCTTAAAGAAGAGGCGGATACTCATATAAGGCATTGGATAGCCATAAAGCGTGAGAGCAAGCGTCTGTATAGCGATATTGAAGATAGGACTAAGAAGATAGCCCTTAAATCATCTTCGTTGATAAAAGAGGAGGATTTTGTCGTTCTTCATGAGATGACCCATAAGATACAGATGTTGAATATAGAGGCTGTAAAAGTCAATTCTAGGTTGATGTTCATAATCCAGTTGGCTACCAGCTTCGGTATGGATCTGGATTTAGACACGACATATGCGTCCACCGCCAAGAGTATTATAGAAGACAGAACGTCTGGATTCGTGTTTTATGATGACAAGGAACGTCTTAGATATGCTGACAAGGAGCTTGAGGATATGTTCCATGACATGAGTGTGACGGAAGTAAGTAAGATCGGGGTTGTTCAATCTTATGAGCTTCTTATGAAACAGTATAACGAATTTAAGGATATGAAAGCCAATGCCACAGGGAAGACGAAAGCCGACGAGTAAGGACGCTGATCGGGTGAACGACAATCTTGAGGTCATAGCTAAAGCCATAAACGACGCTAAGACTTATATTGATAAACATCCTTGGGATAAGGAGAAGCCGGAGGATATGGCAAGGGCATTTGACTTCATATCAAAATTAATCGATAAGATAAATACCTGGAATGATTCTTATATGGAGAAAAGTGGGATCATGGATGTATATAGGTCTGTAAGCAATGTCCAGAAAAAGGAACGTAAGGGTCAGGTTTCTGGTGGAATCGAGTCTGTTTTAAAGGATATTATAAAATGAGTCTAAGTACGAGTCCAGAATTTTATGTAAACATGAAAAATCCTCCTGTATGGAACGATCTGTTCGGTTGGGAGGATCAGGATGACGATGTTAAGCAGTTCTTTAAGGAAGAGGCTTATAAGGTCAAGTACGGGGTGACTATCAATGGTACGTTCATCCCTCCATGGCTTTATTGGCATGTTAATTTCTTTCCCGTATTCCAGGATCTTCCAAACGGGGAGCGTGTGCCAGCGATCAGTCGTTTGCGTGATAACGAATGGTTTTTCGCCGAGATGTACCAACGTGCCCGTATGGAGAAGAAAGGATTGGGAATGTTTGGTACTCGTCGTTTTGGCAAGGCTCTTCTGGACTCGGAGCTGATATATACTCCTTATGGGCCTAAGAAGATAGGGTTCGCTGATATCGGGGATATCATATATGGCGATGATGGTAAGCTTACGACTGTAGTAGGCGTATATCCTCAAGGGTTCGTTGATATGTATAAGGTTACGTTTGAGGACGGGCGCAGTATAGTATGTTGCGGTCAACATCAGTGGAAGGTTAAATATCATGGTGATTATAAAGTCATGAGCACTATGGGTATCATCCACTCTGACTTCCAGAAGATGACTATAGACATAGGGGAGGCCGTGGATTTCCCCGAGCGGCGGTGGCTGATGTCGCCCCAGCTCCTTGGGTCTCTGACCGCCTCTTTCCTTTGTGGATCTACCGACAGGATCTTCGAGTTAAGCAATAAGGAGATGGATGATATTATTTATTCATCCAAAAAACAGAAAGAGTTGTTTATAAGCTCATTCATGAAGATAGCTTGCGGCATAAGTACTGGTGACGATCGTTTTAAGGTCGTTTACAAAAGTGAGTATATTATATCCTTCGTAAGAAGAATATTCTGGTCTATGGGATATTATTGCGTCATGGATGGTGATGATATGTATATATCTAAGACCCATAACAGGCTTAGGATATCCGATATAGATTATTACGGGAAGTATAAAGCTACTTGTATTGAGGTCGATAACAAGTCCCATCAGTTCCTTACCACTAATTTTGTCGTATCCCATAATACGACTATCATGTCATCCCTTCTTCAGATGAACGCTACCATGACGATCGGGCTTAGTCATTCCGTGGTAGGTTTCAGCGATAGCGATTTATCTAATATAGGTGAGTATTGTGAGTATGGGCTTGATCATGTGCATCCTTTTTTCAGAATTAACAGGACCAAGACCGATTGGAGTTCTGGTGTCACCTTAGGTAAGCGTATGTCCAACGGGGTTCGTGATGTTCATGCCATAATATCCATAGCCAATATCAACATGGGTAGGAAGACATCCACGCAGAAGACTGCCGGTCTGACCCCAGCCACGGCTATTTTCGACGAGGTAGGTAAGGGACCTATCAAGAAGCCGTACACTGCCGCCATGCCGTCCTACGACACTCCTTATGGCTGGCGTCTCAGTCCTATCTTGGCCGGTACCGGTGGTGAGGTGGAACTATCCAAGGACGCTCAGGAGATGTTCTCTGATCCTGATACATACAATCTTCTGGTCATGGACTGGGATATTTTAAATCGGAGAGCCATGAAAGGGAAAACATGGAAAGAACGGAAATGGGCGATGTTTGTCCCCGGTCAGATGGCTAACTCCGGTGTCAAGAGAACGATAGGGTTAGGTCATTATTTGGATAAGCCTGACGACAAGAAGCTTAATAAGATTAAGATTGATGCCACGGATTTTGAAGCCAGTACCAATAAGCTTAACGAGGAACGGAAGAAGCTATCTACGAAAGATAGGGTAGCTTATACCTCTCATACCATGTTCTATCCATTTACGATTGACGACTGTTTTTTAAGCTCATCCCAGAACCTATTTCCGGTCGAGTACGCTATCAAGCATAAGAATGATCTTCTTGAGTCGGGGCAATATAGCGGCATGCTGTGTGATGTCTTTCTTGAGTCAGGTAATAAACTGGGGACTACTAAATCGAATAAGCAACTGGCTGGATTCCCGTTTAGTGGCGGTGTTATTGACGCTCCTGTCCAGATATTCGAGATGCCTCAATCCAATAGGTTTGATGATTTTATTTATGTCGCAGGATGTATGCCTCCCGGAGAAGTTGTTCTTACGGATAGCGGATGGAAGAAGGTAGAAGACGTAAAGATGGGAGATAGGCTAGTTTGTATGGATGGAGGCTATCATGATATAGAATGTATTATGATCCTTGATAAGGAGGATTATGATGTATATACGTTCAAGCTTAGTAATACGTTCAGAGAATTGACATTTACGAAGGAACATCCGTTATGGGTATCTAAGGGTGTATCTAGGCATGGATATGCCATAGATGAGGATAGATTTGAGTTCGAGTTCGTGGAGGCACGAGATGTTAGAGAGGGATATTGGACAGCCATCCCTAACGTATATAGGAAAGAGATAAGAAACGATGATAAATGCTTCCATGGATTATACGATAATATTGATTTTTGGTGGATGATTGGTTTATGGATTGGAGATGGATGTCTTGATGACTACCATGTGATATTCTCCGTAAACAAGATTGAGAAGGGTATAGTAGATAGGCTTGATCGTATATTTACGGATATTATTCCTTGCGTCCATAGTTATAGCTATGGAGACGGGTGCTACCGTTATAGTGCGAACAATGTAGATTTGATGAAATGGATAAGATCTAATCTAGGATCAGGTAGCCTTGGAAAACGGATACCGGAGTGGATAAAATATATGCCACAAGCGAACAAATGGGCGCTCGTACATGGTTATCTGGATTCAGACGGATCCATTACCAGAGATAAGAGAGGATATTACACGATGGAGTTTGTAAGTGTGAATCTTGGTCTTATGGAGGGTTTTCAGCATATCCTTTTCTCGCTTGGAGTAGTATCAGGTATATCGAAGATGAGAGAATCCATGGTGATGAGTATAGCCGGAAGGGACGTGAATACGCATGATACTTATCATCTTCGTCTTGGTAACATGGATACAATACTGGCAAAGGATTCTATCCTTAAGTGTGATATATCATCCTTTAAGCTGGAAAAGATAATCAATGGGATAAGAAGTAGAAGAAAGAACACAGGCTGCTTTATATCGAAGGACGGTGATAAGATATACTTGAAGATAAAGAGGATAACGGATAAAAAATATACAGGTCAAGTATACAATTTTACTGATGATTGTCATAACTATATGTGTATGAATATGTTAGTATCAAATTGCGACCCTTATAAACAGGCCAAGTCTGATACCCCTTCATTAGGTGCTTTTTATGTATTCAAAAGGCGTGTTGGTATCCGAGATCCTTATGCCTATAGAATAGTGGCTTCATACGTATCCCGCCCATCATCCATAGATCAGTTTTGTCGTACGTGCGAGGTACTTCAGAAAGGATATGGTGCTATATGTCTTATGGAGAACGCTGACCAGATGTATGAACAGTACCTTAACCGGAAGAGTGGTATGCCTGCTTCTTTTTTCTTATTCGCTGGTGAGGCAATAGCCAATAAGTATGTGAAGGCCGGCTCCCGGCAGAACAGCAAGCTGGGGCTATACCCGACCCCCGGCAACCAGAACCTGCTATTCTCGTGCGTAGTGGATTATTGCTGGCAGGATTTCGTTGTCGGTTATGATGATCAGACTGGTCTTGATATAACTGTCAAGGGTATTGAGTTGATTGATGATATAGCTCTACTGGATGAAATAATACAGTACAAGCCCGGATTGAACGTCGATAGGATAATAGCGTTCGGGCATGCTCTTGTGCTAGCCAGGTATTTTGATGATAATAATTATATGCCTAAATCGAAGATAGATGAGATGAATAACGCCCGCAAGGAAGACGCTTATAAGCACCATGAGATATATGCCTCTGCCTTTGGATCGGTATCTATAGGTGCGTTTCGGTAGTTTAGTGTTGCTTAATAACTTATCTTTGCTAAAAACAAATTAGATTGACATGGAGATTTTCAATAGAGATCATTCGTTTCCGGCAAAAGGGGCGCTATTAGGATTACCTCCTCAGGCTATTTCCACGAAGAAAAAGAACAGGAAATGGAAGGAGGATTGTATGGATGCTCTTGAGGCGATAGGATTGAAACAGTATGATCGTAACCAAATGTACCGTGACTATTATCTGATGGCGGATGGTAAGTTATCTTTTATGGAGATGGCGGATGTTATCCCACAGTTAAGGAACGTACAGAAGTTAAGGAGTGATATAAGGATACCCTCTTTCTTGAAGCATTATGATATCATAGGTGGTATTGTAAACGCTTTTGAGGGATGGTTGACAAACCTACAGGATAAGTATACGGTTAATGAGGTAGGGGATATGGCTATAAGTGAGTATGAGGATACGATGTCAAACTTACTTCATCGCCATATACAAGAACAGTGGGATATTATCGTCAATCAGCGTCTTGTAGAAGCCGGGCTTGATCCTACATACAATGAGTTTAATTCCGAGGAGGAACGTCAGGCTTACGCAGAGCAAATTCAACAAGCTAAGGTGTCTATGACACCAGATGATATCCAGAGGTTCATGAGTACCAGATGGAAGACGCAGGCGGCTGTATGGGGAGATCATACGATCGAGGCTGATCGTAGCAGGTTTTATATGGATGAGCTTGACAGGGAGAATTTCCGGGATCGTCTTCTTAGCGGAAAGATGTTCCGGAATCATTTCGTTGGTTTCGATTACTACCGTCCGGAGGTATGGAGTCCTATGGAGGTTTTCCATCCTGATGTAAAATACCCGCAATATGGATCTTATGTAGGTCGTCTTCATTATTACGAGGGTGTTGAGTTGATATCAAAATACGGTCATAAGATGACGGCTAAGGATAAGCGCCGGATTATGGGAGGTGATGATGATTACGAGGGATGGGTATCCAATGACGGTACTAGGTATGATCAGAAGAAAAAGAAGCCTTCTATTACCGGTATGTATGAGAATGAGGTTATTCCATGGAAAGGATACCATGACTATGAGTCTATAGTCGCCGCTGAGGACTATTATGGTGTGCCGATGGGAGAGTACCATACCTTCGGACCTGACGGGGAGGAGCACACCCAGCCCCGCTTCTTGCCCCGCTTCCATCCCTTTGGCTATTTTAACTCTGACATGTCCAATGGCAAGAGATATGAGATAGATTCCCGTCTTTTTAGAGTCATGGAGGGATATTGGGTATCCATGAAACCGATATTCTTAATAACTTACATGACGGAGACCGGAATGGTGGATCAGGAGCTTGTGACAGATGAGCTTCTCCCGGAGTTCTTGGAGAAGAATGGCATAAAGAAAGTAAAGAGGGTTATGGCCGATGCTGTTGGTGATCCTGAGGTGAACACCTATATCTTGGAGTATGTCCCTGAGGTTAGGTTTGGCGTTAAGATCACCGGAGGTAATTTAATGGATAAGCCTATATATATTGGTGGGGATCCAATACCTCATCAGATACATGGTGATAGCAGTCTGTATGATTATGTCATTCCGGTTTCTGGATTTATAGGGGCTAGTCTCGCTGATCGCATACAGCCGTTCCAGATGATGTATAACCTTGCTATGAACCAGCTATACAATAACGCCGAGAAGGAGATCGGTAAGTTCTTCTTAGGCGACTTAGGATTCCTGCCTACGGAATATAAGGATATGATGGACAAGAAGGGAGCTTTGGCTACTTTTATGCAGATCGTTAAGTCCGTCTCATTTATGGGTGTAGGTGGTAATGACACGAACAATCCTTACCAGAATCCGCAGATGAGCAGTATATATAATCAGTTCGGTGTATATGATCTTACTAATACGGATCAGATAAGATCCCGTATGGAAATGGCGTCTTACGCCTATATGATGGCTTATAGGATGATAGGTATATCCGAGCAAGCGATGGGTCAGTCAACTAGATACGAGAGTTCTACGGGCGTAAAACAGGGAGTTAACGCCACTATGTTACAGACCCAGACTTACTTTAATGATTTCGATGACTTCAAGAAACGGACATTGGATATTCATCTAGCCGTGGCTCAAGTATGCCAGAAGGAAGGATACGATTGGACCGTGATGTACAGGAACAGCGATCTGTCCTTGGCTTACGTCAGTCTTACGGATAATAGCTTGTCGTTACGTCATCTTAATGTTATGGCTGTCTCTAATTCCAAGAAACGTCTGGAATTGGAGAATTTGAAGCAATATATATTACAGACGAATACTTTGGGCAATGACTTGCTTGATATCACTAGAATGATGAATGCCAACTCGACGGCTGAGATGAATCAGATAGGAAGGGATGCCAGATCTTACGCAGATCGTGTAAGACAGGAGGAGTACCAGAATCAACAACGACTTGTACAGCAAAAAGCCGAGGCCGATCAACAGGCCCGTAATGACGAGCATGAGAAGGAGAAGGAACTGGCTTATATCAAGGGTAACTTCGATTTACGGGGTAAGAGCATAATGGCCGCCGGTCAAGCGGCTAGGACACAAGATAACGAAGAGGGTATGGATTATGTGGAAGCTATAGCGGATCGAGCCTTGAAGGAAAGGGATCTGGATATCCGTGAGGAGGATATGAGAACCAGACAGGCTAATGCCGAGGCTGAGCGAAGATCTCGTGAGGAGATAGAGAAAAGGAAGTTGGAATTAAAGGAAAAGGAGATAGATGCTAGGAACAAACGTTCTGATACAGATAGGTTTACGTCAATAATAAACAAGAATTGATTACAAGTTTTGTAAATATTTTTACAAAATCTGTAATCATTTTGGCGTAAAATTCTGTCATATACTATAATGGGTTTGATTTAATTGGTAATTAGATTAATGATAATTTTGTAAAAAGCAAAAAAGGAAATTGTATGAATGACATGGGTGATTTCGCTAAGGGTTTTAAGACCATGAGTGTCGAGGAACTTTTTTACCGTGGTGACGGTGATGGCGATAAGAATAATATCGAGGGTAAATATGATAAGGATGGTAATCCTATAGGTGATTCCAAGGAAGAGCCTGCCGACGGCGGAGCGGCTGACGGTGGCGGGGATAAGGGCGGCGACGCTACCAACCCAGACCCTGATTCCTTTGGCGAAGGCGGTACTGATAATAATGTAGTATCAGGGTTTAATGGGAAATCTTTTTTGGAGAAGATGGCCGCTAGAGGTATTATCGATAGTATTGACAACCTTGATATTATGGTAGATGATAAACCGGTCGATCTTTCTGCTATCACTAAAGAGGATGATTTACTCGATATAGTGGAGGGATTGATCAAGGATAAGGCTGATGAGTTGTTGAAGGATAAGGTTGATACTGGTTCTATGTCTGACTTTATGAAGAAGATGATAGAGGTGGATAAGGCCGGTGGTAACGTTGGCCAACTATTAAGCCAATATCAGAATATTCAGGCTCCGTTGGACAACCTTGATATGAGCAACAAGAATGATCAGCTTGCGGTCATCCAGCATTATTATAAGATGTTGGGTATGCCGGAAGACGAGATAAAGGATAATATGGAGATGATGATCGGCAAGGGCGATGAGTTTATTGAGTCCAAGGCCAATAAGTTCCATGATATCCTGAAAAAGGAGATGGATAACCTTATCGAGGAGGAGAAGAAAAAATCCGAGAAAAGGAAACAGGAGTTGATTGAGCAGATGAAGATCTATAAGAAAGGTCTTAAGACATCTATAAGCTCAGGGTTCCAGTTGACCGACACGATGATAGGTAAGGCTGTCGATTTCGTTACCAAGCCGATAGACAATCAAGGCCATACGGCTATAGATAAAGCTTATTCGGAGGCTATCAAGAATCCGGACATGGCCGCTGATCTGGCCTTGTTCTTGATGAATAAGGACGAGTTCCTTAAACAGAAAACTAACAAGGCTAAGATGGAGGTCAATAAGAAGACCATCACTCTTCTTTCTGGCAATAAGGGAGGAAAGCAGAATAAAAATAATATCGATAATGATACTATAGAGGCTAACTTCCTTGATCTGAGTGGATCAAAGAGTGTATAACATTAAAAATAAATAGAAATGAATCCATTTTTGACAAAAAGTTTTCCGGCTACCGTGAATGGTGATAACGTTATTGCCTTCACCGATGCCAAGAACTATAAGACTTCGCTCGTAGAGCATAACTTAGGCTCATTGGCGAGCTGGTATTACGAGGATCCTGACAAGAATCATTTGGGTCTGTTGAACTTGTTCTCTAATATCGCTAACTATCCTGTCCCGATGTATATGGGTATGATTAATAACGGCGCTACGATCTCCGTTAACGGTATTGGAGCTTCTTTCCGTTATGATTTACCTGTTACAAAGACATTCGCTGTCGTTACGGCAGAGGATACTTCAGGTCATCACCTGAAACCTGGTATTGATGGTAGCTTGTTTGATATCGTTTTGAATACATCTGAGTTTACGGCTTATGATGTTATTACCTACGATGCCGCTAATGGTTGTAATATCCTTATCTCAGGTGAGATCCCGTCTAAGACAGAAGGTGACTTGACACGTTATTGGTGTCGTGTTATCGGTGGTAAGGCTAAATACTTCCCCAAAGAGAAATTACGTCCGGGTATCCGCTACTGGAAGATCGGTCATGCTCTTGGTGAGTACAGCACTCAGTTCTCTAAAGTATCTGGAGCTGACAAGGCCGGTTCTATGACTTGTGAGTTCCGTTTAGGGAACCACCGTGGTGTTGAAGGAGAGACAACTATGTATGCTGGTATGAAGTCCATGCAGGCCGCCCAGAACAGCACCTCAGAGTTTGTGGAGACCGCTCTTCGTCGTATGAATGCCATGAGAAGTGAGTATGAGGGTAATATTCCTGATTTGGCTATTATCGGTAAGACTGTTAATGGTAGACTTGATTTGCGTACGGCTAAGGTAGCCTCTACGTTGGAGGTGTTCTGTATGGCTGAGTTGGTTAAGTTGGAGGCAAGACAGTTGATGTGGCAAGAAGGTGGTATTATCATGGATCAAAATGGTCCTATCCATTTGAATGAAGGTATCTATCGTCAGCTTCGCCGTGGTTACACTATCTACTATAGCCGCCCGATGGGTATTACTAAGGATACGCTTATGGCTGCCGCAGCTTATATTTTCCGTGGACGTCAGGATCTTCCTATTACGGAACGTAAGATTAAGTTCAAGGTAGGAGCTATGGCTATGATTAACTTAGAGAAGTTGATCAGGGAATCGTTCTTCACTACCTTGCAGAACTTAAGCTGGGGTATGGGAAGCGATAGGATGTTGCCTTCTAATCCTATTTCCGGTACTAACGACGCCATGATCTTAGGTCCTGTTCAGGTTAAGGGAGCTTTCATCCCGGGCATCGGTAATGTTGAGTTCGAGCATGATCCTTCTTTGGATTACGCCGACATGACAGATCGTAGCGAGTTGGTGAATGGCATGTATCCTAGATCCTCTTATTCTTGTATTATCGAGAATATCACTGACGCTGGATCAACTAACGCATATTCCGCTATTCCTAATACGGCTAACGCTAAGTTAGGTAATATGAATAACAACGTATTCTATATCAAACCAGAAGGCGTAAGCATGTGGTGGGGTTATGAGTACGGTCGTTGGGCGCACAAAGCTAACGGTAATGAGATCGTATCATCCTTGCCGGGCATGAAAGAGCAATTCTGGTGCCACTCAGCTTCAGCGGCTTGGGTTATGGATAACAGTAAGTTCTTGATTATCGAGCTTCAACCGAACTACTTCGGCTAAGTTTTTTCATATATGTAATTTGGTTTTTAGAGGGGAGGATATTCCTCTCCTCTTTTTTTTAAAGTAACGCAAAAAGGAAATGAAAGAAATTTTAAAATCAAGGAAGGTATTGGCCGAGGTAAACGGTTTCAATATCATGTCAGATACCTTATATGAGGTTGTAGGCAAACACGATGGAAGTGCTCCTCAGGCCTTTCAAGACGCTAATATAGCTAAAGCTCCGTTCCCGGAGAACGCCACTCACGTATGTTGCCCTTGGGATGATTTCTCCAAGGCCTATAACACCGGTTTTTATCCAAGATCAAGATGCTATAATGGTCTTGACAAGAATGAGATCGACAGGCTCGTCAAACAGCGGGTAGATAATATCATGAAGCCTTTCGAGGAAATGTCGCAGATGGATCTATCTCAAACCAATTTAGAATTTTGGGATGACGCTAAGGATAAGATCTTCATGGGTAAGGTTTATAATACGGCTAATACCGTAGATCTATTTTATTTATATCTGGCTGTATTTTCCGGCATGTTGACTCCTCAGGAAATGGATGGCGATCCTGTCTTCATGAACTCCATGTTCTGTTTCGTGGAGAAAGACAATATGAAGGATTTCGTCCAGCAGCGTGAGATCAATAAGATGAACATCAGCTATAAGTTTATCAGCGCCCTTAAGAAAGGCGGCGACGATCGTCAGGCTGTCATCGATCTTCTTCTTTACATCGGTATCGTAACTCGCCCGGATTTCACGGAGGATGAGTATTATACAGGATCTCTATCAAACTGGATGAATGAGAAGAAGACCAATGTTGATTATCTGCTTGATATCTGGGATCGGTCATTGGAAGGTGATTTCAAGGAAGTTCTTGAGTTTTACCGTATCGTAAACGTCCTTCAACGAAATGGTCGTATCAATATGACTCCATCCGGATTACAATATAATGGCCAGATCATAGGACCTGACGTTCGGACATCCGCTGAGTTCTTGGCTACCAAGAAAGACTTTATTAACATAAAGGCTAATGTATTGGATGAGTATGAGGAGATCATATCTATGTCTAATATCGATGATAAGTCCAAGACCAAGAAGGTTAAGGATATTAAGAAGAAGGATGACGTAGAGGAAGGTGATAAGGTTAAGGAGGAATAATTATGACAATCCAAGAAGCGTATCTAAGGTCTTTGCAGAAGAACGAGCAGAATCTGGCCAATGGCGGGATTAAGCTTGATCCGGGGAGGTTCGTGCTGTTGTTCAACGAGGCCCAAGACCGGTTGGTTAAGTACTATCTAAATAGGAAGGATGACGAGACTATACGCTCCATCCAAAACCTTCTTGTTTATTGGATGTCGTTGGATAATGCGGGTAGGATGGATGACCCTGAGTCTACGTCCTTTAACTTACCTGATGACTATCTATGGTTCTCTAACATAAAAGGCGTTTTCTCATACAAAGGGTGTGAGGCCACTGATTTCGTTATGTGGGAGGCTAAGAACGAGAATATCCATGAGCTTCTTGGGGATGATAATAACCGCCCTTCTTACGATTATCGGGAGACATTCTACTCCATAGGGAACGGGAAGGTCGTGGTCTACGAGTCAGGCTTCCGTACCGAGGAAGTTAAGATGACGTACTACCGCCGTCCTGTCAGGGTAGACCTGTCGGGGTATATCAACGCCGCCGGTATCCAATCTACGGACATCGACCCGGAGCTGCCCGATCCTTTAGTGGAGGAGATTCTGGACATGGTCGCTAAACAATTCAACCTTAATGAGAATGAATTGTATAGATATAGAATGGATAAGGATAATGTGGCTTCCTTTAAATAAACAACGTTAGTTTTGATTATCCGGCCTGTCAGTTAAAAGACGGGCCGGTTTTTTTAACATCCTGTCACCGGATTTATATTACCCCATCTTTTTTTCCATTTATCTCCAAGATACCTGATTAGGGCATTAAAGTCAGATATGAATCCACTTTCTATCATATCGGATATATACCCTTGGAGCATAACTATCTCTTGCATCTGGTCAATAGAAGCGTAATTTCTTATTCCTTCTTCATGTTTACCAAATACCACATAATTCATTCCTTTCGCTATTCTTGATATATATGCTGAAAATTCATTATTTGTTATATTATCACATAACAAAGATCTAACATCCTTGCACATTTTTATATATGTATCTCCAGCTATATTCCTGTTTTTAACCAATCCGTCTGTAAGCCATATAACAACAGTAGCGTATATCTCCGGATCTAGTTCCATTGCTATAGTTACGAAAATATATGGATCTATGAACCATTTTTGATCCCCTCTACCTCCTTTTCTATAGGCTAGTCCTATTTTTCTAAATTCTTTCAACGTTAGATTATCATAATCTATTCTCTTCTTTAAGCTATCATTACCGTATCCTAATTGAGTCATCAATGCTCTTATCTTCTCCTTGAACCCTTGATTACGCAATACATCATTTATTTCTTTTGCGGATAAGTTCATTGATTCTCTTTTTTTCTTTATAGAATCCATAGCTTCTGTTATACACACATATCCATCTTTACTCATTATGGATACAGGGCTTCCTAAAAGAGTTCTACTCTCTGATTTTAAAATTAGATTTGATTTCATAATTTTGTTTTTAAAAGTTTATGTAATATCGTGAATCGGTCTGTGATAGATAGATTCACGATGCAAATATAAATAAATGGGATTTACTTTCAAAATATAATATAATTAATTGATAATCATAATTATAATAATGGGATTTATTGTTTTTGCATATATTATTTGGTATTATTTCTCTGGAATCGGAGAAATCTCCGACTCCAGCAATTATTTGTATATCAAATAGTTATATAAAAACATCAAAATTGTTTTTATGGATTATTGTTCATTGTGGTATCATATTCAGTTTATCTTGTTTACAAAAAATGTAATCCACATTAATATCTATACACTCATGACCGTACTTTATTGTCGTAAACTCGTTTATTGTTATGTTTGCGTTAGGTAAATGATTCTTTAAACTAAAATATTAATTATATGTTGCACAGACCGCAAGACCGGGTACTTTTCGTATCCCCACACGCTAAGATGGTGGATGTTGATTCCATCTTCTTGAAGGAAGGACAGATCGGTATTTACGATACTAAAGATACTTCCGAGAACGGTTGTAAGGCCGTGATTGATTTTACCGGTAAGCCTCGTAACGACAAGCGTTATGAGATCCGTATCGGTCGTAATGAACAAGCGGCTTCCCGCTCTATCTATGATAAGGATTTTTCCACGCCGTTATTCTCCTTGAACGAGATCACGGAGATCTACGCTTCTTGGCCGAAGAAAGATCATGCTTATGTCGATGATGTTATCTTAGGATACAACGGTGTGTCTGATGATACGGCATTCTCAGTTTCCAAAGGAGACCGTATCGTTATCCGCCTTATCCTCGCCGGCAGGGCCTTCGAGCTTCTTGGCTACGAGGAAGGTCGTGTTGAGATCAATGACGCTATCCTTTTGGATGATTGCGACAATACCCCTAATCAATGCGAGGAATGCGATCCTTGCGAGGAAGTCGATTTGTTGCCCGCCGTATTGAAGTGTATCGAGCGGATGAAGAATCAACCTATCGCCGGCGGTGGTAAGTTGTCTGATTATATTGATATCATTCCGGTTACAAGATGTACTAATGAGGCTTCTGAGCCTGATACGGAGGATGTCAACTTCTATTGCATGGAGGTATGCGATACTGGTGATGATCTGGCGTTGGCTGAGGTTCGCGCTCAATATCCAGGATTGAAGATCGTACGTGAGACTATCGAGGGTAGCATGTCACGTTATAAGGTGATGAAGAAAGGCGCTAAACCGGCTGACTATACTCAACGTCTTATCTCTATCATGAAAGGATGTACGGATTGTCCTCCTAACTATACCGAGGTTAAGGGTGGCTATCTGTATTCTATTTCCTTGGAGGATGATGGTGTTGATATGTCTACTACGGTGGAGTCATTGCCTAACGTTGTAGCCGATACGGTTAATAAGATGAGTCAGATCAAGGGATCAGGTTTGTATATTGCCGCTACTTCCAAGAAATTGACGGATGAGGATATCTCTACTTTCGTGGAGGCCAATCCTACGGCTATCATCTACTATGTGGCTAAGACATCCGACATGTGCGAGAATCCTACGGTTCGTACCGCTTCATGGTCAGCTTGTGGTTCTTGCAAGGTATCCACCGAGAAGTATTATATCACGATCCCGGATGATGAGTGTGGAAACAGTGCTTTGGAGGAAATCCAACAGGCTTTCCCGGAACTGGAGATCACTGACTACGGTACTCCGGCGGCTTGCCAGCATAGCTTCCAGACAACGGTATATACTAACATGTTGTGTGATGAGTGCGACAAGGTGTTCGAGGGATTCTTCACCAGCGAGGCTCCGGCATCTTACCGCAACCGTATGTGGAAGAAATTGGAGTCGGCTCAGGAACTTGGCACTAACTGCAAGTGTGGTATCCGTTTCCGTGGTAAGGAAATGTTATTATCTCCGTCAGAGTGCTTGATGGATAAAATGACTTATGTAGAGGATAGCGTTGAGATCGTTGGCGCTAGTGGCGGTTATCCTGATTCTCTTGACGAGGGCGCTCCTATCTGGTGGGATCAACTTCATTTCGAGAGACTGTCCAGCAAAGCACCACGTACTCATGTCGGCGGTAATATGATGGATGATGAGCTGAAGGGCTACGCTCATTTCAACGGCTTCCCGAAACATCAGGATTTCATGGGACGGACATTCATGAACGAATATAGCCGTGTTGAACAAACAGCCCAATACGTGGACTTCCAGATCACGATAAACCCTCATAGGTACGCTCAAGGATTCGGAAAGGTTATCGCCGACGATCCGGTTAACCTGATCTTACGTGTACGCTATGGCGCTCATGAGGGTGTTCAGGAGATGATTAACATGATCGGTGCTGCCGCTGGTCTTGGTCCGGCCATCGTAACTGAGCCGAAATAAAGAACCTTTTTTGCGTTCATATATTTCCTAAAGGGGAGAGATTCAATTCTTTCCCCTTTTTTATTACCTTTGAAGCATAAGAATTAAAATGTTGTAATATGTCAGCTATTAATGAGTATCTAAAGAGACTGGCTTCCATATTCGGGAGCATGGGTTTCTCTGTTCCGCCAGATGACTTCTCAGGTGTTGTCATAGACGGAAAGACGTATCCGGTCATGATGAGGAATGACGGGTGTTACGTTTACTTCGATGATAAAGGAGTAAAGAGACTTGTAAGCGATGTCCCTAGAAAGGATTATCAGTTCATTAACATCAAGGACGCCCGTGTGTCGATCGTCAACCAATGCTATCGGACACCGGGTGGTCAGGTAGAGGCTCGTATCCATACCTATATGAATAATAAGGGAGAGATACTGGCCGAAAAGATATTTATCATCAACTCATCGGATATCGATACTCCTATCGGTACTGAATTAGATAAGATCCCTGTCGAGTGGGTGGCTATGGATTGTAGTATAGCCGAGATGACCGATCGGGAGTTGATATTCGTAAGTAAATGTTATGCCACGGAAGGAGGCAAGGTCCAGATAGAGGGCGTAGAGTCGGTTGATCCCCGCCTGAACCCTGAGGTATCCCATTATGAGGTAGTGAATACGACCGACGATAGTAATCCTATCGGTACGAAGTATGACGCTATCCCCGACACATGGAATCGTATAGTATGTGATTTCCCGGACATGACCCAAAGGGAGATAATACCGGTGCTTAAATGCTTTGATACCGGGACCGGAAGGGTACAGATAGAGGGATATAAGATATTTGATTACGAGATGGGTACCAGAAAGGAATGGTATCGCGTCAAGCAAAGTACCGATCCTGAGAATCCGGTAGGTGAGTTTATCACCAGCATAAGCGATGACTGGGTTGAGGTCGTTTGTGACTTCACGGATATGGAGGATCGTGATATTGAGGTAACTATAGAATGTTATAAGACACCGGCCGGTAAGGTGAAGCTGGAGGTTCTTACGTCATGGGACGGGAATATAGGAGTTAGGGATAAGAGTTATAAAGTCCTGGAGACTACCGATCCGTCACAACCTGAGGGCGCCAGCTTCAGTTCCTTGCCAGACACTTGGATAAGGGTAGTCTGTGATTTTGACGATATGGAGGAGAGAGATATCAAATCCTATATAGAGTGTTATGACAGCGGTAGCGGCAACGTTAAACTTCGAAGGATGGTGTCGTATGACTCCAAGATAAAGGCCAGATACACACGTTTCGAGGTAGTGGACTCCGATAACGCAGACTTTGTCCCAGGAGCCGCCCTAGCTACCCTTCCCGACGGATTCTCTTTGGTTCCTTGCGATTTCGTTGACTTTGAGGATAGAATGCTTCAGTCAAGGAAAGAATGCTATAATACTGGCAACGGACGGGTACAGGTATCACGTATCACTTCTTATGATGGTGATATAAGTATCCGTAGGACTTTTTATGTGGTTACTCGTTCCGAGGACACGGATGTTTCCGTTGACAGGATATATAAGGATATACCTGGAGGATGGACTCGTATGGTATGTGAGATGGATGACATGGAATCGCGGGATATAGAGTCTTATGTTGAGTGTCATGATACGGGAGACGGTAACGTTAAGGTAAGGAGGATCGTGTCTTATGACGCCAAGGTGAATGAGCGATATATCCGCTACGAGGTACTGGAGTCGGATAACGGCGGTTTCGTCCCGGGGCAACGCCTCTCCACCCTGCCCGCTGAATGGTCTTTGGTGTCTTGTGATTTCACGGATATGGAAGACAGAATGCCTATTGATATCGAGGAATGTTATAGGACATCAAACGGGAGCGTACGTATGAGACACGTGGTGTCTTATGATGGTGATCTTGGGAAAAGAAACCAGTTCTGGGAGATTGTGGACTCGTCTGATAACGGATATGGTCTAGGGGATAGGATGAATAGCATCCCATCGGCTTTTATCCGTGAAAGGTGTGCTATAGAAAGGCTGGATGATCGTATTACCAGAAGTGCGATAGAATGTTACTCGACACCGGGAGGATCGGTAAGGATTAAATCCACTTACGTTATCAACCCCTTAAATCATGTTAGGTCGTATAATCATCATGTATTGAGTTCTACGGATAATGATATCAAGATTGGTACTCAATATGTCTCTTTGCCACCTGATTTCACTCGTATCGAATGCGAGGAGCCGGATTACATGGATCGGCTTATAGATACTACCGAGACCTGTTATGATACCGGCAATGGTACGGTAAAGATCAGGAGACAGGAGTCGTTGAACGGTAATCTTGATCTCAAGACATTTGATTATAAGATCGTAGAGTCTACTGATCCAGCATATAGATTAAATACTACACCTACGCAATCTGTTATAGACGGATGGACCGTTATTAGCTGTGATCTCAATATCATGGATGTAGATGATTGTTATGAGATCGGGGGGCATAAGATCCATCTAAAGGGCTTTAGGACGGTCAATCCTGCATTGCAGGATATCAAATCCAAGCTTTATGTGGTATATTCAGATCATCCGGATTACGGTGTTGGAGATGAGTTGTCTTCTATTCCTGATGGGGCTAAGGTCACGATATGCGATTACGCTGATAAAAGCCAAAGACATATGGTTCCGGTGCGAGAGTGCTATGAGGTAGCCGATGGCCGGTTCTATGTGGAGGGAAGTCGGTTGGTGGATAACGATATGGTCGTTGAGCGGACGTCGTTAACGGTGATGGAGTCATCCTCTACTACCTACCCGGTGGGAACTACGCTGACCTCCATCCCTGTTGGCGCTACTATCGTGGCTTGTTTATGTCAAACCTGTTAATATCAAGGCCATGGTTAAAGTATGTAATGATTATTATATGATTGACGCCCTAGCCGGCGGTGAGGTCATAAGGAAAAGGAAATATCGTCGTGAGAATACGATGATCGGATATAAGTGGTATGATTATAATGGGGTTGAGGTTATCGACCCCATTGAGATATCACGTCTTGATAGTCTGGCTACCAAACATCAGCGTGTGGATCAGGCTTACGATGACCATGCTGTTTTCATGTCATCAACCAACTACGTTAATAGCGTATCTGGCATACCTATGGACAAACATATGGTTGTGGTCGAATGGAGGCCGGAAAGCGAACAGGGGTTTGTTACGATGGCTCATGATGAGGGCCTGGAAGGCGATAGCTATTATATCGTTGTCATCAATACAGGCGATAAGCAAGCCACGATCTATACTCCGGTAGACCCGGAGGAGCCAAAGGAAGGCGCTACCCGTGCCGAAGATGACGCCAGCGTCTCTGTTGGAGGATCGTACGTATCTATATCTCCAAGGCAAGTGGAGAGAATAAGAGTCACGTTTAGGGGCGGGAAGTGGTATTATGAGCTGGTGACTAAAACATATCCTAGCAATACCGGTGGTATTAAGATCGGTGACGTGGATTTCGTTACGTTCAGATATTTGTGGGATGAAAGTTCAGGAAGGGATTTGGATACCATGACAGAGGCTCTCAACTCGAATGTTCCTACCATAGATAATTTAGGCGTAGGATTCGCTGGCCCCGGTAACGGTGATGAGTCCGTAAGGAGCGTGCTTAAATGGGGTGGTGATAATACCGGTTCTGGTAAGGAATGTGTTTGGATGTCGGTAAAGGATTTAAGGGCTAAATATTATGATATATTACCTGAAGAGACTCAGTTTATGGCCTACTCCACATGGTTTGGATCTAAAGGTACTGGTAAGTGTTCTTTTGAGCTTGTAGGGTATAAGGGTGGTACTATGAGCCAAGACGGATATAATTTCATCAATACCGGAGGATCTGTCGTGTATCAAAATACGTATGATTTTGTTTGTAATACCAGTAAGGGTTCATCTACGTATAAGACATCCTACGAGAAGGTGGCTCGTGTTACCTACAATAAGCTCACTAACGAGGTTTATATGTCCATCGGTGACGCTATAGATCAGGAGGATAATTATGATAAGTTAGAGCGAGAGATCAATAATATAAAGGAAAGACTTAGCGATGTCGAGAGCGAGTTGGCTGTCGTAAGACGTATAGCTGAGGGCAAGAACACGGCGTATATCTTTGATACGGTCGATGCCATGAATAAGTGGCTGGCGGTCCCGGAGAACACGGCTAAGCTCCGTGTGGGGGACAGCTTCTGGATCAGGGAGCAGGATGTTCCTGATTATTGGTGGGATGGAACTCAGGCTTTAGAGCAGGAAGGTCCGAAGGTTGATTTATCCCCTTATTATACGAAAGACGAGATTAATAATATTGTTGATGATATCAACCAGAAGATAGAGGATAAGAGTACGTCGATCATCTTTGATACCTATATCCAGATGAAGTCTTTTGTGGATGACCCTACCAATGCCGATAAGCTTAAGGAAGGTACTATCCTGTTGATACGAGAGAAAAATGTACCTGATTATTATTACGATGGTGCTGGGATAGTCAAGATGGAGGCTGACGTAGAGCAATGTCTTTATATTACTTTAGCTAATAAGCCTACGGAAAGCACCGTTAGTTATACCCAAGATCGGGAGGTGACTAATTTCGCTCCGGGCGCTATAGCTAGATGGGTTGACTCTGACGGCAATGACGTGTTTTATAAGCTTGTTGAGATAGTAGGTGGTAAGGCTAAGTGGATTACCCTTATCGATACTAAATACGGTAATGTGACGCTACAGAGTACTTACGACAAGAATTATGAGATCGTAAATATCGTATCTGGGTCTAGGTTACAGGCTATAAATAGCGAGAAGAATGATATCAAGTTTGTTAATAGCGCTACGGGTAACGTGACTGTCGTGTTGAATGGTACCGTGTCAGGGGGAGCCAAGAAGCTGGTGAGTATGCTGGCGGTGAACGAGGTAGTCTTGACCCCCGGAGCGGCGGTGTCGTTTACCCGGAACGGCGATGAGTTCGTGCTCACGGAGTTGTTTGGCGTTACTATCTTCCCGGATCTGGCGGATGCCAACCGTGAGGGAGAATGGGTGATGAGCGTAGGCGTAACCGGTAAACCGATCCTTATGGAGGTAAAGGAGATGCGTAAGTGGGATGAGAGTATAACTAAGGAGCTTACTATAGATGAGCTTAACGAGAAGTTCCCTAACGTGGATATCGGATTCGCTGTCGTATGCAAGACCATCAACAAGGTATATGAGATGGTTAACGGATACAAGGAATGGGTGTCTTATGATATAACCTCAATAAATTAATTCTCGCGAATAATACATAATTCATGCAAACCATAAAACATTTGCATCGCATTATGTATAATAGCTAAAAGCTATTCCGATTATTAGCCTAAGCCTTGAGACAAAGGCTACGTTATTTGAGAATACATAGTTACCAAGGGATGTTTGCCCAAGTCCCTTGCTCTAAGGCAAGTGATTAAACAATGGTTGTATTCGGGCCATAGTGTCGCTTGCATCAAAACCTCAAAATAACATTGGCGATGGGTACTAACAGGGTTTTACCCTGACTTATGTTGAATAAACATTGAATTAGTTTGTAAAATGGTGTATGTACAGGACATAGATGGTAAACCGATGATGCCTACGACAAGGCATGGGAAGGTTAGGAGGTTGCTTAAAGCAAATAAAGCAACCGTAGTGAATCTTTGTCCGTTTACTATTCGTCTTACGTACGCTACTTCAGGTTACAAACAAGAAATTGTGTTAGGCGTTGACGCCGGAACCAAGCATGTTGGTTTATCCGCTACGACGAAAAGCAAAGAACTTTACAGCAGTGAAGTTATTCTTAGAAGTGATATTGTAGACCTTTTGTCTACAAGAAGAGAGTTACGAAGAACGAGACGAAATAGGTTGAGATACAGGAAGCCTCGTTTTGGCAACAGGGTAAAAAGCAAACATCATGGATGGGTAGCACCTTCGGTGAGACACAAAGTTGATGCTCATATCCGTGTTATCGACAACATCTGTTCTACCCTTCCGATATCCCGTATCATCGTCGAGATTGCCCAATTTGACACACAAAAGATCAAGAATCCTGACATCTCCGGTAACGAATATCAGGAAGGAAATCAACTTGGTTTTTGGAATGTCAGGGAATATGTCTTGACAAGGGATGGACATAAATGCCAGCATTGTAAAGGTAAGTCAAAAGACCCGATTTTGAATGTTCATCACATCGAGTCTCGAAAAACAGGAGGTGATTCTCCTTCAAATCTTATTACCTTGTGTGAAACTTGTCATAAGGAATATCACAAAGGGAATATTGATTTGAAGGTGAAACGATGCAAGTCGCTTCGCGACGCAGCCGTAATGGGAATCATGAAATGGAAGTTGTACGAGGAGTTGAGATCCAGATACGACAACGTTTCGATGACGTTCGGATACATTACGAAATACAATCGGATTAAATATGGAATTGAAAAATCCCATATTTCTGATGCTTTCGTTATTTCTAAGAATTTCAATGCTTTAATGTTAGAATATCATTACAAGGTAAGGTTGATTAGAAGACATAATCGTCAAATCCACAAACAAAAGGTTTTAAAAGGAGGGGCTAAAAAGCCGAATCAATCTCCTTTTGAAGTTTTTGGTTTTCGTTTATTTGACAGGGTTATGTTTGAAGGCAATTATTACTTCATATTTGGAAGACGTAAATCGGGTAGTTTCAATATCCGTGATATTGACGGTGGTAATCAACGGGATATTACGTACAAAAAGTTGAAATTATTAAGATGTAAACGTTTTATGATACAAAAAGAAACAAATTGACTAATTTAAATGAAAATATAGACATGGTATGGCTTTTTTAGTAGGATACGACACGGTAGCGTCCTATGTCACGTTTATAGTGAATGAGGACAGGTTCCCTTGTTATGATGGTAAGGGCGCTGATTATATACCCGATCCGATAATATCAGCGGATACTTATAATAGAAATCTTAGGTTCTCGGCAAACAATCCAGGATTCGTGGACGTCGATTGGGGTGACGGGACAAAGGATCAATATCCTTTAGTTAAGGTATCTGATGGTAGTTATAGGATTATATTCAGGTCTCTTGACATTGAGTATAAGAAGAATCCGGATGATACCGTATGGTGGTATAAGAAAGAGGATGGCTCACAATACATACCGGTTCCCCCACATAAGTATAGCGATATCAGGCGTAGGGAGGTTACGATGAGGTTCTCTAACGTAATCGATGGGGAGTTCAATATGGAGGGTATTGTCCTCCATGAGTTCCCTATAACTAATCTACCTAATATAACTTATTTGGCTATGGTCAGGTCCGTTTTAAAAAATGGAGATATCCCATATGACAGGATAAGCAAGAGCGTTAATCTTCGTGATATACAGATGGGGGGGTTTTCTCATCCTGGTGTTTGGGATAATTGGCCGGAGGGGTTTTTAAAAATGAAAAAATTGGAGTATTTTGGGTGTAATTCCGTTTTTAATTTCGCTGATAATCCTGATTCTAATTGGAGAAGGTTCTCTGAATGGAAGAATCTTACCGAGTTTAATTTCAATTGGTGTAACATCCCTTCTTATGATCCGGCTTTTAATTCTATTCCGGCTGTGGGTATAAATATTATAAGCGATAGGAATAATATACCTGTATTTGATGAGGTGGATAAGGTTGGAGATGATAAGACAGGCGTTACTTTTATGGGTGGTGGTAGCTCATGGAAACAAGATCTGGTAGGAGGGAAGTTAAATAAGATCCATAATATGTATTGTTCTTCAAGTACGGTGCCGGTAGACGATCTTCCGGATTACTTGTATGAGATAAGGGAATTTAGGATATGGAATTTGCGTGATGGTGGTAGATTTATAAATACGCAGGAGAGGGCTGATACGTTCGTTAACACGTTTTATGATAAGATGATGTCATGGGATTATATAACGATGTCACAGACGGCTTCTGACGGTAACAGGAATCAGTTTTATAAACTTACCTTAGATTTATATACTTCCGCAGATCCTACCAACAAGAGACCATCTGGCGTTTATCAAGCCCCTGAGGGGTTTGTTAAGGGTGTTAGCAACGGTAATCCTACGACGCCTATGGAGAAGGTGTATGTGCTTACCAATAACTACGGGCAGACATGGGTCTTGGCGCCTGCCCCGGCTTCTAAGGCCGCCCTTACGAGGGCAAGGCGGGCTGGGAAGGCTAGGATTACCCCGTTCGTCCTTGGCGTAAAGGACGGCCATGTATCCGTGTTCAGCGGAGATGTATTGGATGATAATATGAGTAAGTATAATTTCGCTGACAAATACGAGGCTATAGATATCTGTAACGATCTGGGATTGGACAGTTCACCGGTTGTCGAGTATTTCAGGAGAATAGAGGAGGGAGAGGTATGAGGCTGATATGTAAGGATACGAATAAAGGGTCTATAACCTTTTTTACTAAGGGTAAATACGCTTTTAGGGGCGTTAACAGGAATGATACTACTGATGATGTTCCTGATCCTATATTGGATGGTAATAATTATAATGAGATTATAGGATTTTATTCTAATGCTCCCGGCATGTGCGAGGTTGATTGGGGAGATGGGAGTAAAGAGCAATTCCCTTTTGTAAGGGCTAGGAGTGGATCTATATATGGTCAATACAGGTTGATGTTCAGGAGAAGGGATATAAGTTATCGTAAGAATCCAGACAGTCATCCATGGTGGTTTTACAAAGAGGATGGGAGTGAGTATGTTCCCGCCCCCAATCATGCTTATGATGATGGCATGGATAAGGAGCGTGTGATATCCATGTCTTTTACCAATGATGTTACGATGATGGAATCCTATAGGATTATGATGGTAGGTTTCCCTATACTTGATATGCCTAGCCTTATCAATATAATTATAAGTATTCCTGGGGATCGTACCATAACAGATATACCAAAGGATAGGATAATGAGATCGGTAAATATAGAGCGTATAACATTAAGTGAGTTTGGTGTGGATACGTTGACGTCCATCCCGGAGGATTGGAATAGACTAACTAAATTGAAAGGTCTGAATTTGTCCAAGTCTATTGACTTTAGTGATACCGAAGCTTCCAATATAAGGAAATTCCCTTCCATGTGGCCTAATTTGGAGATATTGCATTTAGCTGGTGGAAGGGTAAGGTTATATCCTAAGGAATGGTTATCATTCAATAATTTAAAAGAATTGTATTTAAGTCCTGGTTATGCCACATCATCGTTTGATCCTAACACATGCCCGGCTATGGATGAGGTGGATAATATAAATTCTAGTTTAAAGATTTTCGATCATATAAATAGATGGTATGGACCTGTCGTGAGTTGGCATCCGTATATGAGCGGTAAGGGATTGGGAAACATTGAGCGTATCGACGCTTCATTCAGTTATAGTAATATAGATGTAAGTAATCTCCCGGATTATATATATGAGATGAGGTCTATGAATAGCTTTTATATGCATCGCAGCTTGTCAACCCAAGGTCGATGTGATACGTTTATATCGACATTATATGAGAGGGTGATGGGATTTGATTATCTCACTATGTCTTCCTCTGCTTCCGATGGCAAAAGAAATCAGTTTTATGGATTGTATCTAAGTATGTATTCAGCTTCCAATCCTGATGATAAAAGACCTAGTGGCGTATTACAGGCTCCCTCTGGTTTTATAAAGGGTCAGTCTAATGGCTCTCCGACGACTCCTATGGAGATGGTTTATGTGCTTATGAATAATTATGGATGGAGGTTTAGTATGGCACCAGAGGCTTCGGTGTTAAGGTCAATACGATCTTCTGATATTGACACGAGGTCGTATAAGCCATATAAGCTTATTGTATTTGACGATGGGCGTACCTTTGTAGGCAATGGAGATGTTTTAGCTCATGATACGGATAAGGTATTATCGTTTGGGGGTCAACCAGAAGGGGAGTATTTGTGTGATTCTATGGGATTGGACAGGAATGTTATTGTAGAATATTTTAACAAGATAGGTAATGGCTAAGACATTATATAAATATGAGGCTTCATCCAACAAGTTCGTGTGGTTCACCACATGGGATAGGGCACTTAGAAATTTTTATACCGATGATTATAATTATGTACCCGATCCTGTCGTTGATAATCCTTATAATACGTATGTTGAGTTTAGATCCAGAAAGCCCGGTATGGCTAATGTGGATTGGGGGGATGGAATAAAGGAGCAGTTTCCTATGACCAAGGTTCAAGGGGAGGATAATTATCGTATTATATTCCGTTCTTTGGCAATACAACATAGGAAAAATCCCAATACTACGTGGTGGTTCAGGAAGGAGGATGGATCGCAATACGTACCTATAGATAATCATGCTTACGCTGATGGGAGGAGGGACGTACAACGGGCTGTGTCGATAGATTTTACTTGTGATATTTATTATGCCAATATCCAAGTTTGCAAGATGACATCTTTCCCGATTGTGGATATACCAGGACTTGAGTTTTTGCTCGTATCGCATACGCTGTATGTTAATGACGGTATACCTGTAGACAAGTTGTCAAGATCCAAAAAATTAATTTATATTGATCTTCAAAATATAGGGCAAAGAATGACCGTAATGCCTGAGGCTATAACCAGTAAGACAGAGGTATATTATTTAAATATGTTTAATATGCTTGATCTTAGGGATATAGAATCTAGCGGGATAAGGAATATAAAGAATATGAAAAATCTTCAAACCCTTGAATTGTCTTCATGTTATTTGGATAGGTATATAAAGGAGTTTAATGATCTTCCTAAATTAACTGCGTTGAGAATACATCCTGGCCCTTCTGATATGTGGAATTATTTTGATATAAATACCCTTCCTTTTTTCGAGGTAGATAAGATAAATCCTAATATTACTGATTTTTATTTTTTAGATGACTGGGTAAGTGGAGAAAGGAGGACGGGTTGGAATGATGATAATATGTCTGGAAGGGGATTGGAACATCTTACTAGTTTCATTGCAGCTCATAGCAATAGTCTTAGAATGGATAAGCTTCCGGATTATATTTATGAGATGAGGGCTATTACGTGGTTTAACGTGAATGCATCCACTCATAGCCAAAAAAGATCAGATGATTTCGTGAACTCTTTCTACGACCTTGTTGTAGGATGGGATCAGATTACTATGACATCCGTGGCTAAAGATGGGGAAAGAAATCAGTTTTATGGACTTGCGGTTTCTATGTATGGTAGTCAATATCCTGACGAGAATCAGCGTCCTTCCGGCACGGAGCAGGTCCCGGAGGGATTCGTGAAAGGCTCGTCCAACGGGTCTCCCGCTACACCTATGGAGAAGATATATGTATTAAAAAATAATTACGCCCAGAGATGGACGATAAAACCGGCTTGAAATGAATAGAAATAATATAATAAAAGAACTAGGTTCGTATTTTGACATAGTGGAATTGGTGTGTCCTCATACATACAATAAGTGGAAGGACCGGTCGTGGCAGTTTCTCGATACCGCTTTTCTCCATAATCTTCTTATATTACGGAGGGATATAATCAAGCAGCCTATGTATTGTAATAATTGGGACAAGCAAGGGCAGTTCTCCCAGCGTGGTCTTAGATGTAACCTATGCCAGATCGTTAAGGATAAGAAGGATGTTTATCTATCCGCTCATGTGCTGGGTAAGGCTGGTGATTTCGACGTTAAGTCGATGACGGCGGAACAGGCTAGAGACTTGATCTTGGATCATCAAGATATGTTACCATATCCCTTTAGGCTTGAAGGGAAGGTGGGTTGGTTGCATTTTGATAGCCTTGATACTAGGAACGGTATACATGCTGTGGTGTTTTAGGTACTTAATGGTATAGTAGTTAATTTTGCGAGTAGGGTACAAAATGAAAGACAAAGACATGATAGAGCGAGTAGGGGCTTTGTGGAATATTGCGCTTGCGTATGGTGCCTCTTGTTGGGCTTATTTCCAGCCAGTACACCATTTATTGACCGTATTACTTATAGTATTAATAGCGAATTTCTTGGCTAGGTTAGCGCAAAGCATAAGGGGCTGGAAGCTCCGACGAAGCCGTAGAAGACGGTTTAGTTTTAAGAGATGGCTTAGGGAGGTCAGGTTAACTGATATTCTTAAGGAGTTCGCTTTGTCTTGTTTTATAGTAATGACATTATGTGTTATATATAAGACGTTATACCCGATCGAGGAGGAGGCTAGTATGATACTTACCGTAACCAAATATGGTGTGTATATAGCCCTTGTGGGATATGTCATGCTTTTCTTGAATACCATAGGGGATACTTTCGCTGATGCTTATTTGGTTAAGGTATTCAAGGCCGTGTTTAAGAGGATAAACGTATTCAAGATGTTTAGTTTTTCCAAGAACATACCTGACGAGACGTTTGACGATATAAAGAAGATTGCTGATGATGAGGTTAAGGATAAGTCTTAGGGCGATTGTTTGTTTAGGTCTGTCGCTATTCCTGTCCTCTTGTGGAAGCAGGAGGCAGGTTAGCGAGGCGTCTATTGATAGCCGGCTGATCAGCAGGATAGAGACGATGATAGATGAGGTCATGGATCGGAAGATCGTAGAGATCAAGACATCTGATCTTAATGCCGATATTATTATAACGGAGAGGAAGTTCGATACGGACAAGGATGTTGATCCTGCCACGGGGGAGCGACCGGTGTCCTCGCAGACAGATACCCATATCGTCATTGGCCGGCGGGATAGCACCGTGACAGCCGACTCCCTTGGTATTGATAAGACGAGGAATGATATAAAGAATATGGATAATAAGATAGATATCAAATCTAAGGATGTGGATGATAAGGATGAGTCAAAGTGGCCTACAGCTATTATCTTTATCTCGATCTTAGGTATACTAGTTGTATTGTTCGTATTATTGAAAAGATTAGGATTGATAAAATAACAGGTGTACAAGGCGCCTTATACACCTGTGGGTTATCACCCCAGAAAGGATTGCAAATGCGAGGTCAGTCCCGGATTCGAACCGGGGTATATGGTTTTGCAGACCACCGACTAAACCACTCATCCAACTAACCGTATCGCGAATATACAATTTCGTCTTTGACCGAACAACCTCTTTGACCATATTTTTACTCAACTAGAATATTACTTAAAGAGAATCCCTTATCTAGTATGCTGTTTGAGGAAATGCCTTTTCAAGTTCTACACTTATTGACACCAAAAGGAAATGTGGCGGCTCCGTGAGGCAGGGCAGGAGGTATCCCCACACGGCAGGCCAGGAGCGGAGCGACTCGTAGCCCACCTCCCTTTTTCCCTTGGCGTATTACGCTTAAGCGTTGGAAAGAAGTAAACATATCAATGCATTAACGTCTGATGTAGGTAGTTGTTTGTCGATTAAAGATCCATAGACAACATAAGTAGATGTCAAAAATACACTAAACTAAATTATTGATATAAGTTATTGTTGAGATCTTGATTTTTCAATCTACTACATATTTTCATGTTAATGTAATTAAGTTATATACTTTAGATAATAACAAAGCGTTAGCTAACTCTTTTTAATCAATCAACTTATGAGATAAATAAAGAAAATCTTTATAATGAGACTCCCTTCTTAAGGGGGCGAAAGTTTCTTATATCACATGTCACAAAATAGACAACTGTGTTTATAAAAGAAGGTGGATAAATAAATTCATCTCTTTTCTTAACTATCCCTACGATAGTCTCCCTACGCAATGTCCAAGTTGGATTTCGACCATAGCGATCGCCGTAAAAAGCCGCGATCTTGACATACTCCCATCACTAAAGCAAATGGGATTCTTGGATACAGACGCAAGAAACCCCGATATTACTATCGCTGGAATTACTCTTGCTCCCCAATTCGGAAATGCCCTTCCGAAGTATATTACGGGCCGCAAGAACATCACGGTCGTTGATAGACTCGCATTTTGGACAACACCATGTGCGATCTCTCAACGACAAGTTTTTATTAACAAACCCGCATTCACAAGTCTTTGAGGAAGGATACCATTTGTCAATCTTATGTACTATCACTCCATACTTTGAAGCGATATACGTAAGTTTGTTAATAAAAGAAGAATGACTGAGATCGGAAATCTTCTTCCCCCACAAACGTTTCATTCCTTCAATGTTTAGATCTTCAATGAAAATATAATCATATTGTTTGCATAATTCATGAGCTAATTTCCATTGAAAATCAGATCGAAAATCGTTTATTTTACGATACGCTTGTTGAAGTTCAAACAGTCTTCTTTTTCTATTATTGGATCCTTTCTTCGCATTAGAAAACTTTCTATTTAGTTTTCTAATCTTGTTTTGATATTGCTTGAAGAATAGTGGAGAATTGATTTTACTACCATCGCTTTTAGTTAGGTAAGTTTTCAGACCAAAATCCAATCCTAAAGATGCACCATCATATGTCTTTCTGTAAGAGTTTGCAGGATTGTAATCTGTAACTATAATCAAACTAAAACGATAGCAGGTTTCTCTGACTATCCTTATTTGTTTAACATTACCTTCATATGTTCTACTGTATGAAAACTTAAAACGTTTCTTTCCTTTGTTGATTGTAAGGATATTACCTTTTAAGGTAAAACCTCCTTGTTTAAAAACAAAAGAGTTGAAACAATCTGATCTTTTAAACTTAGGTGGTCTCTTTGATTTTCTTTTAAAGAAACGATTATAAGATTCATCAAGACGTTCAAGTATTTCTTGTGTTGTTTGAGAATGAAGAAGATTTCTTTTAATTCTTTTAGCAAAATGCTTCTTCATTTTACCAATTGAGATATATTTCCCAAACAACTTGTAATACCTACGCTGTATAGATAAAGCGTGATTCCATACAAAACAACATTCACGAAGCATTTTATCAAGATACTTCGTTTTCTTGGAATGATAGATGTTGTATTTGTAGGTAATCATTTTTTTTATTTACAATTTTGATTCAAAATTAATCAAACCAATTCATCCACCTTCTAAAGTATGGTGGTTTTGTCGGTTAAATAATCATAAACAAAAAAATGAGTACTTTCACAAGCACTCATTTTGAAGATACGGATATTTTCGTATCTTTGCCTTAAATACATAAAAACTATGGTAAAGTTACAACTTATTTTTGATCAGTTCGCATCTTCCTCCGAAAAAAAGAGGATGTCAGAGGGAAACAGGGCCTTGAGGAGGGATTCCGGCAAGGTCATTCTGCCTTATTTGTTTAATGACAACGCTAATCCTTGTTGCGACAACCCTAGGATAAATCGTCAATCATCATCCAAGTCAGAGATACTGGAGAAGCCGATATCGGAGACACTGATAGGCATTCTCATCATATGCCTTGACCCTATAAGGTTTAGGACGCTGGGGATCCAATACAACATCAAGTGGTTCTATTACTTTGTGAATGAAATAGTTAATTACTATATCAAGCATCATCGTCTTGGTGGTGATAATCTCGCTTATCAGATAAAGTTGGTTAGGTGGCTTTTGATCAGTTATGTTAACGTGGCTGTTGTCCACGGTTATTATGCTATGGTGAGGAAGGTGAAGAAAGAGCATCCTGACCTTTTTGTACATAGTAACAAGGCTAGGTATTATTATTGGGAGAGCTGCCCTTCCGAGTATAAAAAGTTAGATGATGAGCGAAATATGAACAATCCTACTTATAAGGTCCATGAGTGCAATAGGAAGCGCGCAGAGGATATCAAGCGTGTTGTTTATGACTCCATGGATTCGATCAGGAAACGTGACCTTAAGGATTTCGTGTCTTCCAAGAACAATGGGGTGAGCATTTATTTTAAGGAAAAGGTTCAGAACAAGGTCAGGAAGAAGGGCTTTGGTAATGTTAGTATCAAGACCATAGAGAGGGCTATAAAGAGCTATTTAGATGAGCGTGGTGTCACTTTCTCTGAGTTCATCGATGGGGTGAGGAAGTTGGATAGGAAGATAAAGGAAGTCAAGTCCGCTTTTGGCAAGGCTAAAAGGATTAAGATCTTTGGCGTCAAGGCTTATGATTATGTGTCTGGAGATGAGATAGTTGATGAGTTTGGTATGGCCGCTTTGTCTGATGAGGTGTGGATTCCTGATAATAGCACACCGTTCCTTGATGATTATATTGAATCGCAGTATTTGTCTAACAATTTTAATTTCTAATATTATGGTTAATATAAAATCACATGACTTTTATATGGTGTTTGATGATAAGAAGCAACTTTTTAAAGTATCATCATTATTTGATTCTTTAGATGAATCTGAAGATATAGTCAAAGATTTGATGGATTCTGGCACATTCATGTATGTTGTTGACGAACGACTGTCTATGATATGGGTGGATATATTTATGATGATAGAGCTTCTTGGGGAATATGATGGTGGGGATGTTAAGGATTTGGCTATTAAATGCTCTTCTCTCTATTTGAAAGATAAGGTGATGCGTTTAATTATCGATTATGTCAATTGCGATTCTGATGATCATGATGATAGCGTTGATCCTATATTGAGTTATTGTAGCAATCTTATTCATAGTGGTGATGGGAATATTGATTATCTGCCATTGTCCGACATGGTAAGTTTGAATGTAGGAAATTATATGTCAGATGACATGTTGAAGCTATTTGATATTGCCAAGGAAGACAATCGCATAATATCTATATTGTTTGTTTTGTTAAGTAGACCGTATGTTGATGATTATGGTTTTTTTACTCTTACTGATTTGCTTTCTATGATGATTGATAAAGGTTTTATTGGTGATCGTGATGATATAGTGAATGCCTTAGGCTTATCTTAAAGTAGGTTTATTGTATTGGTATGACCCTATTTTGTATCTTTGCTTAAAAGTAGTAAAGATGAATCAGATAAATATCATACCTAAGATAATCCATGATAAGTTCGCCGCCAGGATTATTATGGATGATTACGATATAGAGAAACCTATCGTAATTACTGTCGTGGCTAGGCGTAACGATGGTGAGTATAATACCCAGATATTGACATATCCGACATCTGGTGTTGATTATGAGGGTAATGTAAGGATGGTGTTTTTCGATGTCGCTAGGTCTCATGTTTGCCAGATAACATCGGTGTTTATCAACGGTCATGAGGTCAAGACATATTATACCGATATCCCGGATCTTGATATGCAATCCCGTTATGACGATAGCTTGTGCCGGTACGATAAGAAGGTTAATATGAATGATATTAGGCTGTCGTTTCAGGTGCTAGAGACACGTGACCCCAAGGTGCTTCAGGTATTGGATGAGTCCGAGTGGGGGCTGCTGGAGGACAGGAAGGCGATTATCGAGATCACTACGCCGGGCATGTCCGACCCCGTTACGTTGTTTCTTGGCAAGAATCAGGTCAATACCTTTACTAGCCTAACATTAGGTCTCAATTGCTTTAATTACGATGATTGTAATGTCAAGTACCTTGACCTACCTGATGGTATATATGATATCAAGATCATAGGTAGCCCTTCTACTTACAACTTCAGTCGCAAGTATCTTAAGACGGATCTTATACGCAGGCGTCTTGATCGGCTATGGATCAAGACTGATATCTTGTGTGAGAACATGGATAAGGATCTTATAGGCAAGATACAGGAGATGGAGACGCTTATGGCTGTAGCGGAAGCTAACGTGAGGTTAGATAATATAAAGGCCGCTCATGAGATCATAGACCGTGTAGGCGAGCTTCTTGAGATGGCTACCAATTGCGTGGATTGTTAAATAAAAAATATAGCTATGGGTTGTAATACTTGTAAGGAAAAGGCGTTAAGGGCCGAGAGAGAAAGGATTGAGAGAAGTATGATGAATCGTCCTTCTTCTACCGTTGTTAGCGATAGGGAATATGCTTCTAGGAGCACCGCTGGATGTATGGTTATGCAAGATCCGTTGCAGACCATGGAGCGTGACGTGGTTAGTATATATAAGCAAGTTCGTACCAAGGGCGATGGCGTTGGTGTATCTTATCTTAATATGCAGAAAAAGATCCGTGAGTGGATCAAGAATCTGCCGTATGGATGCCCGCCTGACGAGGAGGTACAGGAAATGAGAAAGGAGATTCTGGATGGGCGCGCAAAGCATATCAAACCTTGATAGAATAGATCTATGTAAGGTCGTAGACGAATGGCTGTCTTGTCAATGGGGTAGATACATGAGATACCATAGGTATAGGATCGGGGACAAGCCCGATATATCCTATTGGGGTAAGATAATTCGTCTGCAAAGGTCATTATGTGATAATGATTGCGGGTTATGCCCGGATGAGGTGAGATCGTTAAAGGAACGTGTTAATAAGTTGCTGGCATGAGAAAATACAGTTGTTCACATATAACCCCGTCCACTTGCGTACCTTATGAGGGTGATCTACCAGAGTGGTCAAAGCATAAGGACTCTGATGAGTGTGTTATGATCTCTGATGTGATAGAGGAGATATATGACGAGCTTACCCGTATTAGGGAGGCTATAGATGTCCGGGATCTTGGTGAGTCTTGCGTGAAGGTAAGTGGCGATAAGACCGTAGCGAAAGTTCTTTATGCTTTGGAGGATAAGATTTGTAGTGAGTAATGAGCCATAGTCCAAAAATGGACGATGGTGATAATCAGATGTATAGATATTGATTTATGAGGATTGCTAGATGTTAAGCTACTGTAAATCAAGTATCCAATTTGTAAGGAGTCTTCTAAATAAGTAGGTTAGATAGATACTCTTGTAAGTTGTAAAATATCTTTATGTGTTAGATATAAAAAATAGCCAATTGATTTGTCATAGACGATTCGATTGGCTATTTTTGTATGTCCATCATATCTCACGATGTAATGGACATAGGTTATTTATTATGAGTGCAAATATAATTATTTCCAATGATTCTATGAATAATAGTAGTAGGATTTTGGCGTTTAAATCCAACGAAAACGGATTATCTACAATATTTAGCTACAATGGTAATGATATAACTTTCAAAACAGAGAACGGTATCACTTATGTGAATGCTACCGAAATGGCGAAGCCGTTTAAAAAGAGACCAAATGATTATTTATCGTTATCTTCTGTAAATGAGTTAATTAATGCCATTACCAGAAAATATGGTAATGCTGATTTTCAGCCTGTTACGATTATCAGGGGTACGGTTAGTCCTGGCACATGGATGTGTGAGGATCTGGCTTTGGATTTCGCTCAGTGGCTTAGCGTTGATTTTAGGTTATGGTGTTTGGATAGAATTAAAGAGCTTCTCACTACAGGCAAATGCGTGATTCCTGATTTTAATGATCCTCCCGCCGCTGCTGAGGCTTGGGCTAAGGAATATCGTGGCAGGGTAGCCGCCGAGAAGCTGGCGTTAGAGGAGAGGGCCAAAGCCGAGGAGATGGCTAAGGTTCTTGAGTCGAAGAAAGAGGATATAAAATTTTCAGAGTCGTTTATCATGTCTGGAGAATCAGATTTGCTGGTAAGGGATTTAGCCAAGAAGCTTGAGCAGAATGATATAATTATAAGCGATAAATGTTTACGAGATTTTCTTGTTAAGATAAAGATAATAGTCAAAAGGGTTAAGGTTAATGGAGATTGGGAGATTACGGCTAATGCTGTAAGGAAAGGGTTTGCTCATTATCGTGATAAGAATATATGCACCGAATCTGGTAAGGTCATATATGCTAGGACTATCTATATAACAGGCAAAGGTTATAAACATATATTGTCGTCTATAAATGGTAGCAAGAAAAGTGATTTCATATTATGTGGAGGTATGTTTAGGGACTATGGGGTGTTCGCCGGATCGGAGTCGTTTAATCACTGGGATAATTAATTCCATTTTTGCCCAAAAATTGATAATCAGGCAACTGCGTATTTGCATTTACGGTTATGTGTCTCATATCGGTAAAATATTTATCTTTGTGACAAAGTGAATCACAATGGTATACGGTAATAAAGAAATAGTTCGGACGTTCACCAGAAATAACCCGCCTGCCGGGTACGTGGGCGGCTCTGTTGACTACCGGGTCCCGGCCAACGTCTATTTTGGCGATACGCAGGAGGAGGCTGACAACAAGGCTGAGGATGATATCAAAGCCAACGGTCAGGACTACGCCAATACATATGCCGACATAATACCGGCTGTATGGTATAATGATCAGGTATGTGATGAGTTTATTAAGAATAATTGCGTAAGCGGCAAGGGATCCAAGGAGCAGGTATGTATAGAGGAAGGTAGGTTTGTCTCTTACGTATCCAAGAAAGACGCCAATGATAAGGCTAGGGTGGAGCTTGGGCGGATCGGGCAGGGGGAGGCCAACGCCGTTGGGACATGCTGTAAGGACTGGGCCTCACAGCCTCTTCGTGGCGTTTTCTACAAGAACGATTGTGAGGCTGGGACATCAGGTAAAGAAGGTATTGTGTATGAATTGCCAGCCGGAGCCGTCATATCCGATATATCCCAGATTGATGCTGATACGTTAGCTTATAGGAAGTTCATGAAAGAAGGTCAGGAGAAGGCTAACGCCGAGGGTAGTTGCTCTCCTGTATTCTATAATACGAAGATCGGTGATTGGTTCGAGAAGATATGTCCGTTCGGATATAAGTCCGGTAAAGTATATTACTCTATCAAAGCCAACAGGTTTAGGTCATGGATATCGGTTGAGGATGCCAACGCCAAGGCTCGTGAGGTCTTGATGGTAGAGGGACAGGAGTACGCTGATCTTAATCTTGAGTGCGAGAAATGGATTGAGAATATTGATCAGGAGGATCAATGCTATTGGTAAAATAGGATGAATATATTGTTTACTATATGGATGATTGTGAGCATAGTGTAATTTTGGATTATTTTTCACGTAAGTATTTTAATATGAAAGATAACGTTGAAGTAGTAGATACGTTATCTGGAAAGACTATTCGTGTGGACAATGATCAGTATATTCGTATTCAGGATTTAATACTTAAATTGGATATGCTTTTCATTGAAGATCCTTACAAGTGTAGGATTTTAATGGATATACTTGATATAGATTATATTTATCTGTCTATATTTTCCATGAAAAATATTTACACTAAAAGAGATAAGCCTTATAAAACATATATAGCATTTGATGAAAATACGCTGTTATACAAAATAGGTAGATCTTCTAATCCATTTAATAGGATAAAAGGTTCTTCTACATTTTCTCCTTTTGTTAAATTGATGTTTGTGTCTGATAGAGATGTAGAATCAGCTATTCATAATAAATATAGTAAATGTAGAAAATTGGGAGAGTGGTTTGATTTGCCTGAAAAGGACTTATGTGATATCGTGAATAATTATGACTTTGTTAAATATGAGGGAAGATGAGGGATAAAAAATATGTGTGTATAACTGATTTGATGAATAAGGCTAGAGATATTGAGAATAAGAGTATAAAATTATCTGATGTTGTTAAATATCCTTCGTCGTCTCTTGTGATAAAATCATTCCTCTCTTCTTTTGGAATAGATTTAAAAGATGAGCCTGTCACTTTGATGGTTTTAAAAAGAGAAGGTTTTGCCAAGAGGGTAGGCAAGGGTGATGGTCAGAAGTGGATGATGGAATTTAACCTATCCTTTGTGCTGCTATTTTTAGCTTTTGGAAGTTTAGCGTATGATCTGTTGTACGATAATATTTAATTGATATTACAATCTGTGGAAGCCGGGAATAATTCTCGGCTTCGTTGTTTAATAACGTATGTTACCTTGTTTCCAAATCAAATAAGTATCTTTGCTAAAAACATTAATATTATTAATATGTGTAATTCAGGTGGTTGTTGTCATGATCATTCACGGGAGCGTCCCGAGGAGTGTTGTCATGGCGTTAAGATAGATAGGTTTCTTAACAAATGTTATGATGATCCTTGTGATCCTTGCGATCGGGATTGTCAGGACGAACCTTGTGTTGGTTATGGATGTCCTATAACCTTGTATGATAAATGCGTCTTGTACTCAGGCGATGAGTTGGTAGCGGATGGCATAGAGAAAGGTGCTGATATCTCTGTCGTCATAGACTCATTGAGGCGTATTATAGCGTCTAGGGATAAGCAGATAGATTTATACCATCGTGAGGTTCTGGATTTGAAGAGGATTATAAACGAGCTTGTCAACGCCGGTGGTAGCGGCGGGGATAGCGGAACTGAAGAGGAGGTTTGGTGATGAACGGTTGCAACAAAAAACAATACAGACCTACTGTAGACGATACGAAAGTACCGTGCTCTACGTACATGAGTACCGATTGTATTTACCCCGGTGATAAGGTACGTGTGGAATCATTGGGATTATCCCCTAATTGCGATATGTCCGATACCCTTAACGCTATGATAAAGGCTATACGGGATAGGGATGCCGAGATATCCGAGTTGAGAAGAATGATCAACAAATTAATTTGATAATATGAAAAATTGTAATCCATGTAAACCGGAATATAGACCGGGGAATGAGTGTAGTATCTACAGCTCCCAGATCATATATGACGGTCAGTCGTTCCCTGAGGCAGACATCAGGAACGGTGATGGCATGAATAGCGTAATCGAGTCTCTGGTAAGGAAGCTGGTTGCCATATCTGGCGCCACGGCGTCCATCCAGCGTGACTCGTTCAAGGGTGTTCAGGCTGTCAGGTTAAGATACGAGCCGTTGACCGTGCTCAGCGTTACCTATTGTGGTACTATCGTCCCTAATGACGGGTATGTCGTTTCTGGTAGATCCGTTAAGTTTAAGAAGAAATATTGCATGGGTGATGAGTTCACTGATGTTAATATCGTATATACTACATTGAATAGTAATATTTTAAATACTTCTTGTTATGGCTAAGAGAGTGTACGATACGGTCTTGGCTTCCGAGTGTGACGGTTGGGTATGTGGTGAGACCCTCAAGAAAGGATCTATCCCGGTAGATAGGTTAGAGCTTGATTCTTTATCAGAGGCCGTAAGGGAGCTTATAGAGCGTTTTTTTGAGGAGGGATGGTTGCCGGATATGATCTGTGATCTTGGTTGTGGAGGCGCCAGCGTATTTGAGATTAAGCCTACTAACTTCGAGTATCCTCCTGAGGGTGGAGAGAAGATCCTTGAGATTATTGTCGGCAAGAGTGATAAATGGACTATAACGCAAGCGGATTGATATGGCTAGTAATTTAAAAGATATTCTTGCCAAGATCGAGCAAGGCTCCTCATGGGTGTCCTACGACAAGATTTCCGGTACCGGCCCCGACAAGGTGGCTATTAAGGTAGAGCCGGGGTGGATGGGTAGGTTGCCTAGGGAGACTTACGTAGCGGTCGAGAAAGGCAAGGTTACGAAGCTCGCTACCATAACCCAGAAGGGCATGGAGCGGGTAAGCGTGGATCCGACCAATATCATGTTCGACATGGAGGGCGGGACGGCGGTCATCAACGCCAAGCTTAACTCCGCCTCGGTCAAGGCCTCCTGTCTTACCCTTGGTGGCTCGGTGAGCAAGTCTTATATAGTCTCCATGAACGTGAATGGCTTATCCATGAAGGTTCCGGAAGAGGATAGCAGATATATAGTGTATGCCGATCCTGAGGATCCCGGAGCCACTGATTTGTATGAGGCTAGCTTTGTCATAGCTATGCCTAAGAATATGGATAACGAACAGCATCATGAGATGTTTGTCTTGAACGGTAAGGTTGTTAATATCAATCAACAGCCTAATGATATACCTTATATCATACTTGATCATGACTTCGATAACGTGACTAGCGAGAACGGTCAGGTTGTCATCGATATCAAGTCAAATACCGAGTATGATATCGAGCTGGTATGTTGCACTTGCGGTGATGGCAGCGAGGAACCTGATCCGGAACCACCCTTCAACGTGGATCCGCAAAGGTTGACGCTTAATAAGGATGGTGATACCCAAATCGTGAGGGTAGAGGCCGGAGATGATGTTTCATGGAGAATAACTGAAGGATAATATGGCAAGGGAAATAGATAAGAATTGTGTCGAGGGTAATTGCTTTGCCATTAACGACAAGAGCCATGGGGTAGGCGATAATAAGCTTAATATCGTATACAAGGCTAATTATACCGGTCAGATCTGTACGGCTAAGTTCCGTATAACGTCAAAGGACGGTAATATTGTCAAGGAGTATATGATAGCTCAGGACGCCAAGCCCGTTTATTATAATATCAAGATGGTTCAGCCGTTCACCAAGGACGACTGTCTGGCCAACCAACACGGATCGGTGGTGTTATATACGGTCGAGGAAAGGACTTACAAGTCATTTATCTCGCAGGAGGACGCAGACGCCAAGGCTATGGAGGATATAGCCATGAACGGTCAGAAATACGCCAACGAGCATGGTGAGTGTATAACCGACATCTGGTACAACACGGAGCAGAGGAAGGCGTTCATACGTAATAATTGCGATAAGTTTAGTGACGGTCAGGAATATGTTTATATCATTCCTGAGGGCAAGTACGTATCTTCCATCTCTCAAGAAGACGCCGACAGGAAAGCCCTTGAGGATATTGAAAAGAACGGTCAACAACAAGCCAATTTGGAGGGTGAGTGTAAGCCTAAGGAGAATATCTATTATGGTAAGTTTAGCAAGACCTTTACCCGTAACAATTGTGATTCCACCCAATACGGTACGGATGTGGTTGTTAACGAGACGATGGTTACGGGAGACTTCAGATCCATCGTGTCTCAGGAAGACGCTAATAGCCTAGCAAGGGCTGCTGTCGAGGCTCAAGGTCAGGATATAGCGAATATCAAGGGTAACTGTGAGAAGATACCGGTATTTACCGGATCGTACTCCAAGGTATTCCAGAGAACCAACTGCCCTGAGGGTTCTACTCCTGTTGACTTCACCGTGGACGAGAAGATGTGTTCTGGATATCCGTTCACTTCTACGGTATCGCAGGATGCCGCCAACAAGCTGGCGCAGGACGCTGTCGAGGCGCAAGGTCAGGCTATCACCAACGAGCGTGGCGACTGTCAGACTAACGTCTACTATAACGTAAGGATGGAGAAGATAGTCACGAGAAATAATTGTGATGAGTTCCATATCGGTCAACCTTACACTTATGTCGTTGCCGCCGGTAAGTACTTCTCTATTATCTCCCAGAAGGACGCTGATGATAAGGCTAAGGCTGATCTTGAGGCTAACGCCCAGCAACAAGCCAACCTAGAAGGTGAGTGTAAGGAGAAGACGATCTACTACGGTAAGTATAGCAAGGAATTTACCAGAAACAATTGCGATAAGACTCAGTACGGAACCAAGGTTACCGTGGATGAGACTATGGTGACAGGGGATTTCAGGTCTACCGTATCTCAGGAAGACGCCAACAATAAGGCTAAGGCCGCCGTCGAGGCTCAAGGTCAGGATGTGGCTAACGTGAAAGGTAAGTGCGAGAAGGTGCCTGTATATACCGGTACTTATACACGTACGTTTACCCGTAACAATTGTGGTACTGGCACTGGTGGTACTTATACGGTAAATGATAGGATGGTTGACGGTTATCCGTTCACGTCTACCGTATCTCAGGAGGATGCCAATAACAAGGCCAAGGCCGCCGTTGACGCCCAAGGACAGGCCCTTGCCAATATCCACGCCCTTTGTACGTACACCGGCCGTGCTTCCTTGGAGTTCACGAGAAACAACTGTGGTGAGTGTAAGATCGGATCTAAGGTGACGATCTCCCAAGATATGGTAGAAGGACACCCATTCCAGTCTAACGACTCCCAGACCGCCGCTGACGCTATGGCTATGACCGCCGTACAGGCTCAAGGACAGGCTTTGGCTAACACCAGGGGTACTTGTTCTGACGCTACTATGTATACCGGTAGGGCTAGCTTCGAGTTCACTAAGAGCAATTGTGGAGCTAATCAGATAGGAGATCCGTTCACCGTGACACAGGATATGGTCGATGGTCATCCGTTCCAGTCTTGCGTATCGCAGGATGAGGCTAACTTGGTGGCTATGGCCGCTGTCATGAATCAAGGACAGAGGGTTGCCGATGAGCGTGGTACTTGCCATGAGGCTCCTAAGTACACCGGTCATTATAGTGAGGTGTTCGAGAAGAATAATTGTCCATCCGGATTGATACCTTCATCTGTTAACGTTACGGAGGCTGATGTCACTGGTGGTCCGTTCTATTCTTATGAGAGCCAGTTCGCCGCCGATGAGCTTGCCAAGGCCGCTGTCAAGGCGCAAGGTCAGGCTATAGCCAATGATCGTGGTACTTGTGATGAGCTGAAGATATATGTAGGTAATTATAGCAAGGAGTTCACTCCTAAATGTCCTACTTGTCAGTACGCTGATCCTATTACCGTAACCCCGGATCTTATGGGTCAGTTCTTCACCTCAACCCGTTCTCAGGAAGAGGCAGACGCTTTGGCTAAGGCCTATATCGACAGAATGGGTCAGGCGTTCGTCAACAAGAACTACGATGATACGTGCCATACGAAGACCGAGCAACCGGTATGGGAGACTATAGAGACTGTATGTAAGGACTGTATCTCTCAGTTACATCAACGTAACACCAATACCTGTTATACTGATCCTGATAATCAAGAGCGGTATATAGCTGGTGGTAATAATACATGTTTCTGGTTCGGTACGGCATCCAAGGCCTTTACCCGTCAATGTGCGGATGGTGGAGTTGGAAGCTCTGTTACCGTAACTCAGAATGATGTTACGGATCCAAGTCCTAGCTCTGATGGTAAGTTTAAGTCATGTGTATCCCAAGCTGACGCTAACGCCAAGGCATTGGCCGCCGTGAACTCTCAGGGTCAGGCCGTGGCTAACTCGAAGGGTACTTGTACGTGGACAGGAAGCTATACCGGACAGGTTAGGAAGAACAATTGCGCTGACGGCGGCGTGGGCGACATGGTATCCGTAAGTAGCAGCAAGCTTCCGGGACACCCGTACACCTCCACCGTTTCCTTGGCTGACGCCAACAAGAAGGCTGAGAACGCGGTTCGTGGATCTGATGGTCAGGCTTACGCCAATAAGAATGGAGGATGTACATGGACTTACGTGGCAAGCCGTGACTTCTATAGGAACAATTGCGCCGGAAGCGGGGTTGGTCAGAGAATAACGGTGACCTCTACGCAAGCCAACGGCGGTACGCCTATCACCAGCAAGGTTTCTTTGGCTGATGCCAGAAGCAAGGCCGAGCAGATCTTAGACCAGAAGGGACAGGATTACGCTAACCAACATGGAACTTGTGTATGGACCGGTACTGGAAGCGCTACATTTTATAAGGATAATTGTGGTACATGTAAACATGGTGTCGCTCTATCCGTTCCTTATAGCGCCTTAGGGTTGTCAGCGTTGACATCTACCGTATCTCAGGCGGATGCCGACAGCAAGGTTCAAAACGCTTTCAAGAATGATACGGCGACTAAGACCGCCGCTCAAGCTTACGCTAATAAGAATGGTGATTGCGCCGATGACGATGATACCCCATCTTATGATGATTGGAGTTACTATTGTAGTGGATGCGATTATCGTAGGAGTAGGAATCAGACCAATCCTTGCTCTTCAGCCCCAAATCAAGATGAGTTGGTTGAGTCCGATTCTAGATCTTGTGGATGCGGGTGTGATAATACATATCATATGGATAATAGCAGGTGTAATAATGGTAATAGCGAGGAGCATTATTCTAGCGAGTGTGATCCTACAGGATATTGGCAGAATGGTGGTGAACATTGCTGTAATCCACATGACTACACTATCTATACCAATGAGGTATGTAAGGGATGTTCGGGCGAATGTGGTGATGTATGCGCTCCTAGTAGTCCTATGAAGGTTGTTTCTGCCGGAGAATATTGCAGGAGCACGGCTCAAGATGCGTCTAGCGCCGCTTATGATGCTTATTCTAGCGCTAAGGAGGCTCTTCGGATTCTTGTTAATGCTAAGACATGCCCTTCTAAGGTTGGCAATGATGACCGATGGGGAAATGTCAAGGCTACGAACTGTCCTAGCAACTGTACTCCTAAGACTATCAGTTATAAGCAAATCGCTGGTAAATATGAGGCTTGTACCAAGGATGAGGCAAACAGGATAGCTGACAACAACCTACAGTCAGACGGCACCTCTTACGCTAATGGCTTGGCGCAGGCCGATAGATGCGATTGCGTGGAGCCAACAAAGACGTGGAGCGCCAACGCTATGCTGAGCGGTGATCCTTGTAATGGTCTGTCTGGTTCTACATCTGCATTAAGGTGCTCCTATGAAGTGTCTTACAATAATCAATGTGGATCATCTAAATCAATAACTGTAACTGTTACTGGTAGGAATGATCATGGACAAACCGTTACGGCTGGAAGTACTACCGTAAGCATACCTGCTGGGTCTGGTAAAAAAACCGGTGTCATAGGTTTTGATTCAGGAGTACAATGTGGGTCTATAAGTGTTTCTGGAGGAGGATCTGGGAACTGTTAAGATTCTGATGTATAACAAAAAAGGAGAGGCTAATAAGTCTCTCCTTTTTATTAAAAACCATAACAGCAGTGATTGTCAACAATTACCTGAATCATGACCAGAGATTGTTACATCTCCACATACCACTTCTCGGCTAAAATATACACTTCCACTCTTGGTTCCGGATCCTGCGGGAATTGTAAAGCTAGCGCTATTGACCTGCTCTTCTCCGTTTTGTGTATATCCTATACCACTCACAGAACCAGATATAGATCTACCACATTGATTATTATACGTAATCGTAAATCCTCTTGATGTGACAAGTTGTTCATGGCTCATGCAATCATTATTCATAGATACCGACCATGACCACGTCTTTGTTGGCTCCACGCAATCGCATCTATCGGCCTGCGCCAAGCCATTAGCGTAAGAGATACCGTCTGACTCGATGTGAATTTAGCTTATTCAATGCGCATTGTTTATCTATTAAATAAAATCATTAATATTGTATCGTTAATATTAATACATTAAGTTATGGCTTGCAATAAGAAAAAGAAAATGGCTAATGGAGGCAAGGTCTCCGAGAAAAAGAAACCTCAACTGAAATGTGGAGGCAAGGTTAAGAAAAAGAAGTAATAACCGGAGGGGTATATCCCCTCCTTAATATTTCGCTACATGAAAAATTCAGAGTTTGTATCTAGGATCATAAATGACATGAACTCTATTAGTAAAGACGCTCATGTCAGTAGAAGATGGATATTGTCCATAGGTAGGCAGAAGGCTCGATCATATATAGCCCAGAAATACGCTGATGGGACTTTGTTCGGCGAGGAATCACTGTATACTCATATCAATTGCATGGAGATGGAGAGGGTTCGGAAAATTGATTGTTGTTTTGATGAGTTTAAACTATGCAGGGTACTTATGAGATCCAAGAAAAGATTGCCAGATATGATATATACCCGTATAGGACCTGCTATCATTAAGGTATCAAATATTATGGATGATATTATATTTACCTCCATATCATTGAGAAAATATGCGAACAATAAGGAACGTAAATACGGGAATATAGATCAATATTATTACTATGTCAATGATGGTTATATCTATATACCAGATATTAACATAGAGGCTATAAACGTGGATCTTATTACCTTGGATAGAAAAGCGGCTTTAGAGTTATCCGGGTGTGGAGCTGAAAAAGATAAGCCATGTACATCTCAATGGGATTATGATTTCATATGCCCGGACAAACTTCTTGAATATGTGGTTTCCGAAACATTAAGGGAAACTGTAACCAAATTGCAGATCCCTACGGATGAGAACCCGGATATGGATATTAATAAGAAAACACAAAAAATTCAGTAAACATGAATCTAATAAGATCAATAATCAATTTATTCGGTTTCAATGACGCCATAGTTGACGGTATAGGCGAAAGAGGGATGAGATATAGCTCTATCGTAAGATATAATGAGGTACATAATATGTATGATAAGATCATAAAGGATCTTGGGGATATATCAGCTTATGTATCCAAGAACTATATCTATGATAAAATAAGGGAAAGGACTGGATTAAGCACCAGACATATTAGTAGGATATTGAATCATACAAAGAAAAAGGATATTAGATTTATATAAGATAAAAAGGAGAGTCTAACAAGTCTCTCCTTTTTTATTATCAACATGATCCAGATCCATCTCCGCTGTCAAAATAAGCGTAAGCCCCAGATGATATCCCGTAATTGGTCGTAGTAGAACCACTGAATGATACAGATCCGGATGGTATGGTGATTACTCTTGTTTCATAGGTAATTATATACCTAATCATGTATATTATTTCTTGTATTAGGATTGATTGATTATATTTGCGGTATGGATATAAAATCGTTTAAGATATTAAATCAGTATTTTCTCCGGTTCTATAGGTCAATAATGTCTAAGAACGGTAAGAGGAGGAAGCATACGATCGTGGACAAGAATGATATTCTCGAATGTCAGTCCTTGATATGGAAGGTTATACGTGATAAGTATCTGGAGAATGAGGGTGGGGTTTATATAAACAACATCGGTTATCTGTGCCATAAGATAAATCCTAATCGTAAGATATATCTGAATAAGCTTACCGGTACTATTAACAGACGTGGAACGGGTGGATATTCTTATGTCCATACGTGTATTGATTTTATGCCTCGGAACAAGTATTTCCATCTCTATATTTCTCCGGCGTTGAACAGGGAGTGTAGGTTGGCTATGGAATCAGGTAGGAGATATAAGTTCTTGTACCGGGAGGTTGAGTCGGAGAGTAAGGTATTTGGAGTTAAATGGGTTTACAAGCTGTAGAAGTTTTTTTGTGATCCAGTTAGCCCGTGAGGGTAGACTGGATTTTTTTTTGTATCACGGATTCAAATACATATCTTTGTGCAAAAGACTTAAATATGACTATAAAAGGGTTATTGGCTGAGATCAAGGCTGATTTACATAAATACGATGATAGCGGGGCTATAGATACCTCGTCTGTTTATAGGTGGGCTGAGATCGCCTTGAAAAGGTTCGGGGGTGTTATAGCCGTCATGTCCGAGGCTGTTGTCAAGACCAGCAACAAACAGGCGGTATTACCTTCCGATTTCTTCGACATGCTTGACGCCTATAGGTGTGAGCCTCTTGTCTGTGAGATTCCGGGGGGCGATAAGGCTAAGGCTGACCTCCAACACGAGATCGGCTGGGTCGAGCGCACCGAGCGCGGCTTCCGTTGGAACTCCTGCACGGAGTGCTGTAAGGAGGAGTTTGAGAAGACGATCACGGAGAAGATATATATCGGGTCTCACGAGGTTCGCTTCCATTACCATCACCCCGTAAGGCTGTCTATAGGTCGTGGGTTGAGACGTGATTGCGCCGCCGACAAGTATCGGGATAAATATGCTTGGGATAATTATGATATAACTATATCTGGCAATACTATGTATACTGGGTTTGATGGATTTATTTACATCATATATCGTGCTACACCCAAGGATGATGACGGTCTCCCGTATATACCTGAAACGGCGTTAGGATACCTTGAGGATTATGTCGAGACGTATATCAAGATGAAGATCTTCGAGAATGCCGCCGTTAACGGTTTGATACAAGGGGCTGGTGACGCTTATAAGCTATACGCCCAACAGGAGCCGGGTAAGTTCTCTAGGGCTATGAAGGAGCTTAAAATGTCGATGATTACGTTAAATGATTATCGGGAGCTGGCGGAGGATAACAGGAGGAGGATGTTGTCTTACGAACGGATGTGGCCCAATACTTTTGATAAGTATATTAAATTGGTTTAGTTGCAGGGGAGGGAATCGAACCCTCGATCTTTAGGTTATGAGCCTAACGAGATACCTCTTCTCCACCCTGCGATTATGACGCGAATATACGTTTTTTTAAAATAAAAAAGATAATATGGCAAAGAAAAATGATTGGATACATTTAGATAAGACAAGTGGTACCGGTCCTGCTGAGGTTAGAGTTACCGCTGATATCAATGAGACTGGAGAGATACGTCAGGCTACGTACAAGGTTATAAAAGAAGGCACCAAGGAGGAGAAGACGTTCGTGTGCAGGCAGGAGTCGGTCCCGGTGGTTATTATCCCGGAGTTCGACTACCTAGTGCTTAGGTATATCTGGGCTGACGAGGACGGCATTGACTTTGACACGGCAACCGGTTTCGATAACACCGGCCTCCCGGATGTTGACGGCAAGCTGGTTGGTTGGAGTAAACAGTACCAGACCACGCAGGAACGGGTAGGTGATTATCTTATCCACGGTGGTGATAACATGGAATCAGGTAATGAGGCAGCCCTGATTCAGATGGGGCCGTTGTTGGATGGCGATAATTATGATAAGCTTCCCCTTGAGATCAAGTGTGGTATATACGGTAATTGGTATGGAGGGCGTGGTACAGGAAATGTCACTATCAGGTTCACGGCATATAAGGGCGGTTCTATGGAGAAACGTGGATATGATTTTGTCAATATCGGAGGCGAGGAGGTTTATACCGGTGATGCCCCTACCAACGTATCCGCCCATGGTGAGGATAATTGGCAAAATATAAAGACCTTGTATTCTAAGGTAGGCACGATGATCTACAACAAGGAGTCTCGTGACTGCATTGTAAGGATTGGCGAGTAGATTTTTCTTCATAATATAAACACATCGGCTCTCTTGTCCGTGAGGATAGGAGAGTTTTTTTTATTTTTTAGTCCTTTACTTATGACATATTTGATCTTCTATTGTATAGGAATAATCTAGCTTTGCCGAAAACTAGCATTATGATCGCATTAAATGATGTCAATAACGAACTCCATGTCCGGTTGTATATATTGGAGGTGTTCAAGGATTATGTTCGGGATGATGATTTCGACGAGCTTTTAGATAAGGCATTGGATTTTGTCATGGAAGGCGTTTCTATGCCTAAGGTGCCGGTAAAAGATACTACTATGAGCGATATATCAAGAAGTATTATCGCCTTGACCACAGGTATAGGGTTTGATGGTAAGATAAACAAAAGTCCTCTGGAATTGGCTTATGACAGATGTAGGATGAGATATGTTTTCGATCCTCGGAATCGTGACATACATGGCGTTGTCGTTGGTTATTCCAATGATTTCAATAGTCTGGTGGCCGTGTGCGACGAGGGATCGAAGAGAGGAATAGACAAAGGATCTACCGATTTTGTGGATGTCAATGAGAGATACGTGACTAACGGGTTCTTCTACATATCCGTAGAGGACGCCGATAAGCAATCAAGCTACATGGGAAAAAATCCATAATTATTATGTTTTTGTATTTTCATTAGGGGTAAACGTTGCAAAGTGTTTAGATTTTCCTTCTGGCTTGTGAGAGTCAGAAGGATTTTCTATTTTTGTGCGATTTGAATGTTTTGCATAATACGTACGGTTTGTTAGAATCCGCCACATAAGTGATTATCTGGCGGATTTATTATATTTGCGAAAAAGATAAGATCGTGCAAAATAACTCTAACATAGCGGTTCCCGATTCCGGGATGAACAGGGATAAGCATCCACAGGACCTATCCCCGTCTGAGTACAGTTTCGCCTTGAACGCTACCATAGAGGGTGACGATGGGAGTCAGATTAAGATTCAGAACGAGCCTAGCACCCTTTTATGCAAGCGATTCGATGGCTATAAGGTTATTGGGTATAAGAATGATATAGCTGGTGATAATACTTATTTTTTTCTCGTGAATCCTGATAACAATACCTCTAAGATCACGTTCATGAGGTCATTGGATTATGTCAAGACCGTAGAGGATCAATTAGCAGGATCAGGGAAAGATATTCATCGTATCCTTGGCGAGAGACTTGAGGAGTCGGATGGTCGTTTCGATGAGATATGTGATTTGATGGAGGTGTTGATAGAGGATGGGACCGATGACCCTTGTCTTAACTTCTCCATTCATCACCCGATTTTCGATATAGAGATCAAGGATGAGAAATGTGGGAAGGTGATATACTGGACCGATGGATATAATCCCCAGCGATATGTTATGGTCGATAAGGCTCTTAATCCGGATGATGATGGTGACTTTTGGTATCATTACCATGGGTATAAGACATGTGGGGATGACAAGCCAATAGAGAGGTGTAGGCTGGCCTGCGAGAAGCTGCTGGTGTTCCCGTTGCTGACGGCCCCGTGCGTGGAGCCTGAGGTCGTGGAGTTCGGGGGAAGCCTGCGTGCCGGGACCTACCAGTTCTGCGTGGCGTTGTGCGATGAGTTCGGGATTGAGAAGACCGGATATTGCTCATTGACCAACCCAATCATGTTATTCGATCGTCAAGATATGGTTATCCGCGATGGTTTATGGGGTAAGTCAACCAACATGGGTATCCGCCTTACCGTGTCTAATATAGATAAGCAGGTATCTCATTATAAGATAGGCGTTATACAGAACACGGTTGGGTTTAATGGTGAGCAAAGCCCGGTTCTTGAGTATTTCATAGAAGGTATACATCCGATAACGGAAAGGACCATCTATTACCTTACGGATCAGTATAGCGAGCGTACGACCATGGAGAAGTTATCCAAGGAAATACCGGTATATAAGACAGCCAGAGGCATGACGTCTGTCGGGAATCGTCTTCTTCAATACGGCTTGACCGTGGAGAATGAATGGAATCTTCAACCGGTCGTTAATTTCTTGGGTCATTTCGTTAAATGGCAGACATCGATAGCCACGGAGAATCTATATAAAGACGGTGTGGCTTGCTCTAAATACGCCTCTTTCATGCGTGACGAGGTATATCCGTTGGGTATAAGATTCTTTACCAATACGGGATACAGGACAGCTAGATTCCCGCTTATCCCTCGTCCGGCCACAAGGGAGGAGATGGAGGTTATCGTTGATGAGGACGGCAACTCTGAAGACCTATCAGCGGCTTCGGTATTGGAGAACAACCCGCAGTGCGCCGGGAACAGCCGCCGTTATCTTTGGCAGTTTAAGAATACGGCAAAGATCATAAACGACCCGTCTTGGGGATTTGATGATTTTGGGGGAGAATGCAAGAATCAGCTAGATGTTAAGCAACTCAGATATGTAGAACAGGAATATGCCACGGTAGGAGAGACCCAATTCGTTATCAACACGATGGGGGAAGATGTTACGGTAGATGATGCTATTGATTATATCGCTGATAATATAGAGAACTTGTGTGATATCATAGAATCTAATGTAGGTATTACTGACGAGTTATGCGCTGCTATATCATTGCCAGAGGATCAAGACGGTATAAAGGCTCCCGATTTCCCTAGTGGATGTGATGATATCGAGAGGATAGAGACCAGGACTATATTGGATAAAAACTCTTTGGTGGATTCTAGGATTGATTTTACATATAAGCTGGCTAGTGATTATGTGGAGACCGAGCCTACTACATTAATACAAAGTAATGCCGAGTCACAAAGGAAGTTCTCTGTATTGTGTGATTTCGATAATTATTCCAGTGGAGGTAAGAATATCATAGATCTGGTTCAGGAATGGCTGGATGGTCAGGATGAGGATAAATTCCCGTCTGATATAGACTCCTCCGCCCTGGTCTTGTGTCAGGATATGTCTAATGTCCGGCAGTTATATGATGAGGGTATATGTACTAATGGGTGTTCGGTAGGTGATCCTCACGTGAATCCTACTATTAACGATGTTCAACTTCCTACATTCCAAGGGGGTAGGTCATTGGGTAAGTGCACATATTTGTATCAATATCCCGGATGGGAAGGAAAGAAGCATACGGAGACGATGCTTGATCAGTTAATGGATACGATGGAGGCTTATTTCCCCCAATATGAGAGTCAGTTTGGTATCGAGAACGCCATGTGTCTTTTTGGCGATGGTGATAATTCTAAGTTTAATACCGGTATAACTACTGACTGGGAAGGTCGTGTGTCTATGCAGAATGATATTGACGCCAAGACCAATTGGTTCGGTAGAAGCAACTTGACTTATTTCAAGTTCTATCCACATGTATCCTCATACGCCAGATGGGTGGAGTTGGATTACGAGAAATACATAAGTGGTTTATCCGATCCTGATAACGGTATTATGTATATAGAGATGATGGGTAACTATAATTATCCGATCGGCGACTCGTCATCATACAATAAGGTTCGTATAACGTTTTTCTCGGACAAGGAAGGTACCGTGGCTCCTAATCCTTTGGCTAATGATGCCAAGAAAGGTGTTATAGTGAATTACGTGGATCATAAGATATTTATGATGCCAAAGTACTTGTTCTGGAATGATGACAAGACTACTTTCCATAAGATATATGTTTGCATCGAGCCTGCGGTATGCGTGTTCTTCACCGGTTTCGCCATGAGGCAGGACATGAAGGAGCTTGCCGGATTCTATACGGCCGGCACCGCCATCTTCCCTGCCCCGTTCTGTTTTGGCATTCGGCCACTGGAGGTGAAATACGTATTCTTCTTCACAAAAGAATTGAAATTAAGGAGATTCGTTACCTATGAGGCGAAATGTATCTCATGTGGGGATAAACCCGCTGACTGCGCTCCCAGACCATATCAGTACGGTGATTTCGGATATTGGGAGTCTACCAATAAGTATCCGGCTAATTTTGAGTTGTATGATTCAAGTAAGATCGGGATATCATCGGGAGGATCAAAGAGGAAGGACATAATAGATTCTTTGATGAAATACTATGGGTCTCCTAAATCAGTTGGGGGTAAGTCTTATTTCACCGGTAATGGGGGTAACGCTGAGTACCCAAATACGTCAACCACGTTTTGTCAGAGACCTATACGTCATTACAAGTTCCCGGATAACTCTGTCGCTCCTTTTATGGGTAATCCGTCTCAACTGACCGGTCAATATGGAGTTGACTCCTATATTTATCCTATGGGGGTGATGCTTGATGACGATATCGTTAATGAGTTTCTGGATATAGCGGTAGAGAACGGTCTTATAGATAAGGCTAGAAGAGATTCTATAATAGGATATGAGTTGTATAGGGGCGATAGGACGTTGGATAAGAGCGTTATCGGAACTGGTCTGGCTTATGATATGTTTAAGTACGATGATCCCGACGGATCGGCTAACCTTTATCCTAATTACCCTTACAACGATTTGTCTGATGATATGTATATCTATAAGGATATTAATCGTGAGAAATTTATAACGCATCCGTTTAACAGGAAGGGTAATATCTGGTATTCATTCTTAAGCCCTGATATTGCCTTTAACAAGCCTGACGCTCCCACCGAGTGCCTTGTTGATGGTTATCAATTAGGTAAATCCTCCGGTATATTCAGGGAGGTGGAGGATCACCCTAAATGGACGATATTAGGGAGTAAGGCTTACAGTATGGCAACATCATTGGCTACGGTGGAGGCTATGGCTAATTTAATATCCGCTATAGCTGAATATACATATCAGTCGGCTTCACAACAATATGTCGGTGGAGGCGTGTTCTTTTTAGCCAACCCTGTCGGCATAGCGCTGACGGCTATCCGTCTGGCTACGGGTATCGCCAAGGCCACAGCCCAGTCCGTGGTGGATATAGGCAAGTACAGGTATCAGTGGTTAACGGCATTGATAGATAGGGGACCTAGACGGAACTATGCTTATTATTATACTTCTGTCGCTCATTATAATTTATTTTACCAAAAAATAGGGGAGTCAGAGTTACGTGGATTGTCAACGGCTAAATATATCAAGAGCGGATTATATCCGGTAACAGATATCTCTTCGCAAGGGGAGACCGTAGGCGGTAAGCCTATTATCATAAACAACCTCGATCGTGAGCACTCGTTATTCATGTCATTTGGTATGGATAAGTATATGCTTGAATATCCGGAATTGGTATCAAGTTACGATACCAGCCGTATTCAGGATGAATGTAATATTCGTAATGATGAGGTAGCTGGTATGACGCCTCATTTTATGACACGTGAATCTTTCGTATCCTGCCCCTATATGAGAATAAAGAAATATTCTCCGGCTCAATACGGGCAGATAGAGGATATTAGGTGGGTATCGTTAGGTGGTTGCGGGTTGATGGATAAGGATAAGCGTAAACCTGTTTTTGGAGGTGATGTATTTATATCAAGATTCTCACTTAAGAGGAAGATGCCTATGTTTTATTTGACTCAGTTCGGTCAGGGGGACATGATACCATTCCCTTATTATGATTATCGGAACATCGGGTATCCCCGTTATTTCGTTAATTACGACACCGGGGAGGATTATCTTAATAAGACCGATACGGATACCGGATCGCTATACTCTTTCCCTAGCCGGAAGAGCGCTTATGAGATGGTTTGCAAGACCGGAGATATGTATCTTAGCGGTCGTTTCTTCCTATATTTCTATGGCATACCTCAGTTCCTTGTGGAGTCTGAGATCAATTGCAATTTCCGTATAGCCGGGCCTGAGCCTTACGAGGGGTTCTATCCGGAGGTAGGGGATTATATATCATGGACTCAGGAGCGTAATGTCCCTATATCAAGGGATAATGTGTTTAAGATAAGTCCTGTGTATAAGAATCGATTTACGTTAGGTGGCAGGTCATTACCAGAGACGTATGATAGCAATTTTTGGGACTGCGCTTACCAAAGGCCCAACGGCGTCATATGGAGCACCGCCGACGTGTCGGAGAATGGCATGACCGATCCTTGGCTGTCGTACAAGCCTATGGATTACCATGAGTTCAAGACCTCTTTCGGGAAACTTATAAGCATGAAAGGGATAGAGTCGGATCAGATACTGGCTCGCTTCGAGAATCAGGTAGGGCTGTATAACGCCATAGACGTGTTGGCGGAGAGAATATCCCCGGAGAATAGCGAGCTAGGGACAGGTGGTCTTTTCGCCTCTCGTGGTATCGAGTATAATAATACGACGTTAGGATATTCCGGGACCCAGAGTCGGGATATGATCAGTTGCGAGTTTGGGCATTTTTGGGTCGATTTAAGGCGTGGTCAGGTGTTTAAGGTAGATTCTAATGGTAGGAATCTTACGGAGGTCACACCGGGGCTTAGAAACTGGTTTAAGGAGCATCTTCAGATGAAGATCATCCGTAGCCGGATATATAACGCTGATACGGACGCTGAGTTGTCTTATTATGATATCGATAACAAGTTCTTTGGTATAGGGCTATCCATGGGCTGGGACAATCGGTTCAAGAGGGTTCTGATAACCAAGAAAGATTATATACCGGTAGGGAATCCGAGCGAGTACCAATTCCGTGGCGGCCGGTTCTACAGGAACGGGCAGGCGGTGGAGCTACAGGACGCCAGCCATTTCACGGACGTCTCGTTCACCGTTGGATATAACTGCCTGAAGGGTGAGTGGAAATCATATTTATCCTACACCCCTGATTATTATATCGAGCACCAGCATTATTTCCAGTCTGGAAAGAACTACTCAAGTGAAAGTCAGGAGATAGGGTTATGGTCTCATGGATTGACCAACCAATCGTATCAAGTATTTTACGGTAAGCTATATCCGTTCGTTATAGAGGTACCGGTACGTGAGCAGTATGTGAATAAGATCCTCACGAACTACCAATATAGGATGGATGCCAGAAGGTATCAGGATGAGGTTAATTACCAAATTCTTAGGACTACCGGATTCAATAAGGCATGGTTTTATAACGATACCAACAACAGCGGTGAGCTTCGGATGGTTATCGCTGACAAGAACGATATGAGCCAGCGGTTAAGGTATCCTGTAACCAATGACGATAGCCGTGAGATACTGGTGACGGAGGTTGATCAGAAGATAAATATAAATGACTATTTTAACGAGGTCAAAGACGATACTAATAACCTCCCGGTATGGATCAAGGATGTGAATGACATTGACCGGAAGATCGACCCTAGGGCTGTCGATTATCATCGGAGGTGGCGTGATCGTCTTCGTGGCGATTGGTTCTTGGCAAGGTTCGTGAATGACATTGAGAGCCGGTTCAAGATGATAGTAAGATGGTTTAGTAATGACGAGAAAATTTATTGATTTATTAACATATGGGGGGGGGTATTTGCCACCTCCCCTTATATACTAAATGACATGGAAGATTTTATTGGTAAGTACAATGGAGGTCAAATAGACAGTAGGCTTGATAAGGTCAAGGATATGGTTGGTGCCACGGCGTCCGAGGCTGGCGCTTCGGGATTAGTGCCGGCTCCTGCTAAGGGGGATGAGGGTAGGTTCCTTTGTGGTGATGGTACGTGGAAGGACGCAGTAGCTAAAAGTGATGATGAGGATGCTTTTTTAGCTATCATCTCACAGCTTGCAGGAGATAAATCTACTACTTTGCCTCAATCTCAATATAATACTATAAAGTCGTTGTTTGATGGTAGTTCTACGTCCAATGTCAGGATGATAAGACCTAACAATTCTTTTGTGGAAGCGTTAGGTGGCGTGAATATTAATGATTTGATGGTTTTTAATGATCAATGGAATGATTGTATCACTATTTATATCAGCGCTTCAAATAATCCCCTTAATATGGGATTTTTAGATGTATCTATATCTGTTTACCCTAATTTGAATGTTGAATATATTAATTCTTCTTTAAATATAGCATCATCAGATAACACTGAGATAGTTATTGTAAGGTCTTTTGGGAATACAGAAGATAATATAGATTTTGATAATCAGCTTCATCTTAAGTTGAAAGGGACTGGGAATAAAGCATTGATGGATAATGGGTTATATCAGGATATAAGAGGTATAGACATATCAAGTTATCTATTACAACCTGGTACTATTGATATAGTATCATCTATAACCAAATCAAAATATGATGATATAAAAAGTTATATTCTAAATAATGATCATATGTATCTTTCCCGGGTGATATCTGATTCCGGTTTTACGACGGCTTTTAATTCAGATATCATAGCAAGTTATATTTATGATGCCGCTTATTTGGTATTTTTTGATCCGAATTCTTCAAAAATAAGTAAGATAAAAATTAATTATGATACTTATGAGGTAAGTACTATTGTAATTTAAATATTTGATGTTATGGCAGCAGGGAAAACTAGCAGTAAAAAGAAGGGCAAATGCCCGAAATCAGGATGTATCAAGAAAGTAGGGAGTGATTGGCGAGTGGTCAGTAACAAGACTGGTAAATTATGGCCGGCTAAGTACAAGTCTAAGGAGAAAGCTAAAGGAGCCTTGGCTGCTTATCACATGCATTAGCGTATAAACGGGTACATGATTTATTATGTACCCGTTTCGTGTTTTTAGGCTTATGATATTATGGTTATCTTTGTGAAAAAACGTGATTTATGGCTAAGAAAAATAGACCGGAGGAGATTCCTTCATGGATAAAGGATTTGTATAAGGAAGATCTTGATCGTGTTGTAAGAGGTGAGCGTCCCATGTATTTTAGGGGTATGAATGATGGTCCTTTAAAGAACGTATCCCCGGAGTTTGATGTCCTTAGCGGAGGAGCCGCAGTTAAAGGTATGAATGGGATAAGAGGTACGTTGTCCCCGTTGAATAACGGTATGGGTAATTATAATTTCAGCATCAGGGGTATAAATAAGAAGATAGGTGAGCTGGTTGACGAGGCGGGATTATATCTACCTGAGAAATTAAGGCCTGTATATCGGACTGTGGTGGATGCTATGTCGAGTTCCAAGGATAAGGGGTTGGGTCATATCATGCAGCCGTTGGCCAACGCCCTGTACCCGGCGGACGAGCGGCGGAACCGGCGTCTGGAAGGGGAACATCCCGTTGGTTATGTGGATGCCATAGACGGCATATGGCCTAGGGAGAAATATGGGTTATGGGGAGAGAAGATTGAACGGAAAGCTGATGGAGGAGAGATGTATACCGTATCTAAAGGCGATACTCTTTGGAGTATAGCCAAAAGATTGGGATTATCTTTAGACGATATTATATCGTGGAATAGGGATATCCCTGATATCAACAAGATACAGATAGGTGATAAGATAAAGGTTTCAGACCCATCGCTGTCAATAGAGAAAGAGGATCATGATTTGATGGATATAATATCCAGGGAGGCTGAGATCAATAAGATGAGCGATGAGGATATAATCAAGAGCGTCGATCATAAATCTAATTATGCTATTGTAGATAAGAAGAATAAAAAACTAACGGTTTATTCACCGAGCGGGGATATTCTTTATAGCACTAATAATATAGGTGTAGGTGCTTCTGGCGATGATTATAATACCTATACCAAGACGACGAAGGATAAAAAACTTATCGCCGGAGCTGGAAATATGTCTACTCCGGCCGGCATAACAAGAGTGTCAGGTATAGGCGAGTATCATGGCCAGAAATCGTTCCAGAGAGCCAGGTTTGATCCTAAGACAGGCAAGTGGGATCATGATATATCGTCATCTATGCATCATGAGGCTTCTGCTGGAAGAGGATCTAATGGGTGTATCAGGCTTCTTGGGAATACGGGGAATGAGCTGTATAATTTTATAAAGAAGGGTGATTTTATTTATACACTTCCGGAGAAAGAGGGAAGTAGGTTTGTCGTTCGTGAGGGGTCGCTTAATTATATAGCGGATAACCCTTATGGCGAGGATTCCGGTGAGAAGAGACTTTGGGATGATTATAATGTTCATATAAACAAGGATTTTAGGCCATTGAATATAAGCGTAAAAAATAGTGATATATCTCCTGATATCTTGCCTAAATGGATTTATAACGCTTATGACTCAAAGAATGGCGTCAATTCTAGCAACGCTTTCCTTGGTGTTATATCAGCCATTGATAATATAGCCAAAATGGATAAGCTGGGCAATATAAAGGAATATAGCGACGCTATATCATATAACAAGGAACGTATCATGAGTGAGTTCGATATCGATAGCTACACTTATGATAGGATGGCTATGCTTGCCATGGGTATCGCCGAGCAGGAGACTAAGTTTGGTGTATCCGCAAGATATATAGGGAAACAAGCTATCGGTGATCAAGGCGTTGATATAGCCAAGAGATTCAGGTCGTTGTTAAATGGTAACGGATGGAATGACAGGTCTTATAACTCGAAGGGTATAACACAGATAAAGATAGAAGGTGATAATGATGAGACAAAGAAGATATATAATAAGTTTGGTATAGATAAGGAGAATATCCTAAAGCCATATAATTCAGGTATAGCTACCATGTTGCGTTTGGCGTCTATATACAAGAATGAGGTTGTCGGTCGTGGCTTTAAGGATAATAAAGGTAATGATATAGACAAATTCGACGCCTTGCTTTATAAATGGATGGGTAAGGGAAGGTTATTGAATAACGGCAAGGCTTCTCCTGATGATAATGATTATATCAATAATGTAAAGAAATATATTGGCAATTTTGATTTCAAGGTTAAATATAAGGATGGTGGGCCTATTGGTGATGATCCGTTGTATGTAAGACAGGATGTATCTGATAAGGCTTCGTATTTAAAAGATATCTTAGGTAATGCCATAAGAAGAAGATTGTACGAGAATGTCACTCCCGATGTGGTGGCTTCAAATGCTAGCCTTCCTGACAAGGTCAATGAGTTTATATATGGCAGAAACGGGAAGGCTAACGTTGATGAATATAGCGATCAACTATGGGCGAGATTTTTATCTCAACCTAATAATCTAGATGGCAATAATAAGGAGATACGGATTCCTGATAATGTCATTACTGATATTGAGAAGATGTTCAATCGTGACACTAAGGATGAGATAAAGAGGTTAGATAAGAAAATACATGATACGGAGCAAGAAATATATGGCTCTGATAAGCCGGCTACAGATGATGCTTATGGTAGGCTGAAGCTTTTGAAAAAGTCTAGAGAATGGGTAGATGTTTTTGAGAAGAATCGTAATTCGGTAAGATCTGGAAAGCCTACGGTTTTTTCTGAATACGATTTTTATCCCGAAGCTGCTGGTGATCTTACCCCATTGTCAGGATTTGGTAATTTTACAATTTATAGGCGTCCGGATGGAAGGTTAGGTGTCTATGACGTATACGATTTTCATGGTGACGATCAGGAATTTCCTGTAAACGTAGCCACAAATGTACTAGACGCTATAGGCGATAAGTTTGAGGAGAGAGGGTCGTTTGAGGATCATAATCCTCTTCTGGAAAGCGGGAAGGATGCTCTTATCCGTAACGCTATTATGTCTAAGAATAAGTTGGAGGATAAGGAGGATGGAGGTCCGGTAAATACAGAACGAGATTATGGTGCCGGTAAATACGTTATTGATCCTAGTAGATCAGAGGATAGTAAGATGGTTGTGTATGATGAGATATGGGACTATCTGACAGAAAAGAAAGGGATACCACAAACTCAAGCTATCGGCATCCTATCGAACATCGCCGCCGAGTCCGGAGGGGACACCGAAGCCCTAGGAGCCGCCGGTGATTTTGGCATCCAACAATGGCTTGGACCGAGGAAGAAGGAGCTACAGCGCAGGTATGGGAAGAAACCGACATTGACACAGCAGTTGGATTATCTTGTGGATGAGTATCAAGGTCGTGTACCGGGGCTAGGCTGGAACTACATGAACCAAGGCAAGTTCTTTGATAAGGACGCTCAAGGCAATGTATATAATTATTATATGTATTCAAAGGCTGATTTTGATAACGCTACCAACTACAAGGACGCTACCGTGGCATGGAATCAAGGATACGGTAGGCCTCTTGGATCGACCTTGAGAAATGAGAAGAGATTTGAGTTCGCTGATATGTTCGCTAATAGGTATGGTGTCCCGGAGAACGAGCCAATGAGATACGAGTTCGGACAGCGGGATTCGGGCACGGGGGACGGAGGTCAGCAGCCCGTACCTGAGACGGTAGCCCCTGCCGATCCTTCTTTGGCTTCTCGTCCTACCATTGATAGTTGGTGGGAGAAGGAGGGTCAAGATCTGTTATATAAGATGCTAGCTCAATCTGGCGCTAACAAGAAAGCTATAGAGGACATCGCCAATAATATTAAGAATGATCCTCAATCGGAGGCGCAGATAGCGGAGGCCGAGCGTATGCGTAGGGAACAGGCGAAAAGGAAGTTGGTGCTTAATATGATACCGGGGTTAAGTCTTAACATAAAAGGTATGAGTAGAACTCAAAATTAATACTACATTTGTGAAATTATTAAACGTTTTAGATATGAAAAGATTATTATTTTTATTCGTTATGTTATTGACGCCATTCGCTTTGATGGCGCAAGAGGTAATTCCATCAGATGGGACTATCACCATCGATCTGACTACCTTTACCGGCATTATGGCTTTCGTTACGATGTCAGCCACTCAGCTAGCTAAGGTGGTTCCGTATATCGACACCCATAAGTGGGCTAAGATCCTATCGGCTGTAGTTATCGGCATGCTGGTATGTATCCTGGCTTGGGTTCTTCAGGTATCCCCGTTGTTAGTAGGGAGTGAATGGTGGGAAGCTCTGTTGTATGGGGTGGCTGTCGGGCTTAGCGCTGCTGGCTTCTATGACTTGGTGAAAGCGATAGGTTCGTTATTTGTGAAAAGGATCTAGCATCTTGTAATTATTTGAGATATGTAAAATTTCAAGATTTTATTATCTATAATATAAGCTATTATATTTTGTAATAATATTAGTATTGCTTATATTTGTGCGCCTACCTACTCATCACGAGCGGATAGGCGCATTTATTAATTTAAAACTTTTGGTAAAGGTATGAAAAGTAATTTGATTTTATCATCAGAGAGTAGGGAATTATTAGGTAGGAACATTTCTGTTATGTCCAAGGACGGGTTTGTATGCATAACGGAAGTTATGGAAGCCTTGAATGAAAAACGTAAATCTATGGGGTTGGAGTCTAGAAGGCTTGATCATTTGTTTGCTACTAATGGATTTCAGGAAAAGATGAAAGCTCTTGTTAGGGAGCTGAGTATTAATGATATATGTAATGTAAGAAATCTTACGGTACAAAACCATGAATTGAAAATCAATAAGATAACCGATCTCAAGAAATACGGAATGGCTTACCGAAGAGGAAAGGGGGAGGGTCAGAAATGGTATGTAAATCCGTATTTTTTTGTTATGGTAGCATTGGAATTGGATCCAGAGATATACGCCAAGGTGATAATATGGTTGCATGATGGATTCATAGAGGACAGGAATGCCGCTGGCGAGGCTTATATCAAGATGAGTTCGGCCGTCGCCAGGTTGGTTAGTGACAAGGGTCAGTTGTCTGATAAGATATCAAGGGTAGCTAAGGCTATTAATTTTATCGTCTTTAACAAGCATGAGAGTGGGATAAGGAATACGGCTACAAAGAATCAGTTAAACGACATAGTAGCTGTAGAGAATGTTATCACCGGGGTTATAGATGGTGGTTTTATAGATACTTATGATAAACTTATAGATTATCTTGGTCATGAGTGGAAAAAGAAATGGGGCAATCCTGTTATGTCTTTAAAGGATTAGTATTAAAGAGACTCGTCATTGTAAAATGATGAGTCTCTGTTTTTTTAAATTATCTTTGTGTCAGAACGAAATTAATTTGATATGGGCAAATATGTAATCAAGAGGAAGATACCTAAATATCAAGAAGCCGGTGAAGTCGGTTCATATATGCTTGGCAATATGGATGGTATACAGGGGTTAGGTATAGAACCTTTGGTAAATACCAACCAAGGATTACCCGCATCGGTCAATCCGTTAGGAATATATTCTATGGATACGCCTGACCGGTTGAGGAATAAATATGATACCGCTTTTGATCAGAAGGATATGTTTCCGGCTAGTTTCAAGGGTAGTTTGCAACGTATAGCTGAGAATTATCAGGACAATGCTATTACATTTAATAATGTGACTGTTAATGATGTTGATAAGTCTAAGACCGGTTCAGGCGAGACGGATGTTTTTGATTTTACCACCATCCCTTACTATGGCGCTGATGATATAGGGTCTAGATTCACTCAGATGGGTCGTGGTATAGGGCGTATGAGAAGTGAGGGATATGGAGATTTATCCACTGGGGCTAAAACAGCTAATACGATAACCACCATAGCCTCAGGAATTAGTGGTATCATGGGATTGGCTCGTAACGTGGTTTCTGGGATAGCGTCAGAGAAAGGTACTCGTACTAATATCAGGTTGGCTCAGGAGCGTGAGGCCAGACAAAGAAGGCAATCCCAGATGCAGTACAAGGATGGTGGGGGTGTTTATCTAGGGCCTAATAATAGGTTCGATAGCGGAAGCCTTACCGGTGAGTACCTGTATCCGTTACCTAAGTCAATGGAAGATCAAGCCAATGTGGAGATCGAGAAAGGTGAGTACGTGACGCAGCCCGGGGAGGCGCCGATGGAGGCTATGGGGCAGAAGCACGCCGATGGTGGAACCCCCGTTTCCTTGGAGCAGGGAACGAAGGTTATTACCGACGACACAACCATAGAGCCGGATTTCGCTAAATACATCAGAGATACGTATGGGATCAAAGCCACGCCTAAGGATACGTATGCTACGTTAATGGACAGGTATAAGGCTAAGATCGGTCTTAAATCGGCTTACGATGATCAGAAAAAGGCGCTGGAGAAGCTGAAGAAAAACGATAAGATAGATGACGAGAATACAAGGCGTTTAAACGCCTCTGTATTATCTAAGGCTATAAATGATAGTAACGATACCGTTAATGGCTTAGAGGGAAGATTTACGGACTTCGCTAATGTCATATACAAGGAGCAGGAAGACCGGAAGATGAAGAAGGATGAGGATACGTATTTCGCCAAGGGAGGTGAGATAGATAACATCATATCCAGATCCATGAAAGAATACGGTCTTACGGAGGAGGATATAGCTGAGGCTAAGAAAGAGCTGCTTAAGAAAGTGGCTGGTATTCGCCAGAAGATGGAGATAGGAGGCACGTCTTTGTTCGGTCGTAAATTAACTTTCCGCCCGATCGAGAATAGGTTCAACAATGATCCTAACTATTTCGGTTATCAGCGCCAAGGAACTGATGGCTCTTATGGAGGTATTAATACGGATGAGAGGTTGAATTATTATAAGACATTCAATCCGGTCGCTTACGATGCTTATATGGGAGCTTCAGAGGGCACTAGGGCTAGGGCGTTGCAAGACGCTATCTACGGTCAGACAAGTAGCTGGATGGGCTTGGCTACGGCTGAGAACCCGATCATCGCCAACGCCGAGGCGCTTCGGGATTACACGACGCTCGTTTCCTTTGGCGGTGAGGATAGTCAAGGTAATTACCCGGAAGACAAGAAAGCCGCATATCATGATAGGATGAGAGACAATAAATTAGGTTTGTTTACCACATCTCGCCCTATGATCGGTCTAGACGTTGTTACAGAGGAACAGCATAAGGCTCTTAACGACGCTGGTATCACTCATTTCAGTCAACTGTTTTCTGGCAAGAATAAAGATATCGTTAATAAGATCCTTGGCGAGGATATGCTTAAGATGCAGGCATTGAGATCCATGAAAGGAATGGAAGGTCTTGATTTTATACTTGACCCTCATAAGGTGGCTCCCGGTCCTATGGATATAGGTGATGTGGAGGATCCTGATGTTAAAATGGATACGCCTGAGCTGATTGATCCCAATACACTTCCTAAGACCAACACAAGTGCCGGTAAGTCGAACGGCGGCAATGGAGGCAGGAATATAGTAGGTGGTGGTCTTGACTTTCCTGAGGTGTTCAGGATGACTCCGGGAGCCGTGACAACGGAAGGTCTGGAAAGACATTACGCTCCTACCGTGGACCCGGTGTTGAGATCGGCTGATCAGTATATGGTTGAGGCTAATCGTGCTTTCCAATCACAATTGGATCAGATGGGTAATGTCCCGGATTCCCAGAGAGGGGCTTTATCTTCCAATTTACAGGCTATCATGAGTTCCAATATAGGTAAGTATATAAATGAGGTAGAACAAGGGAATGTGGCTCAAAGGACTTGGGCTGATAATGTCAATTCTCAATCATGGGCGAATACTTACGACAAGAACATAGCCCAACGTCAAGCTTATCAACAACGGATATTGCAGGGGTTGGCTATAAATGACGAGAACTGGGCTAGGTATTTCGATAGCGTCAATGATGAGATCCAGCAGAAGTGGAACACGGCTACGACCATGAATACATTAAGATCTATATTTGGGGATGTTAAGATTGGCCCCAATGGCCAGTTGATTGCAGATCCTCAAGGAGATATATTGAGTTATAGGAGGTTATATCCCGCTCAGGAAGTAACTAAAAGCAAGAAAGGATAAAGGATGGCTTCACAATACAGTATATTAAGGAATTACGGTAAGTACGTATCACCCTACAACATGGATGTCATGATGCAGGGTATGGGATACATGCAACAGAAGATAGATACGAATCGGCAGGCTATAAACGAGTATGCTGATTATATCATCAATTCTGATATTATAAAACCTCAGGATAGGGAATATCTTCAGAATAGGTTAAATGGATTGATACAGGATGTGAATAACGTGTATCGTAAATCCAATCTAGCTTCTGATGGTATAGCTAGAAGCATACAAGCCCGTCTTGGAGAGGCTTTAGATACCCGTGTATTGAACGCTATCGCCGGTACCAGGGAGATTCGGGCTTTCAGCGAGAAGATGGAGGATATGAAGCTAAATAATCCTAAGATGTATAGGCCTATCAATGAGGCTGAGGCTTTCGCCGATGCCGTGGCTTGGATGAATGACGGTCAGGTAGGGACACGTCTTAATCCTATACATTATACCCCTTATACGGATTATCACGCTGAGATTGATGAGAAGATGAAGAACTTCATCTCCCTTAATAAGGGAAAGAAAGTCAATGTGCCGGTAGTTGACGCCAATGGTAACAGGACGGGGGAGATGCGTGAGATGTACATAGATGAAATGAGTTACGCTCAGGTCAGGGATATAGCTATGGCTTCCATATCTGAGAACGGTAAGGCTCAGATGCAGTTAGAGGGAAGATATATGGCTAGGACAAACCCTGATTTATTTAACGTCCAAAGCACGTCTGATTTCTTAAAAGGATATATTGATGATTTTAGCGCCAAGGAAGAGTCTATACGTGCCAAACTCAAAGGGGTAGGTAACGATAAGATAAAGAAGGCTAAGCTGGAGTCGGAGTTGGCTGATATCACCAAGCAGAAAAATGATTTTCTGGAGGAGGCTGAGGGCGTTATCGGCAGCAACTACAGCCCGGAGCGGGCCGGCATGTTCATGGTACGGCAGCAGTTCCTTCGTGGTGTCGGATTGAGATGGTCTTATAATAACTCATATGAGACGCTGGGCGTAGATGAGTATTACTTTAAGGCTAACCAACAGATGATGGAAAGAGCTAGGTTTAACGAGACAAAGAGGCATAATCTGGCTATGGAGAAAGCCGCTTTAATGAAAGCCAGTAAATCGGGTGAATCCGGTGGTGATGGTGGTGGTAATAATACTGTTGGGCCTACGGTGGTTACGAAGAGCGATAATCTTGATGACGTGAATATAAGTGATGAGTTCATGAACGGATTTACGGCTAATGAGAAGGCTGTTAATGCTGGTATGAATAGCTTTGTTAAATCACTATCAGATGACGCCAAGAGAAAAATTAGCGCATGGGCGTCCGATCCTGAGAATAGTAATGTTGTCAAGAATATGAGTGATGATCAAGTCATCATGACTTATTTCAAGGCTAATGGCGGGTCTACGAATACGCTTCTTGATTACAATGGCAAGGACAGCTATATAAAGCTTCTTGGGTTAAACAACCAAAGGAATAAGTATAATAGGATCAATGAGGGATTCAATAAGGCTGAGGACGCTGTCTTGGATGGAGTTGATGCTATAGTCGAGAGAGAAGCTAGATCTATTACTGGATCTGGAATTGATATTAGTTATGGATATGGGACGTTTGATCTTGGAGATATTGTAGAAGAAGGGCATTTGGCTTTTTCTCATGAAGCCATAAAAGATATATCGTTAAAAGATTGGGCCAAATTATCCGCATATAGCTCTATCCTTAGTAATAGTGTAGAATTTATTAAGATGGGTAATGACCCTACGCATCCAGTATCATATAAAGGTGTGAGTCTTGGAAGTGTTAATTCTGGAGAAGCGTCAGTAGTCCTAGGAAGAATAAATGATCTTATGGGAACCTCCTTAACATTGGATGATATACAGTTATTAGCTAATATGGGGGCTGGTCATTTTTCTACATCTGATTTATTTAAAAAGAATCTAAGTGAAGGGTTGAGTAATTATAACGAGAGGAATGCCGTTGTTGCTACAGCTATATATGATGAGATAAATAAAGAGAATGGGGATGTACTTAGGCATAAATGGAGCCGTGGCGATTTAGGAAGACTTGCTAGCGACGCTAAACGTGCCGGTGAGGATTATCTAAGACAATATCGTCATGAGTACGCTGAGCGTGAGTATATCTTCTCTGGTGATTATCCGTCTAAAAGCAAAGCTGAGTATGATTATATAAAGATTAGTGATCTATTCACTCGTGGTGGTGGTTTTATCCCCAAGGATGAGGATAATGCCAATAAGAAGATAACGTTTACTATATCTCCTATAGGTGATGGCAATTATCAGATCATTGGTAATAATGGAGGTGATGGAAGATCTGTTGTTGAGGTAAGTGAGGCAGATCTAGCCGCCAATGACCTTACTTTTTATAAGGAGGATGTAAGTATCCCATCCGAGACCTACGACTCTGGTGTTGTATCTATATCGTTTGCCAATTCAAGCGATAACGCTTATGGGAAGATGGCCAAGGCATTGCAGGTAGCTCCTGTGGCTTATGCCAGCGGAGCTAAGGATATGACAATGCCTTATATAGATATGTTCACGAATATAAATGACGGTAATATCAGGAAGAATCAGATGATGATCGCTACCGATGTGTTATTTGATAACGCTTCTATGTATGAGTTAAGGGCTTCCGGATATAAGTATAATAATGGTTCCTCTGGGATAAATGTTGATATATACAGCAAGGGAGGAGCAAGGGATGGCGGTACTCCATTATACTCAATTGATCTGGATGGCGTTAATTATGCTGATGAGGTAGCTAGAAAAATTGATTTCAGCCCTCAATATTATTTGGTCATGGCATGGCAACAGATACTTAGCAAGGAGAATGAGGTATATTGGAGAAGTGAAGGTAGATCTACTACTGATGATTTTGAAAGCTTCATCTCGCCTATAGCTAGTATGATCGATCAGGAGATAAGAAACAGGAATAACGGAAATAGTGGAAATAATGGAAATAGTGGAAACCAATAATAACGCTCCCAGTGGAAGGGATCTTGCCAACAAATACGGGTATCCTACTATGAGCGTGGATAATATAAAGGCTGTTGGATCGGATCCCTATAATATACCGGATCGTGACTTACCTCCGGTATTGGATCCGTATTCTGCTTCCGAGAGATCAAAGTCCCAGATACCGTCATTATCAGAGAGGATCAAGAATACGGTAAAGACTAATTATTATGATAACATGAAGCATATGTCCCCTTTGGGGTATATGGCGTCTGATCAGAGCTATAAGGGTAGGTTTAATCTTACTGGACCGGAGATATCGTTAGAGGATTCAAGGTATCGATTAAGTAGTGGAACGTGGATACCCAAATACGAGTCTTATATACCCGGTGTAGATAATGATACACGTCTATCAAAAACCCAGAGTAGGACTGAGAAGTGGATGAGAGGATTGGGTAAGCTTGCCGGAAAAACCGCCTTGTACGGATTAGGAGGCGTTATCCAGCCTTTTTATGGTATTTATGCCGGAGTATCCAAAGGTAATTTCAATGCTGTTTTTGATAATGATTTCACTAGATGGTTAGATGATCAGGATAAGAAGATGGATTATGGTCTAGCTCATTATTATAATCGAGAGGAGCGGGACATGAACTTTCTTCAAAGTATGACTACGGCTAACTTCTGGTCTAATGACTTTCTGTCGGGTCTGGCTTTTACCGCTGGCGCCATGTTATCATCCGCCGTATATTCCGGGGCCGGTCTGATGAACCTTGCTCGTACCGGAGCTAGGGCTGGGGTGGCTTTAGCTAGGATAGGCAAGGCCGCTTCGGACACCAAGAAAGCATTCGGAGCTTACCTTAGGGCCGCCCGTATAGGGCAGAGGGTAGGCAAGGGGCTGGATGCCGCCCTATTTCTTGGTACGTCTACCTCATGGGAAGCTTCAGTGGAAGCCAGAAGTATGTTGATGGAGGCCGAGGAGAATTTCAGGCAATCTTATCGTAACGCTTACGGGAGGGAAGTCCCGTATGAGGAGCTTATGAGGTTCAGGGCTGACAATGCCAATGCCGCTAACGCCGTATTCGCCGCAAACGTCGGCATATTGTCATTCTCCAACATAGCTATGTTCGGTGATATGTTTGGCATGGATCTGGGCGTGGATAAGTTCATAAAACGCAATATATTTGGCGTAGGAGCCGAGAGAATGGATAACGGTGCACTAAGGGCTATAACACCAAAGAAATGGCAGAAAATAGCTGGTAATACGTTTAATATCATCAAGCGACCGGTATCTGAGGGTTTGTTCGAGGAAGGTCTTCAAGGTGTGTCCAGCAAGTCCGCGGAGGATTGGGTGGAATCAAGATACAATCCCATGGCTATTCGCCAGAATATAGGTTATATGGAGGCTATAAAGAACGGGTTCAAGGAGACTTACGGATCTAATCAGGGCTGGAAGGAGATCGGCATCGGTATGATTATCGGATCGGTTATGGGTGTAAGAAGCCTTGGAGGTATAAAGGAATGGAGTCAAGATATGTCCCGTAACAAGGGAATGGTGGAGGCCTATAACACCAATGCTGGCGCCTTGACCTCGGCGGCTGTCCAAGCTATTCGTGGCAGCATGGCCCTGAACGCTCAATTATCAGGCTTGAGTACGGATAATAACGCTGACGATATACCTAATTCTAGAATCGTAGATAAGACTTTTAGTGACGCCGTATTCAACCGTCTTCGTTATGATCAGGAAATGGGGATGTTAGATGATACCAAGGAGAATTTCAAGACAGTCATCGAGTCTATACCTAATAGCGATATAGCCTCTGATATGAATATGACAGATGAGCAGGTAAATGAGTATAAGTCCAATCTTGTTGGCGAGTTCAATAAGAAGGTTGATAATTTTACTATGGCTAGTAGATTTGCCGACTCCCTTACCGATGGTATATCCAATAGATCATTTAACACCTACATCTCTAACATGGCTTATAACGGTCTTGAGGCTAAGGATAATTTGGATGATATCGCTAATCAGTTAGGAAGGATATACAATACGGATATAGGCCCCGCTTTAGATATATATTCTCGTCTTAATCCTGATTCGAGTAGAGATCTTGAGAAACTCAGGAAGCTTACAGATGATATACAGAAGATGGAGAAGAATGTTTTGAAGCTTCAGCAGAGTATCACGTCTAAGGAAGCTCTTGAGTCTGATAAGGTCAAGTTAGCCAAGGAGAATGATAGACTTCTTAAATTGACGGAGGATAGGATTGCTTTGGAGAGGAGATTAGCTACGTTAGTTAACTCAGAGACAGATATATCTAAGCTGTTATTAAACAGGAATGAATCAAGGATCAGCGCCGCCGATCTTATGGCAGCTTATGAGACTATAGTTGGTTTTGAGAATGCTGTATCTATCCGTGGGGTTGATAATTATAAAGAGGCTATGGCGTTGCTTAGCGAGTATCGTCATAATCTTGTGGCTTATAAGAATATAAATGAGTCTCTTCGCCGTATGCGTGATAGGAGATTCATACGGTCGCAAGAACGTGGGTTCATGAAGATCTTGTCAAACGTATGGGGAAAGACTTATGAGGAGGATAATAGTAAATATGATTTCAGGAATACCGATGATCCTGATGCTAATTCCCTTTATGCCAATGATCAGGCCATAGATAAGGCTTATCAAGATGGTCTTATAGGAGAGGACGAGGCATTTATGTTCAAGACCTATAATCATATGATCGCCAGATCTATGGAGAATGACATCAAGGCCGATGAGGGCGGTATCGTTGAGAATGTACCTGATAATGAGGATATCATAAATCCTTCTGATGATAGAATCAATAATATAGCTATAAAGATATGGAACGGTAATGAGGATATCTTATCTCCTAGGGAGAGGCAGATATATGATAATAATAAGGATCGTATCAATGATCTTGTAAATGGGTTTGGCGATAATCCTATAGCTAGGCTTAATAAGATTAGGTCAATGATAGATAGGTTAAATACCAACGATAACGTCTTAAATAACATCAGAGATACTATTGATGATATCATAGATATAAACATTAATGGTCTTGATCAGGATCAGGTTAAGGGGGCTATACAGACTTACAATGATCTTATGAATGATATTGACAACGGGAATGAAGTTGATCAGGATAAACTTAATGAGGCTATTGATATTATCAATAATTATTCTGATGATCCTCTTCTTCAATTCGTGGAATGGATGAGGCTGTATGATAATGGAAGTATGGTTGTCAAGGATTACGATAAGTCTATACCTATGGGTGATGTTCTCACGGAGAGCGAACCCGGGACATCCACCGGCAGGACGGAGGTCAACGCCGCCCAGAATCCGGTGGTGTTGATGGCTCAAAAGAGGGAGATCGGTGGGGTCATGTATTATGAGGTAGGAGGAATGAGGCTTGACAGGTTTATGGACGGTCTTGGGCTTAAAAGATCTGATGCCACTGATACTGATGATGGAAGGGTGATGGATTTCACCAACGGAACCGACATATTTACTGTTATAGAGTCGAATAACCACTCAAGATGGATGATTAGCGAGGATGACGCTCAGGCTTTCGAGAACGCTACCGGTGTCATACTGGGGCGGCAGACCGCCTTATCGACCTCCAATTGGTTCATGGTGTATCGCAAGGGGCAGGATGGGTCTATTGTCCCTTATTATACGGGTGATACGTTTGGGTCTAACAACGAGTCGGTGAATCAGGAAGCAGCGGCTAGCCTTCGCAAGGGTGATATGGTAAGGTTTAAGATGGATATGTCAGATCCATACACCAAGGGACTGTATGATAAATACAATAGACTTAACGCCGTTGATCCTAATTCTGATGAGACTAAGTCGGCTTACAGAGAGCTGGTTGATAATATGGTTATTAAGATCGTGGATAGTGATGGTAATTTTGTCTCGGTGCTAAAAGCCAATGATCCAGACTCAAAAGGGAGTAACGCTGATTTAAGGAGTATGGCCTTTGAGTTGTATAGGGATAATGTGGGATCTGTCGCTGGCGAGATTGATATACCGTTCGTAGGCGCAGTCACCAGTGTTTTGCCAGGAAGACCTAATTTTAGCATAAGTGATGATAATGGTACGTTGATGGTATCCGAAAATGACTTTACCAATGAGACGGTTGGTAAGGTCGAGAGCGTAGGATATATAGAGAACGGGGAGGTTACGATGAGAGATAATATTAAGTATAACATATTCCCGTTCTGTACGGCTATCGTTAGGGACAAGTATGGTAATTATAAAAATTCGCGTATCCCGGTTGTAGCTATAAAGACAGGAAATGGAAGAAATTACCTGTACCCCGTAAGATTGAAAAATCAGGATATATCATCATTCTCATCCATGATCGGATCGATGGCTGATAGGATTATGGAGGGTCTAGGAGGTGGCGTAAGTATTGATGATATAATGGGTCTTAATAACGCTATAGCCAGATCCGGGTTGGATAATAAGACATATATGATTCCGTTGACGGGAGACGTGGATGTTATCAAGAAACGGCTAGGGGCTGTCAAGGAAGCGGCTAGTAAGATGCCTATGACTACTGACGTAAGAGGATGGATAGGCGATTCCAGGACTAAGGAGGATATTTTGATGAATGACGTTACGATCAACATTGATCTTAATAATGATCCTTTCATAGCTCCTAAGTTCAGGATGAGTATTAGGAGGGATGAGACGTTCTTCGAGGATACGGAGACCCCGTTCGTCAACCCGTCTGACCTCCAATCGGGGGCCGCCTCGCCTGCGAAGGCTGCCGAGGACAAGTCTTTGGCTTCCGAAGGTAATATAGTATCGGGAGAAAAAGAAGCCCATGATCCTTGCTAAATAAATTATCTTGATTTATCTTTGCGGTGTCAGTCCATCACCTGACGAGTAAGATATTTAAAAGTTGGTCCCTGCCGGGTGTGTGATGGCCCCGGTGGGGACTCTTTGTACCATGCAATTAGATTCTTTTTTACACCGGAAAATTATGCAAGACCTACGCATCCAGCGAGTGAAGGTCTTGATGATGTTATACACCAGTCATTATTTTGTCAATAACAGACAAAGGCAGTTGCTTGACCATACATACGCTTTAAGCAGAAGTCAGGCTTTCGATTATATGACGGAGTTCAATAAAAGACTTAGCGATAAGATAGGTATAGAATGTACGATGGATATTCTTCTACCTACCGATGATGATAATGCTAATATCATAATCGAGTACAATGGCATCATTAAGAGGTTGATGAGGGAGGCCGAGAAGCTGGAACTTGACACTGACGCCATTAAGGAAATGATGCGTGATCTTCTTAATGAGTTGAAGGATGATATTGATCTTAATATCCTGATATTTGACGTAACCCAGTTACTTATAAAATACAATCTATTTAGGTTGGATGCCATAACCGAGCGGGAGTTCAAGGACTCTTTCGTCAGGATGGATAGTAGGAATATGGAGATAAAGAAATTAACTTTATCTGATATCAAGAAGGTGGTGATGATGATAGAGGATAGGTATGATTACGCTTTATATATGACAGAGGAATGCGATTGATTACATTTTTTGTAAAAATATCTCCTATTTGTTTGTTGTTTTAAAATAAGTGTCTATATTTGCGGTGTCTATCCGTTGCTAGACCAGAAGAAGATATTAATATCGCTTAGGCGTAGGCGATAAATGAGAGCTATCAGTGGAGTAACGGACGCTGGTGGCTCTCGTTGTTTTATATTATGAACAAAGATCATATTTTGGGGTTGTATGATGATTTAAGTCATTTTTGCCAAACAGGGAAATTGAAACAAGCTGATTATTCAGGTTATTCTAGAGAGTTAGAGATTATTGTTAAAAAATTTTCGAGCGATTGTGATCGTTCAAAAAATGACAATGTGTTTATTGTTGAGGATTGCAGAATAACTTCGAATGATAGCGATTACAGCAATTTCCTTTATATGGCGCTAATAACGTTATTCGGTAGAAGTGATTTTAATCTTGATTATGCCTTGAAGTTATATAATTATTTTATACTTGCAGCCATAGAACGACAAGATGAACTACATGATGCGGGTTATGATGAGTATATAATTGATAGAATGTGTTTAGATCATGTTTTTAATGGTGTTGTATATAATATCATTATATCAAATACAAATAAGGATGTTGATGATATTCATTTGACTATATCTAATGATCTGAAAGTAAATAACGCTATACCTATGTTGATGTCCAAGATAAGACCATATTCGACAGAATATGATTTTTATGGTTTGTATGATTCTATAATAGGATATACTTATTTTCTAAAAAATAAAAAGAACTATGGGCTAAGAAATAGTGGACTGTTGCGTACCTATATAGGGGTAGATATTAGTAATGGTCTTGTAAAAATTGGTAAGTCTAAGGATTTATACACTAGGGAGAGTTGTTTAAGGGTGAGTAATATCCATTTTTATATGATTGCATATGTAGATATGGATATGGAGCGTGATCTGCATATTAAATATAGTGTGTATAATGTTGATAGAGAGTGGTTCCATTTGAATAAAAAGCAGGTTAAGGAAATTATAAGCAAATATAATTTTAGAATTATAGAATCAAATGCTAAATATATTGACAATATATATGATATTTGATGAATAATGAATTTCATTTTTGTTATTTAGGATTGAGTTTTTGCCTGTCCGTGAGGATCGGCAAAAAGATTTGTACTTTTCAGTAGAAACATAAGGTTTGTTATTATTGTTATTTGGCTCCCGTCCGCTCGTGAGAGTAGGCGGGATTTTCTATCTTTGTGGCAAAACGATTTAGCTATGGGTAGATCTTGTTATGTGATAAAAAATAAGGAGGGTGGGATAGATAATGTCCTTGCCCCGAACGACCAACCATCCGGATTATACCAAAGGGCGATGGAGGTGCTTGGCGACCAGAAGCAGGCCTTATCGGTCTGGGGTACGGCCTACTCCCCCGACTTCGTGTCTTTCTTTGGCGACTGGATGTCCATGTCATCAGAATATGATCTGGATAGTAATGGGGAACCTAGGTATGATGATGTCATGTCATTTATCAAGCGGAAGAACTATTTCGCTGGCAATTTCATGGCCGATGAGGTTAAGGATATCAATAACACCCTTACTTCCTTGGGAGTCGATAATATCAACGATCTTAATGATATGATCATATCCAATTTCCTCTCCGGTGGTGATATATTTCTCAATAGGTACAATCTTGAGCGATCCGGGATGTATGACGCCGATGAGATTGATAATATCATGACCAACAGATCGGCGTATGAGCGGGTAAGGGATATGATGAGGAGGGTTGTCGATTTTATGTCTGACGGGGATCTTAATGAGAAGGATATGTATTTCCTATCCTCCGAGTCAGGCCTTGGTGATGATTATATGATATATGAGGATACATATGACTCGTTAGGAAAGAGAAGGGGCTTGAATCCAATAGAGGTAAGGGATACGATCATGAGGGCGGTAGGCGGTATCAGCGACCGCCGGGAGTTTGACCGGGTTTTCACCTCCATCCCATACCCTTCCTTGGCACTCCGGTATCAGGATGATCAGGATTACGCAGATCGGATGTATGACACGTATCGTAATATGACCCGTATGGAGGTTCGGAGTCAGGACGGAAATACGATTACCGACTCGTACTTCAATAGTACCACACCGTATATCAGTATGCCTAAGGATATGAAGGGTCTAAGGGATAAGGTTGGGGAGATAATCGACATGGATGATTTTAAGGACATCAAGGACGTTTCCGGACGTCTGTATGACATAGCTATGGATCTTGCCGACATGGGCGTGGATATAAGCGAGGCGATCAGCGATGAGATGGTTATATCCAGACCGGAGGATATCCGTGATCTTATGGCGTCGCTGGATGTCATGTTATCTTCCATACAGGCCGGCAATCCGGTATACGATAGCTTTATCTCCGATCTTGACAGGATAACAGGAAAAGGGAACCCGATATATGAGGTTCAGGATATTTACCCTACCGGTGATAGGATGGTGTATGTAAGGTCCGGGAAAACATCCCCTTCCGATATGTATGATAGGAGCATGTTGTATATGGGTAGGAATACGTACCATAACACAGCCCCGATAACCGACACCGATCAGGCCTATGAGATGCTGGCAGATATCGGGATAGAGCGGCCCTCGTACTTGCCGGCTGGCGTGGTTCCCGCCGGGGCTTCCCGTTCTGATATTGGCGTGGTCATGGATAATATAAAGAAGTTGGTTATGTCCAATATCTCATCCTCAAATACCGAAAACATGATCCTTACCAGATTGATATACCAGCATCCCGTAACTCCTAAGATGGATGATGTCGATATTGATCGGGAGTTCAGGAGATACGAGGCTAGGCAGGGAAAGGATCGTGATTTTATCAAATCCTGTACATCGTTGAGGAAGATCCAGATCAAGGAAAGGTTAAAAAAATCGGATTTATATAATAATGTCTTACGTTTCCTTGATTTTAATGGATTTTATAATGTATCTTTGAACCACCATGACAGAAGTACGTTAAAAAGCATGGAGATGTCGTTGCCGGAAGGTCAGGTAAGGGATCTTCTGTTTGACGTGGCTATCGAGTCCGGTGACAGTAGCATGAGAAACCTTTTCTATCTGGATAGACAGGATAGGATGATGGATGCCGGGTTTTATAGGTATCTGTACCAAAGGAATCCGGGCCTTCTCCGGGAGGTCAACGGCGGTGTCGAGGCGAGACCGGACGGTTCGTTCTTGGCTCGTGGAAGGTATGATGATTTCGTGTCATTCCAATCCGGTTTATATGAGAAGGTAGGTGAGACGGTTGATGGATCAATATACAGGTTCGTCGATGATCTTATATACTCCGATCCATCATCATATCAAGAAAACATGGTACGAAGGATAGGTGACGTTACGGTAAGGAGTGACGATAACCGCCTGTCAAGGATAGAGGATAATCCCTCATCCAGTAAGATAGTTAATGAATACACTGCTAATACAAATAAGTTGATGCGAGATTTTTCGTGTAGTTGATCTCTCTTTGACGTCGTGAGACGTTTTCTTTCGAGCATTGAAACATTGAATTTATAGATTTGCGATGAATCCGGGTCGTAGTGATACGCTCCGGATTTTTTGTCTTGTATCGGTTCTTATTAATCCCATTTACAAGACATGACGTACTTTGATGATGACACATATCACGATCTTAGGCCTGTTAATTTTTGAACTTTGTAACGCCCACTATCAGGTGGGGTTATTATTAATTCAAAAATAAATAGACATGGGTACAAGTGGAGACAAAATCGTGCTGTTAGACGGCATGGGTTCCGGGAGCGGTAGCGCCGCTAACGGTTTATTATCTATGATTCCGGGTATGTTTACCAGCCTTTTGGGTGGAAATAAGATGGATCCGAATCTAGTCGCGGCGTTGATGAACGGCCGTAACAACCAAGACCAGTTCGGAGGAGCCAATGGCTGGTGGTTGTGGATCATCGTCCTGTTCTGGTTGTGGGGCGGACGTGGCTTCGGGAATGGTTTTGGTGGTAATGGAAATGATTGTTGCGCTAACGGTCTTCCAGCTCAATTGAATAATGACTATGGTCGTGAGTTACTGATGCAGGCTATCCAAGGTAACAGAAGCGCTATCGATCAGATCTCTAACGCCCTTAACTGTTCTACCTCTCAATTACAAAACGCTATCTGTAACGTACAAGGCGCTATTGATAAGGTGGCCGGTCAGGTAGGTATGACTTCTCAGGCTGTTATCAACGCTGTACAGCAACAAGGATGTGAGATCGGTAACCAGATTAGCGCATGTTGCTGCAATTTACAAAGCGCTATGGCTAGTGGATTCAATAACATCCAACATTCGTTAGACACCGTAGGATGTAATATCCAGAACGCTATAACTCGCCAGGGATATGAGAATCAGTTGGCTATTACCGGTCAGACGAACGTATTGCAGAACAATTTGACTAACGGCTTCAATAACGTTATTCAATCCAACCAAGCCCAGACTCAGGCGTTGGCTGCTAAGATAGATCTTCAAACTCAAATCATCAATGACAAGTTCTGTCAACTTGAGATGCGTGAGATGCAGAATACTATCCAACAGCTTCGTGAGGAGAAACAGGCTTTGGCTACTTCCGCTATCACCCAACAACAGACACAGAACATCGTTAGTCAGTTAGCTCCAAAGGCTCCGATTCCGGCTTACGTCGTACAGAATCCGGGTTGCTGCTATACTCCTACCGTAAGGGTAGCTAACGAATGTGGATGCGCTTGCGGCACTACTAATGCCGTATTATAAGGAAGGGGGACAATATGGCTGATTTCAGAGGATATATGATCGGTTCATTCGCCTCCTCCCGTCTTGACAGGGGAGGCATCCCGGTAGTAGCCACTACTGGAAAGGTATCTGACGCTTCTGCGGCCGAACCTACGGTTGATTTTGGCATCAATCCGTGTCAGTGGAACTCACTACCTCCAGAGGGGATATTGTTATGGAAGGTCCGTCATCCGGTGACGGAGACAGAGGCTAGTTATCCCGCCACGATCGTTCTTCCGTCTGGCTTATCCACTACCACTCCTGTTACGGTATCCAACGCTGGAGTTATCGTCAACAAGACACCTATAGTGGATAAGGTTGGGGCACATATGACAGGGCAGGATGTTACGACTCCCGTGGCTTCTGGTGATCCTATAGTAGGGGCCTACACCGAGCATCTTGTGTATTATAACAAATGCACTGGGGTATTTAGGATGTTAGGTCATACGGCTACGGCGGCTACCGCCCCCTAGCGCATGAATTTACTAAGAAAGAACAGGGAGGGTAACCTCCCTCCCATTTAAAAAAGATCGTTATTATGTTTAAGGATTTAAAGAAAGGATATCAGGTTTATACGTTGGACACCTCAGGGGTCCCTAAATTCTTTATGGGTACGGTGGTTAACGTCTCGGAGCCTAGGTTCGCCCAGTCCCAGTTAGGTCAGTATCAGCAGTTGCAAGATCGGGTTATGGATCTTACTATAGAGGTGGACGGGAAGTCCATGACATACGTAGTTCCAGAGAATCAGAACGTGGCTATGGCCAACGGCATTACGCTAGCCTGCTCCGTGGATCCGATAATGAACCACCTGAACGCCATGAAACGAACCAGTACGGATATCGTGAATAGCGTGGATAAGAATAAGGAGATCATAGAGGCATGCGACAGTATTTTGGAAGATATCAATCCCACTTTTAAGCAGACTAAGGATCAAGACCGAAAGATTAAGAATCTTGAGGAGAAGGTCGATAGGATGGGGTCTTCTTTCGATGAGTTAAAAGAGTTGTTAATTAAAAAATTAGGTTAATATGAGAGTTATAGATTTAGGCAACGGCCAAGAGGAATATGATGATGAGATCTACGACCGCAGAGGTGGTAGGGGACGCTCACGCCGCTCCGATGGGACTTACATGGGTTATGGTGGTGGAATATACGACCATTTCGGCAAGGAGCATGAAGAGAGAATGGAAGAGCTAGAACGTCGTGAACGTGATCTCGAAAGACGTGAGAGGGAATTGGAACGTGACGAGCGGGAGCTTGAGAAACGTGAGAAACGCCATGAGCGTGAGGACGAGATGTATCGCAGGGGATGGTTCGGTGAGCGTAACATCCGTGACGAGTACGAAGGTACCGAGCCGTATATGCGCAGGGGACGTAGGAGTCGTTACTACTGAGGAGCGGACGCTGACGACCCGGATTATAAGCGGTATATAGACACCCATGGATATCACTTTTCCAAGGAGTTGGCTAGGGAAGCCGCCGACAAGATGCTTAACGCTGACGGATCCAAGAGAAGATGGACGATGGAGGACGCTAAGCAGATGTTCGATAAATGCGGGGCCAAGAAACCTGATAACGCCACTTGGGGAGATATCCAATATCTGTTCGCTATGTTCTATAGCGACTACTTTCCTAAGGTATTGGATTGCGACCAGAAAATAGTCAAGGCTGTCTTGGCTTATCTGGAAGACCCTGACGCCCCGGAAGGGACGGCGTTCGTCAGGTATCTGGCGGTGCGGTGCTTCGTCGGTGACACAATCAAATGGAGTGAGATGATATGATTTGATACAACGTTGGAAGAACCCTGTCGGCGATAGAATACCGATGGGGTTTCTTTTTGCCCGTAACTTTATTATAGCTACATTTGTTCGAGGTAGATCTTTTGTTCAGAGGGCGGGCGGGCGGGAATGAGAAAAGGATATCCTCACGGACACCCTTTCCCCTTGGTTGAAAATTACCTAAAAACCTTATGAGTTACTGTTCTTCCGCGAATATAACGATTAAATAGAGAATATCAATGGCTAAAGGATATTACTGGATAGAACCTGTGGATCGGACGTTAAACGATTTTCAGTTTTATAAAGCACGTATCGTGGGCGATCTTGAATATGACGAGAAACATCATCGTGTTATATTAAGGATGGATAAGTATTTCCCAGTAGGAAGTATCTTCCATGTCCTTAATGATTCGGAGATGTTTGTTATCGAAAGGAAGTTCAAGACATGGGGGAATAAGTATGTCGTTAAGCCTTGTGAGGGTGAATGGGAATCTGTCCAGAAACTTAAAGACAAGGCTATTATATTCCGTACCGGGTTCCTACATGGGGACGGTAGCTTCTAACACCTACCCGCATCTACCCCCCCCCTCGATTTCTTGGTGTTTATGTATATGGCTATATTTGAGCAAAAATAATTATGATATGGCAGATTTTCAAGGTAAATATAATGGCGAGCAGATAGAGCAGCTTTTGGATAAGGCTAACGATATTGATCTTTCCAAATACGCTCTTAAGACGGATAACGCTCCTACCGCCACAAAATTACAGGCGGCTAGGACTATAGCGCTGTCCGGTGCCGTGACCGGTAGCGCCTCATCGGACTTCGGGAGTAATATTACTATCTCCACGACATTGGCAAACTTCGACGCCTCTAAGATCACGTCCGGTACCATTGATATAGACAGGTTGCCTAAAGCAGCCTTAGAGAGAATGGTCGTGGTTGCTGATGATACGGCAAGGTTTAAACTTACTACAGCCACGGCTCAGGTCGGGGACACGGTTAAGGTAACGGCCACGAATAAGATGTATCTGGTCAAGGATGATAGTAAGTTGAATACCGAGGACGGTTACGAGCCTTATACGGCAAGTTTGGCGTCATCTGTGCCATGGTCTGGAGTGACCGGCAAACCTAGCACTTTCGCTCCGCCTACGTCCTCAGCTGCCGTTCTTGGTGGTATTAAAGTAGGGTACACGACTTCAGGAAAGAATTATAAAGTTCAGGTAGATTCGTCTGGTAACGCTTTTGTTAATGTTCCATGGACAGATAATAATACGACTTATAATCAGGCCACGGCTGATACTTTAGGATTGGTTAAGATCGGTTATTCCTCTAGTGGGAAGAACTACGCCGTATCCTTGGACCCTAATGGGAAGATGTATGTGAATGTCCCTTGGACTGATAATAACACGACTTATGCTCAAGCCACGAGCGATAATCTAGGTCTTGTTAAGATTGGATACTCTGCCAATGGCAAGAACTATCCCGTTGCTCTTGACGGTAGTGGCAAGATGTACGTGAACGTCCCGTGGACGGATACCAACACCACATATTCCAATATGGGGGCGGCAACCTCCTCTACTGCGGGAAAGGCCGGTTTGGTTCCCGCCCCAGCCGCAGGTAAACAAGCTTCTTTTTTACGTGGTGATGGCACGTGGGTTGTCCCTACTAATACCACATACGCCAAGGCCAATACATCGACCCTTGGGCTGGTAATGATCGGATATGCGGAGAATGGCAAGAATTATCCGGTAGAGCTGGATAGTAGCGGAAAGATGTATGTTAATGTGCCTTGGACAGACACTAATACGACATATGGTGTTGTAGGAGCTAATGGGTCCACAGGTCTGGTAAAGAACGGAAGTACGGTAACGAGCGCTTCTGGCTATACCGCCTGTCCTATTGTCGGTGGTGTCCCTTATTATAAAGACACTAATACCACTTACGCCAACATGAAGGCAGCTACGGCTTCAGCGGCTGGTGCTGCGGGATTGGTCCCGGCTCCCGCAGCGGGGAAACAGACGTCTTTTCTTCGTGGCGATGGAACATGGGTCGTGCCTACCAATACCACGTACGGGTTGGCCTCCACTTCCGCCAACGGCTTATTGAGACAGCTTAATGGTAGCACCTCTAATTTTATGCGTGGAGATGGTACATGGGCTACCCCTCCTAACACGACATATGCCGTGGCCAACGAATCCACTAATGGATTGATGGCGGCCGCCGATAAGAAGACCATGAACAGGCTTATAGGAGTTAATACGGTCACGACATTAGCCAGCTTACCTATCTCTAAAAGAAGCATCACGGCCACGCTATCAGCGGCTACCACCCTATCCGTGCAGTCAGGCATGCAGATAGGAGAGGAGTTGATGATCAGGTGCGTCCCATCGGCTGTGTTTACACAGGCTATACCAAACTCTGGAGCTTATGTAAGCATGAGTGGTACTTCTATAACCACTACGGCCAACAAGCCTTTCGAGATAAATATCTGGTGCTACGCTTCAGGCAAGTATAGCATCGCCGTTAAAGAACAAGATTAAAGAATAGATTATGGCATATACATATATAAACAGGGAAATATATCCCAATATGTTGGTTTTAGACGAACCTCTTGATGATAATTACGCTAAGGGTAATAGTTATGATGATTATATTAATGGCAATCCGATTCCATGGATAGAGCTGGGACAAGAACAACTTTCGTTCAAGGAAGCTAATCCTAAAGCCACGGTTAAGGAGATCATTGAGGCTAGATTAGATGAGTCAAGGGTTCTTAACGAGGAGAAATCGGCTAAATATGAGGAGCTGAGATCTTATGAGACTGAAAATCTCCATGAGTTTTCCTTGGATGATCAAGATATTTATATTCCTGAATATGACAGACGTAACGCTTTGGCTGATGGGGCTATAGTTGGTAAGATAACGATTATGGGTCTGGAGTTCGATATGACGGAAGGCAAGATCTTGATCGGGATGATGGATAAATACGATAACGATCTGACAACGGTGTTAGGGGACAAGCAAAAGCAGATCAGTCTAGCCACTACCGTAGAACAGGTGAGGGCTGTTGATGTTCAGTCTGGCTATCCTGATAAGATAAGTGTTACCACGGCATACATCCAGCAACAGGCGAAGGAGAAGGACGCTTCTGATCCTCAAAAAGTAGCTGTCGAGTTTTCTAGGATGTTGGTTAATGACAAATCTTTATCCTTATCATCCAACGAGAAATTGGATGTTAAGGTCCTATTTCCTATATGGGGACAAGAAGGGGCGGAGTTCGGGCTATCCGTGGATACCGGATTTTGTCTTAGGGTAGTTAAGGAGGATACGGATATCCTTTACGAGGTTATCCAACCACATACATTATCGTCTGAATGGGAGCCTGGACTCAGTACGGCCTCCCTATATAAGGTTGTTGACAAGGAGCACGCCGGGACTATAGGTGATCCTATCCCTTATTTCCCTCCTATGGAGATATTTAAGGATAAATATTACATTCAGAACGCTGACGTGTATAAATGCACAAGGGATAGCGGGACTCCTCTTAGTCATAATCTAAAGGACTTGGTTGGGTTGTATGTTGAGGTTGTACAGGGCTAGTCGTATCTACCCCCCCCCTATATTTGACGTGTAATTAAATATAGATTATTTTTGGCATAATAAAAAGACATTTTTTAAATCATTTGAATATGGCATCACAAAAATTTGGTTTCGTAACCGTCGACCCGGTATCAGGATCAGGAGATCAGGCGGTTAATTTCTCCGGTGAGAAACACACCGGTCGTCTTCAACGCACTATCAACCTTACAGTCACCACGAACGGCGGGGCTAAGAAGGCGTTGGTAGTTAATCAGGCAGCGGCTGCTGAGGCGGTAAGATCAGACAGCCCTAACGCTTCCGTACAAAAGACAGGTGGTAATGTTACCATCACCGGTAAGTCTAACAGTACTAAGCTTACGTTCGCGGTCACGCCGGCTGATGAGAACGGACTTACGTTACAGCTCCCGGCTAACTACACGGCGGCTGGAAAGACTACGGCTAACGGAGCGGTTATCGCCGACGACCCCGGAGCCGCTGGCGAGTTCGTTTGGAGCATCACGATCTCGGACGTACCGGCCAACGTCACGGCCGATGAACTGACAGCTACATTGAAAGTAACCGCCGCTGGTGGTCAGACAGCCAACGTGACGGTAACTCAAGCCGCTGGAGACTCTACTATCGAGCTTGACAAGGAGACTATTAACTTGGATGTAAATGGTACTCAACAGACGGTTAACGTAACATCTAACGACAGCTGGACTTGGGCGCAAGCAGCCGCCAGAACCGTGTTTAGGATGATGAGACGATAACACTTAGGAGATAATGGTATCGAACCCCAATTGGATAAATCCGGTTGGGGTTTATTTGTTTTGTTATCTTTGCAATAGAACGAAAAAATGATATATATGGATAATGATTTGAATATTAATTGGAAGGACGGGGTAGGCGAGGTAACGGACCAGCCTCTGACCGTCAGCCCGGGGTCCGGGACCGGTAACGCCCCTGTTTCCTTTGGCTCGGTGATGAATAAAGGCCTTGACCGTACCCTTGAGTTGGAGATAACAACCCCCAAAGGCGTTAAAAAGACGCTTACGGTGAATCAGGAGGGATGTAGGCAGGCTTATATCACGAGTGACGGGAAACGGTGGTTAACCAGCGATAACCGGGTGTATGGGGTACTGAAGAGTGACGCTCCATGCGAGTGTTTTGATGTTATATCTAATAAGGTCAATTTTATTATAGATGACAATAATTCTGATCCGTTGATAAATTCCAGCGGTGACACCTCATGGATCAAAGGCAGGAGGTGTCTGGTGAAGAAAGCGGATACCGGGGTCGCCATTTGCTATCTTGACGGGAATAACTCGGAGCTGTTCCATGACGGCGTTACCGCAGCCTCGCTCGATGGAAGCATGGGACAGTGGATGACCGATATCCCTAGTTATAGATATAATCATAAGGGAGGAGAGTATGATTTGAATGACATTAATAATATCCCAAACCTTGTTCATGAAATTACGTTAACCCATAACGACTTAGATGATAATATTACTGAATGGGGAAATTCTGGATTATTTAGGAGATGTCTTGTAGGAGTAACTGAAGCTGTAAATGTTAGCAATAAATTATGGTCTAAAAAGGGAGGACAATCTACTGGAAGTTTAACTTCTGTGGTGTTTCATAATTATGCTACAGCATTAGGAAGTGGATTCGACATTATTGATTATGAAACTCACTGCAAAATAGCTCATTTATTTTATGCTAAATATGCTAATAGAAACCCACAAGAAATGAGTAAGTTTGGGTATGGAGAAAATTCATATGATAGAATTATTGGTACTACTTCTTTATTAGGTAATAATGATGGTAAAACTGATACTCAAATTAGTTTCTTAGGTATAGAAGATCTCTATGGAGGTAGGGCTGAATGGGTGAGCGGAATACATTCTAATGGTTCTATTTACTATATTTATGATGGATTTGAACCAGATAAAGTCCCTACAGCTAGTTATCGTACAGTAGATATAGGTGGATCAGAATTAATTAGAGAGGGATATATAAGTAAAGTATATTGGGGCGAACATGGAGATATGATTCTTACAGAAATAAGTGGTTCCTCTACTACACATTACTGTGACTGGGGCGGTGTGGCTGATTCTGGTTGGCATGTTGCTCGTCGCTCTAGTATTTCTGCCTATGATGATGGCGGCGTCGCTCATTTTGTTGTTTATGATGTTTCTAGCGATTCTCTGATCGATACTGGCTCTCGCATCCAATATAGAGGGCCTATTCAAGTTATAGAAGATCCCGCTGAATTTATATCATTACCAGTAGGATTTTGATTTTTGGTTTTGTTTTTACAAAATTTGTAATTACATTTGTGGCGCATGTCCATCACCATGCTTTTCGTCGCTAATTTATTATAAGGGGATATAGGTCTGTGATGGGATCGGTATCCCTCTATTTTTTAATATGGAGAAGATAAATGTTTTCGATGTTCAGATTCCTGATGGAAGACAAATCCGTTGTATGTCGTATGATAAGGTTACTTATTTTGATCTTGACGATATATGTAAGTTATGTTTCAGTTCATATGATTTACATGATGTGGCTGACACTAAGGTCATGAGTGAGTTCCTGTGTCGTGATGGAAATCGTTATTGGACTACGATAGATGGCGTAAGGCAGTTGTATCGTAGGATTGAGTGTAAGATGTGTTTTGAGGTTGTAGAAAAATTAAGGGGTTTATGAGAGAGATGGAGTTTGATTTCGTGATATATCCGTTAAAGTTGATTATCACGGTAGGATTGGATTATAAGACGTTGTGTGATCGTTTCGAAAATATGGAGCCTGAACACGAGGGGAAATGGGGAGATGAGGATGATATGGACAAGGAGGCGTCTTTCGCGAATTTGGTAAGGGATAGGGATGATGACGATAAATTCGCCATACTTTGGAATTTTTCGAGCGACGATGATTTAATAATGAGAAATATATGTCACGAGTCATTCCATATAGCAATGAGCGTATGTCAGTTTTGCAATATGTCTCTTGGTTTTAAGGTTGGAGAGGATGAGCATGCGGCGTATATAGCCGGTTTTGCTGGTGATTGCGTTAGTGAGTTCATCAATAGCAAGAATACGGATTAAGTCATAAACTATATAAAGAATATAAGAATATCAGCCTCCGCTTATTTGTGGGGGCTTTTTATTTATCTTTGTGAAAAACATTTATTTATGTCAAGTTGCGTAATTAAAAGAAATAAGGAGGGTAAGATAACCCGTGTCTTGACCCCTTCCGGAGAGGTATCTACCTTGTTTGATAAGATAGCGGGTATAGCCGCCGTAAGTGACCTTAATAAGGCCGCTGAAGCTTATATGACTATTTATAACGATAAGTTTAGGTCTAAGTTCGGAGACTGGACGAGATCCGTGCCAAGGAATAAGGAGGCGGCCAGATCCATAAGCGCCAGACTTAGCGCCAGCGAGTGGGGGCAGCTTATGTCAGCCAAGGTCTTGTCCGCCATAAGCGATATGGATGCCCCGGCGTTGGCCAGAAGCCTTGGGAATAGCGACAATGTCGTGGCTTATCTTACCTCCGGAGAGGTAGGTGATGTCAATGATATGGCTGTGGTAGATACGTCCACGGTACAGGAGGTGGATTTGGATTCCATAAATGAGGATAATATTGGCGACACGATACTGAAAGAGGCGTCATGGGATGATATAAGGGCTATCAGGGAGAATATAGACATTAAGGAGACAGCCCGTATGTTATGGAAGGCCGTGGAAAGCGCTTTTACCGGGCAACGACCTAATATTAGGGTGAAAGGCGGAAGTATAGACGGGGAGATCATATTTTCTGGCAATGTCTTGCCGTTAAATAATATTGAGAATTATACTCCTCCATCTTCAAGATTGGTATATGATTCCGGTGAGCCTCGCCTGTTCTTTAGATCGGATGACGGCAAGATACACGAATCTTACGCCAACGCCATAAAAGGATCGTCCGGCGGGCGGGTCGAGACCGGGTTCTTGGCCGGCAGTGTCGAGGAGGGCGACGTTCCGTCTGGTGCGGCTGACATCTTCTTTGGCTCTTCCTCCATAATCCTTAATAATAACGAGTCATTCATCCCGGTCCTTGGCATCAGTTCAGACTCTAATATAAGCACCCGTGGAGGGTTTGTCAATTACCTTATCAAGAAAGGTATGTTAAGCGGTGAGCGTATAAGGCTGGGGGATAGGTATTATCTTACCGGGGCCGGCAACTCCGATGGTCTTAAGATTTATAACGCTATGGATGCCTTATCCAGCCTTAGGAATAGATTTGGGAGTCAGTCCTCTGAGATGAACGTATTGGGTTCTATAGGTTTTGATACGGAGGTGAGCGACGATCTTGATCTTATCACGACATCCGGGGAGAAGGTCACGGTAAGCAGGTCTGAGATTAAAGGCATGTTAAGGCAAGGGCGGTTCGAGGAACTTAATAACAGGTATGATGGGTTCATGGAGCTAGCGCTATCGTTGATGATGGAGGATAACGCCTTATATGGGAGTAATGTCCGTGGCGTTATTGAGAACGAGAAGGCGGAAGATCTTCAAAACAGGACCGATATAACCAACATCTTATCCACATTAGGTATCCGTGTGATGGGTATGTCCGAATATATGGATAAGTATAAGATGCGTAATGGCGTAGATCCTTCCGCTAGGGCGTTATCCGATATGGCTAATGGCGTGATAGCATTGGCTGAGGGGGCTACGGTAGAGGATCTTAATGAGGAGGTGGCTCACTTCTTGATCGATACTTACCGTAATCAGCAGGAGATTGACGAGATACTTGATTCTGTCGAGGGAACTTCATTATGGAACCAATTCGCTGGTCGTTATTATGAGGTATATGGGAAGGAGTACCAAGGAGAGGAGCTAGACCGGATGGTGAAGCGGGAGATCCTAGGCAAAACGTTGGCCCAGCGGTTCGCTCCGGGCATGGAGCGGGCGGTGGAGGATCTGGTCTCGGATGAGGACGCCCAGCTTTCCTTGTTTGGCAGGATGGTACGAGCTATACGTAATTTCTTCTCCAGCCAAAGATCGGATTTAAATAAGGTACTTGACAGGATAAAGGAGTCGGCGTTAGCTGATGATCCAAGCGCCTTTGACGTGCTTCTGCTAAAGGATAGCGACCATCTCATGTACTCATTATCGGATGTTGATGTGGCTAATAAGCTGATCAAGAACGGTAGGTCATTGGAAAGACTATATACCAGATTGCAGAGGATGAGGTCAAGCCAAAGCCAGAGGATCGGTGAGAGTATCTCCCTTCTACGTGATATAGGCGAGAAGGTAAGACAAGTCGGGGGTGAGCTAAATAAGAATAACAACCTATTATCCACCAAGAGCGTCATAGCGACCGCCAGGGCTGAGGTGGGGTATTTGGTCACTGTCGCCAGTAGCCTACGTAAGAGCGGAAAAGGATTGGATTATGAGACGATACAGGTTATCGATAACGTATACGGAGAGATAGTTCCGTTGATCAGGAATCTGCGCGGATTCGTCAATAATCAGGCGGCGGATTATTATGGCAGTAATAAGGTTGGCATGGTAGAGGATATGGATGATATATTACGTATGGCTGAGACATCCATGTCTGATATAAATGCTCTTCGAAGTGATCGTAATGAGGACTGGCTGGATGGACAGCTCAGGATGTTTAATATCCCGGAAAGATATTGGAATGGGATAAAGAAGTTGATAAATAACATCCATAAGGATATCAATGTCATGTCCCGGTTCTTTGGTACTCTGGAGCATAGTGGTAACGCTATTTTAGGTATGTTAGGCCAACGTCTAGCCAAGGCCCATAATGAAGCCCATACCGAGGGTATATCCAATATCAATAAGATGACTAGGATGATGAAAGAGCGTGGATGGGGGATAAAGGATAATGAGGATCTTATACAGAAGATAAATGGGAAGAACTCGGATTACCTTGACTCGTCCCGTGATTTCGCTAAATACGATTTGCTATACAGGACCGAGCAGGCTAAGGCTATTATCGATATATATGATCTTAAGAATGTTACGGGTAAGACCGAGAAACAGCTTATCGACCTTCTTCTATCCGATAGAGGCCTTAAGGTGAAGACCCGTGACGACATAGTAGGATATGACGGGGATAAGCCTATCACTAAGGAGGTATATCATATATTCAAGCCTACCATCCAGAATTTCGATATCTCGGACATGACGTTCGAGGATCAGCAACGGTATCTGGATACGATAAATAAGTGGTTGGATGAGAACCGGGAGAAACCTATGGTGCAGGCTTATTACGATAAGATCGAGAAAGTCAATAAGAAGGTCGAGGAAAGACTGGGTCGTAGGGTATCGCAAGCTACGTCCGATTTCATGACCCGTATCCGCAGGAGCCGGTATGTGGCTATGGATAAGTTCGTGAGGAACGGGAAGGTCGATTGGAAGGCGTTTCAATCCGATCCTATAGCTTGGAGATCTTATCTGGATATCTTACGTGATAGGGCTATAGCCAAGAGCGAGTGGTATTCCGATGGGACACCAAAGGAAGAGGGATCCGAGGCTCTGATGATGTCCGAGGAGATCAAGGCATGGGACGAGGCATGGGCCGAGGAGTTCGGGAATACCAACGAGGGTCGTAAGGCTTCCGCGGAATTCAAGGAGATACTTCGCGGGATAGAGCGGTCAGAGGGCGGTAAGGCGGCGTTCGAGTTCCTGCTAGCTGGCGGTCATCTTGGTTTCTCCAAGGATATGTGGGGATCCGAGGAGGGTGATTATTACGAGAATCTGGTTGATAAGATCACGGAGCAATCTGTATCATCATCAAGGATAGAGAAGGTAGAGGAGGCGATGGCGACAATAAACGAGATCAATGACCAGCTAAGGCCCTTGCTTATCCAGTACCGGGATAGCACGAGATACGGGGAATATGATTTCGATAGGTTACGTGGATCCGCCTCATTAAGAAAGATAAACGAGTTATATGATCGTCTGGCTGAGGCTAAGAGCGTTATTAACGCCGCCGCTTCCGCTGAGGCTATTGAGATGGATATGCCTGATACGGTGGAGAGTGGAGTCACGGATTCCTACCGTAACGCTCTAAGGGACGCCATGGCGTACGACAATGGCATGGATGAAATTAAATTCGCCAAGGAACATATGTCTGCCCGCTCCCGGAGTCAGGTGGATAGGATGGCCGCCAAGTTATCTCGGAAAAACCCGTCATGGACGACCGTGGAGGTATCGTTTTTGAGAAGGAAATACGGTCCTGACTTCAATAATAAGCTAGCTAACGACATAGCGATGGGTAAGACTGATAAGATCCTTGTCGAGTACGCCAGAACCCGGTTGTATCCTTATATGAGGAAATATTCTCCCAAAGGGTATTCTGATTTCATCAGAAAGATAAATAACGGTACATATAAGGTATCCGAGTTCTTTGATGCCATAGAAAATGGTATATCCGAGAAAGAGAGCGTATCCCGTTTCGGGTTCGATATTAATATGATTGATCTGACGATCAACAACCAGTGGCTTGATGAGGCCGATGCCGAGAGTTCTTTCCGTAATCCTAATTATAATCCCGATCTGGGTTATGGGTATCATACGCCTAGGTTCGATAAGTACAAGAACGAGGCTTTTTTCAAGAAATACGGTATTACCAACGAAGGGGAGGAAGCTACGATCAATAAGGATAAGTGGGAGATGAGGAAGGAGCTGCTTAACATAAGCCGTAAGGCTATGGAGGATTATGATGAGCGATTCCGGAACATCTACCAAATACCACAGATATCCAAGGGCGGCGTGGAGAGGATGGTGCAGGCCGGGGTTGACCCGAAGGCGGCCATCGGAAACGCCGTACGTGACATCGTTGGCGAGAGGGTTGATGATCCCATACATGGTCAAGGACAAGACCTAGGAGGGCTTGATGAGAACGATAACAAATATCGCATGATCCCCAAGTACTATCTGAGCAAGCTAGAGAATGCCGATGACGTATCCCATGACTTCGCGTACTCCTATTCTATGCTATCCCTTCAGGCGGCATCTTATAAGTATAAGAGAGCTGCTTTGGATGATGTCATGGGATACAGGAACATGATGCTGGAGACACAATACGACGGAGGCAAGAACCCGGAGGCCACTCATGCCTACAGGATGTTTCAGGACTGGGTTAACGCCAGTATCTATGACGTTAGGATAAACAATAAGCGGACTGAATGGAATATAGGCAATTATAAGGTCGATCTTAATAAGCTGGCCCTTATGTTTACCAAATTTGTGTCCAAATCCAACTTAGGCTTCTCCCCGTTCGTGGCGGCTACCGGTGCCCTTACCGGGCAGGCCAACTTCCTTTTGGAAGGTATGGTAGGACAGTACATAAGCAAGGACTCCATGAAATACGCTTATGGAGAAGCTCAGAAACAGTTAAGTACGTACGTGTCTGAGATCGGGGACATAAATCGTACCAATAAGTTATATGTTGTCGGTGAGGCCCTAGGCGTATTCAACGTTCGTAACCGTGTAAGATCGGCGGCATATAACAAGATCTGGAGAACCTTATTCCGGGATCTGCCGTTTAAGATGATGGAGGTTTTGAACTCTCCTTTGGACCCGCAGGTTATTATCTCGGTGATGGATGACACCCGCCTGTATGAGGGTCAGTTCTGGTCATATTCTAATTTCAAGGAGATGATGATGAAGGACAGGAATATGTCCGCTAATGAAGCTAAACGTGATTGGGAGCGTTTAAGGGATTATTCCATATGGAACTTAGTAAATGTCAAGGACGGGAAGATCGTGGCTAAAAACGAAGCTAATAAGGATATTATAGACCGATACATACCTACATTGTCCAGCAGGGTCAGGAGTATGGTGCAGATATGCGACGGCGCCTTGAACGAGCAGAACCGGGTGGGGGCTAGCCGGAACGCTATCCTTAACATGGTGCTCCCTCATCGTGGATGGTTTATACTTGCCATTCAACGGGCATACAAAAAAGCCGGGTTTAACTTCCAGACCAACCAGTTCGAGGAGGGATATATGAGAACGTTATGGAGATTCGCCGGAGATATCTATAATATGATGTCAGAAGGCAGGATGAAGGAAATACATGACGTGCTGAAAGAATATCATAGTCTTAATCCTTATGAGCAGACCAATATCAAGCGATCGCTTATCAATATGGCAGTATTCGCTACGATGATAGCCATAGGAAGGGCGTTGATGGGATATAGGGAGGATAATGAGGATAGCTGGTTCGGGCAGTTCATTACCTATATCGGGTTCAGGACGATCAATGAGATCGCTTCCCAGACATCCCCGTTCATGGAGCTTAATGCCATAGACATGCTACAGGATCCGCTGGTCACCGCCCGGAAGTTAGGCGACCTCACCGATCCTCGAAACTGGGATCCGTTCGCTACCGTCCAGACCGGCGTGTATAAGGGCGAGAGCAAGCTATGGAGGCAGCTCATGAAGTTCTCATTTGGTAAGCAATGGTATAATATCAAGACGGCTAGGGATATTAAGCAGACATCCGACTACTGGTTGATGACCAACGGCATGACGATGGGATTCTTCTTAGGAGGCAGGGATAAGGACGAGTCCGGTGAGGACGCTAATTGGTACTTTGACAGGGGAAGATAACTGATATAGTATGACGAAAAAATAGCCAGTCAATTGTTTAAGACAATTTGATTGGCTATATTTGCATCATGAAACAATGAATGACGGGATCTCACTTCAAGGTCATTCAATGTGTAAGATATTTTTGGCTCATTAGGATTTGTCGAGGTGAGATCCGACATTTCCTTTTGAGCCTATTTTTTTATATTATGTGTAATATTGTTTTAAATGACAATTTGTCTATTAGATTGTATTTCGAGAAGGTTCTTGAGTTAGTTAAATCCGGAGAAGATTTTCCAGTTAATTTAGATGATGTTTGGCCTTTGATATATTATGATAAGGGCAAGGCTGTTAGAGTGCTTACTGGTGATAATGGGTTTATTAAAGATATTGATTATAAAGTTTTTACCCAAAATGGCAAAAACCCAGTTGGTGGGAGACCTACGATTGTGTATATGATTTCTGTGTCTTGTATGGAATATTTAATAGCAAGAAAAGAAAGAAGAGTATTTGATGTATATAGAAGTGTGTTTCATGGTGCGGTAAATGCTTTCAATAAGATGGAAGAATCCGTGGAGAAGAATCTTCCACATAATTATATAGAAGCATTGGAAGCGTTGTTGGCATCCGAGAAAGAGAAACAGGCGTTAGCTGAGGCCAAGAAAGAGGTAGAGGAGGCTAAGAGAATATCCGATAACATTATCAAAGAGCAGGCTCCTAAGGTAGGATTCGCCGAAACAGCTATTATGGCCAATGACAAAGGTGATGATATGTTGATCCGTGACGTTCGGAGAGAGTTGGAGTCTCATGGATGTGATATAGCGGAAAGATCTTTAAGAGAGTTTTTACAAGAGCAAGGTTTCTTTTACAAGAATAAAAGAGAATGGATATTAACAGAGAATGTTATGAAGAAGGGTTATGCGCATTACAGATACAATACGGATACTGGGATCAGGAATACGGTCTATATGACTAGGAAGGGATTTGAGAAAACGTTATATAATATCAGGAATATACCTAAATCAAGAGAGTCTTTTATCTCTTTTGGCGGCAAGATATTTGATTAAAGTAAGAGAAGGATAGGCGATTATCATCCTATCCTTCTTATTTTCGTTATCAGTTATTATATTTATACACAAAATCATCCACATCCATATACTCACACCCGAAGTTTTCCGCCGTCTTCTTGTCGGAGTCGGAGAACTGCCCTTCTAGTAGCCATAATAACATCATTTTTTGATAAAGTCAATTACTGGGTTTGTTCCAAATGTTTTATTAAGTTCCTTATCAAATTCATCCCATTTATGTGGAGGAACCATACCAACCCTAGATAATATTCCATCCTTCATCTTGGTTATTTTTTGCTTATGGAAAGTTTTATACTTTGTCTGATTAGGATCATCTAAAAACTTTTGGAAGTCATCTAATTCCCAATCTTCTAAGTAAAGGTCTTTTTGATAATCTTTTGCTGTCTTCATATTTGTGATTTTATAAAGTTCTTAGGCGATGAGGTATTCTGCCTACTCCACAAAGTTCCCCATCTTCTGATTTGACAATTTTTACCCCATCAATAGAATGATAGATGTTTTTTGTAGAATCATTCAAAAATTCTTTAAAACTTTCCAGTTCTTCATCTAATAAGAAAAATTCTTTCTTGCAAAGTCCAATGTCTATATAAGGAAGTTCCTTAATGCTCCGGGATGCATTCGATTCCCGTTCAGTATGATATTTCATTCCCATATTATTGATTTGTTTAATTTACGAGCCTCTGATAAGGCTCGTGTTAGTATATCCTTTTTTCTTATAATCTCCTTATATCTTTTGATATTCATTTTTATTATTTTCATAATAAGTTCTTTTGCCTTAATAGCACCAACATCTTATTCCAATCAACATATCCTTTATCCGTAAGTGGAGTGCCGATATTCCTATCATCTATATAATAATCACAATACAATTTTGGTGATGATGATACTGGCTCAGGATTGTAGTTTACCGAATACAGATTGATATGATTATATTTAAACCAGTCCACGGCGTCCTGTAGATATTTACCATCTCTTACCGTATATAATATCAGAAGATTCTTATCAGCTAGTTTCCTCAATACGCTAGCGGCTCCGATATTGTCTCCTACATAAGGGAATAAGTCTGTCACGCATGTCCCATCGAAATCTATTCCTATTATTGCCATATTCTCTTTATTTATCTTATTAAATTTTTGTATCCTACTTTCTTCATCTGCTCTTCGGTAGCTTTCTTCTTCGGGAACTTCCCGTGCCATTTTCCGGGCACCACGACATCACGGCCGTCAGGGCTGGTAGCCAGCCTCCCGCATTCGCTGCACAGCCCCATGCCCTTGTACGGCTGTAGTTCCTTGGCATAGTCGAATTTATCCACCATATACTCGTTTGTCAACATCCAGTAACTAGACGTGGCGGTATTATCAACGCAACCGCATTTAGCGCATACAAATAAACTCACAATTTTCTATTTTTATGTTGTTATTACTAAACCTATTCATCATATCTTCGAAGAATTGGGGATCTTTTTCTATTAATAAACAGTCCCTTCCCTCCTCATAAGCCGCTATACCTGTCGTTCCGCTTCCCGCTACCGGATCCATTACCATATCTCCCGGATTCGTATATGTCCGTATCAGGTGTCTTAATAACTCCACCGGCTTCTGGTTGGGATGGATGGCCGATTTCTGCTTGTCTGTCTTGAACGTCATGACCGATAGCGGATATCTCTCCGTGCTATCGTATGTAGTTAGACCAGCTTTGCCATATAGCTCCGTTTCCTTGCATCTTACTTTGCTGGAGGCTTTGGATACTTTCCTTGCGTGACCATAAGTCTTTTGAGGGTTATATGTATGTTTACCAAGCGGCATAGGCGAGAAGATAAGTATCAGCTCATGGTTTCTTAACGGAGCTTTCTTGGCGTTAAGGAAACCAGTAGGGGTAGTCTTATGCCAAACAAGATCGTACCGGTACCATCCCGCTGGGGCGACCCTCATGATCTCGACCGCCGCCGTGAGGGAGCAGGTGACGGCTACCACCCCGTCCGGACACAGCATCTTTTGGATTACCTCCCACATCGACTTATAGTCAAATCCCTCCTTATCGTATCTTGCTTGGGTTATCTTATAAGGAGGGTCGGCAAAAACAAATCTTACCTTCTCTACCATATCCTTGAATACGGACATCGCCATACCCATATCCCCGTTAAACGCCCTTACTTTCCCGTTCATCATCAACCCTCTCCACTTTAATTGTTCCCATATCACCTGAAGGTAACGTAATATCGCTATACACGTTATTCCAGTTCTCGTCAATAGCCAATTGATGCAGTATTGATCTATATATCTGGTAGGTATTTCCGATAAGTCTCTTTCTATTGATCATATCTTTACTACCTCCATCATACCCTATATGTTCATAGTCTTCGAGATCCGGGAACAGCCTTCTTCTTATAGCCATCGAGTTGTTTGCTATAAAGCTTCTTATCCCCAGCGACTCCGTCCTGTCCATATCATCTATCAAAGTTTCCGTGGTATGATGAAGATCCATGTCTCCGGCTGCGTATCTGCTTATGTCCTCCACGCACCGGGATATCAGCATCAGTTGTTCCCTTGTCAATGTTATTTTATAAAGTTGTTTGTTGTTCATATCCTTCTATTTTATTTATCATCTCGAATATTTTCACCGCTATCAACGGCACTATGGCATTACCATAAGCCTTTATTGATTCTTTTCTCCATTTCCCGTAAGGAATGGTAAGGTTGTCCACATTAAAGGGTAGCCCATCATTTCCTCTACAAATAGGGGACTGAGTTGGAAAACTCTTCCATTGAGTCGATCCCCGTCCATCCCAATCACGGCAGGCATATTTCTTAAAGAGTCTGTTCTCGGTGCTCCGTTGCTTTTTGTCATCTTCCTTATCGTACAAGAACCTTTGTGATCTGAGGCCACTGGTGTCGGTAATAAGTCTCCGTATTTTATCCCTTGTTTGGGAAGTGAACTCAAATCCATGAATCTTGTCTTCCCGTCCTTGTCGCAAACCTTCAACCCTTGCGTCTGAACAGTCGGAAGCAATGAACCATATCCTATACCGTTTATGTGGCGCTCCGACACCGCAAGCTGGAACAATGATCGGTTGGACGGAATATCCTTCACGTTCAAGATCGTCGCAGATGGTATTGATGATATATTCTTGCTCAAGTATCGTTTCCTTGTAATTTTCTTCATCTTGATCACTTTTCGTTTCCACGTCAGTTTCACTACCGGGTTGAACCATATTGGTGATTCCAGCAACATTCTCGCCAATAACCCAGAGCGGTCTTGTCTCTCGTATGACTCTAAGCATTTCCGGCCAGAGATAACGGTTATCATCCGCTCCCTTTCGTTGTCCAGCGACGCTAAATGGTTGACAAGGGAAACCTCCGGTGAGCACGTCGATTTTCCCTTTCCATGAAGTGAAATCAGTTCTTTTAATATCTTCATATAATACTGTTTTTGGAAAATAATATTTTAATACACTTTGACAGAATGGATCTATCTCGCATTGAAAGACATTGTTCCATCCTACCTCTCTAGCGGCTAAATCAAAGCCTCCTATACCTGAGAAAAGACTAGCGTGATTCATTTCATCTTATTTGATATTAAATTTTCTTTTACATATTTAGATATGTCAATTATCGTATCTTTTACATTACAGTCATCTTTTAATAATGAACCAAATATACATGATATGGCGCCCTTTAGGCCTAGCGCTATCCCTATCTCCAATATTTTTTTATCGGTATTAGAGATTTCTACAGGTTCATATAATATTGATGATATGTTGTTAACGACGTATATTATATCATCTTCATTCATTGATGTAGATTTATCGACAATAGCTATAAAATCTTTTATAATCATAATATAAGCTATTTTTATTTCTTTTATCGTATCATCGCTTAGATGTCTATCTCTTATATGCCTTTCAACATACTTGTTTGCTAGATTCTCTATTTTGTTTGATTTGTCCATTTGTACTATCAATTATTTAGTTAATAATAGATCATAGTCCTCTTCATCTATACTCCCATTATTGTTGACATATATAATGAAATCATTTAAAAGCACGGACTTATCCTTGGATAAGGCTTTTATAATAAGCTCTCCATTATCTTTCAACATCACATGCACAGTATCCCAGATAACATATTTTTGACATTCTTTCTCAATCTTCTTGATTGTTTTAAGTATTATCTTATACGTCTCCTCATATCTTTTTACTATTCCGCACAGTTCAGTCGTATTATATTTACGTATAGCCGTGAATATATATTCCTTTTTACAATCCCAGCATTTTATCAGTTTTTCTGATCCGCACGCCTTATTCTTGTAGAAGAAACAGCCCTTACATGGCTCATTATGGTCGTAACTTAATACTACAAGCAGCTCCATGCCATTCTTGTATATCACGTCTCCTTGTTTCATCTTGTCTATTTTATTAATCTCATTATCAATATAGCAAAGTTGGATATTATCCATACTATAGATATCCAGAATGTTATACTCAACATAAGACCTATGTTCTTAGGTATAGGATCTACTCTCCTGAATGTAAGGATCATGAATACAAATGTCTTGAAGTTCATAATTTACGATATTTTTCTATATAGTTAACTATTAGATCCTTGACACCTTTAGGGACATTAATTAGCTTAAGGTTACCTTGGAATATATCCTTACCGTACTCGTCCATGATCACCCCGAATGAAGGATTCATGATTCTTGTCGATATACATATCGGTTGGTCGGTATCGAATCTGATAACGGCTACCTTCTTCTCGTTTATCGCCTTCTTTAGGGCTATATAAAGCTTATGACCTTTAACAATGTCACAATTACCTTTCATGATCTTAGACATATATATGATATGCTCTTTCTTCACATTGCTGAGATTGTCCATCAGTTTAAGATCTCCACCAACAGATTTCCATTTTTTGAAGCAAGATATGCATAGACAATAACTGGACTTGGCGTTCCTCGGCATCATCCTGCTGCTACCAGCGGGAACCGTATCGCCACAGCAGACGCACGTCCGGTCTTTGTTGGTGCGTACTGGGCCATAGCTGTTTATCGGGTATTCTTTTTCTTTAAGCATCTTTTTCTGTTTTCAAAATTATCATCACCATATTCATAATTAGGACAAGCCTTATTGCTTGGCCGTCTCGCATAAGTCTTTTGCTCCCTATTATATTTTCTATTAGGGTTTATATAATGGTCGCACACTTGCCAAATAGAGCAACATACTTTCCCGTATCTTTTCGCCCAATCATTATCATGCAGATGTACGCATGTAGAACAAGTCGGATTCTTAAGCTTATCCTTGTTATCATCTATGATCTTATTAACCCGATCAAGAATAACGGACATATGCTCAGTGTACATAACATTGAATACGTCCGGTTCTGGAAGATATGTCATCGAGCTTACATCTATGTCCATTTCCTTGGATTTGTTGTAAGCCGATTTGTATTTCCTTACCATCAAATCTTTTAACTGATTTACCTTCTTCTCATATGTTCCCATGTCTCATTCGGTTTTCCATCCCTGTTTCCTTAATAAATCCACCATCATCCCTTTTATCTTAGGGCTAATGGCTTCGGTAAGTATATCAGCGGCCAAGTTGATAGAGAAGCTGGTCATTCTATACTCCCCTATATATTTCTCGCTGGTAACTTCTTTCACATAATCGTGGATATCCTTAATCATCTCGTTCTGAGATCTCAGGAGATCCAGTATCTCATTAATCTTATCATCCATTTTTCTCGAATATACCTGACAACAACCAGACAATCACTATCAAAAAGAAACACAACCCAAGCGCCTCATCCGGGTAATCATGCATCGCCTCTAAAATGTCCCTCATAGCTTAATGTCCATTTTGCCAATTATACGATAGAAAATATCCCTAGTCAGCTCAATATCGTAAGTAGCGTCATGAAGCTTATTCTCGTCAATCTCAATACCCATAGTCTTAGCCACGGTCATCAACTTAAAGTTCTCCATATCGTTTCTTACACCCATCAGGAACGGTGTTACCATAACATACACATCCATGCAATTAGGATAAAACCATGATCCGAAATACTTATCCCCACATTGCTGGAATAAAGCCCGTAGGAAGCTGTTATCGAATCCAGCGTTGTTATACCCCACTAAATACATTTTATCCCTCTTGTCGAACTTATCCACGTATTTGGATAATATACCAACTAACTGCCTGTACCCTTCTTCCATAGGCTGATACGACTGCACTTGCTCCAAGGTAACACCAGCCACATCCAGCGCCTCTTGCTCTATCGTGGCGGCAGGGTTCGGGGCTAGGCGGATGTCGAACCTCTCAGTCTCCTGCCCGTCGATATCCACGATCCCTCCTATTTGGTGTATCCCGTTTCTCCAGAACTTAACCCCGGTTGTCTCTAAATCGAAAAATAGTAATTTGCTCACGTTGTTAAAATTATTCGTTTTTTAATGTTTATATCCCTAATATTTCTGCTACATAAACAAATCCGTAGCATATACAATCATTATGTTTCTCATGCCATACGACGGCGCACGGGAAATATAACGGCATGTCCTCAGCCATAGGATCCTCTTTGAGGTCATCGATGTTTATCTTCTCCCTCCACCTCCACAGGTCTTGGATATCGTTCAAGATCAATTTGTTCATAACAATCTGGTTTTTAATGTTGATACAAAAGTACGACTTAAACAAAAACAAAAGCATGAATAATATTAAAATAATATTAATCATGCTTAAATATAAATATATCCCTTCTAGTTCTCACGGATATACGTATTCGTACTCATCTGGAGGGGATGTCTTGTATTCAACATCGCACTCCATAGTTGTAAATTTCATAGAAAATCATAGAAATAACTAAGATATCCTACTCCATTTTAGACGCTTCAACACAACTGGCAACCCGGCTGCTCTGCGTCCGTATAGCCGCATCAACTCCTACGGCTTGTATATTTATTGCAGCGTTGAGATCCCTGTCGATCTCCAAGCCACAATCTTTACAAACAAATGTTCGATCCGATAATTTCAGATCTTTATTCTTCCAACCACATCTTGAACAGGTTTTCGAGGATGGGTAAAAACGATCTATAACAATCAGTTCTTTACCATACCACCTACACTTGTATTCAAGTTGGTTACGGAACATCGAGAAAGAAGCATCATATACAGAACCGGCAAGTTTGTGATTCTGTAGCATACCGGAAGCATTTAGATTCTCAATACAGATAACATCGTAATTATTTACCAGCATCGTGGTAAGATTATGCATGTACCATGAACGCTTGTTGGCTATATCACGATGAAGTCTTGATACTTTTAGCCTGCATTTGTTTCTTCGATTACTTCCTAATTTCTTTCTTGATAAATGCCGTTGCATCCTTTTTAACTTCACTTGGTTCTCACAAAGAAAATGGGGATTCTCAACAGCAATCCCATCAGATAATGTAGCTAATGTCTTGATCCCTAAATCAACTCCGACTGTTTTGCTAGTTTTCTGTTTGTAACACTGTTCTGTTTCTACAAGAACTGATACGAAATATTGACCAGCACGGTTCTTTGAAACGGTACAGGAGATAAAACGAGCGTTGTCTGGAACTCCACGATCGATAACAATCTTAACCCATCCGATCTTTTCGATCCGGATCTTATTGTTAGTGATTTTAAACTTCGGGAACGGCAATCTAAACGACTGGTTGTCGTGTTTATTTTTGTAATTCGGTTTACCGAGTTTTTCTTTCCTGTTCTTGTTGAAGTATTGTCTGGAGAACTCGATAAAATCACGTTGCTTCTGCTGCAAGGTAGCAGCAGAGACTTCATTTAACCAAAGTTTTTCAATAACAAGATCCGACTTTGTCGGGAATTTCGGATTAGGGTTTGTTTCTTTATCGTATGAGTTAAATGAGTCAACACAAGCATTCCATATAACACGAACACATCCGAATGTTTTTGCAAGAAGTTCTTCTTGTGTTTTGTTCGGATACATACGATATTTATATGAACGCTTTATTAGACTCATCATCAATTCATTTTAATATATTAAATATACAAATAATTCTATGATTTTACAATGGATTACTATCGATTTTGTAATTATTTAATCATACTTGTCTCCTCTTCTGTATACTAACGCTACCCAACAGTCATATTTTTTGCTGTATCCTATAAGAGGGACATTAGCCATAGGCGGATTATCCTCTGTTTTGTATCTTATTCTTGTTACTTGTTTCATATTTTCATGGATATAAATATTCATATTCTTCCGGTGGATATGTTTCAAATTCAGCATCATACTTCATGCAGGTGTAGTACTTATCCCCTCTCCTGTACATTACTTCCCACGGACAGCTATATTTTTTGTTGTATCCTAAAAGAGGAACACCTTCCATAGGAGGCTTATCTTTCGTTTTGTACCTTAATTTTGTTATTTGCTTTGGTGATTATATACAACTTTACACCATAAATATACCGAATCGTTTTTATTTATAAATAATAATTCTTACATTTGCGCCATGAGATTAGTTGAACAACATACAATCAAGCCAAGTTCTGTTTATTACAATGAGCTTTATGACTTATTGCATAAGTGTAAAAACTTATACAATAAAGGATTGTATGTTGTTAGACAACACTATTTCCAATACAAGGATGATAATACTGTAAAGTACAAATATCTTAACTACTATTCTCTTGAAAAGAAATTAAGAACAGAAAACGATGCTGACTATCGTGCTTTACCTACACCAGTTGCTCAACAAGTGTTGATGATGGTTGATAGAAACTTTAAATCTTTCTTCAATCTCTTTAATAAAAAGAATAGAGGTGAGTATTCCGAATTTGTTAGAATACCTAAGTATCTTAACAAAGACGGTTTGTTTCCTGCTGTTTTTACAACAATCGCTTTTTCTCAAAAATGGATAAAGCAAGGCATTGTTAAGTTACCAAAACAGTTTCCCTTTACAACAAGAACCAATAAACAAAATATCCAACAACTTAGGTTCATTCCTAAGAATGGGTATATTGTTCTTGAAATAATTTACAACAAGAAGGAAAAGAATCTTATGTCAGATAATGGAAACTACCTTGGTATCGACATAGGATTAGATAATTTAGCATCTTGTGTTTCAAATAATGGTTCTTGTTTTATCATCAATGGTAGACCACTAAAGTCTATCAACCAGTATTATAACAAAAGATTAGCATTCTTAAAATCCAAGTTAAAAGACAATAAACATACTTCAAAACAAATCAGGTTATTAACTAACAAAAGGAATAACAAGATCAAAGATTATCTTCATAAGGCAAGTAGGATATTGATTAATCACGTAGTTTCCAATGGTATTAACACGATCATAATCGGTCATAACAAATGCTGGAAACAAGAGATCAATATCGGAAAACGAAATAATCAAAACTTTGTATCTATTCCTTTTAATATGTTTATCAGTATGGTATCTTATAAAGCAACATTAGAAGGTATTAATGTTAAGATTGTTGAAGAATCTTATACTTCAAAATGTAGCTTTTTAGATAATGAACGGATTTGCAAACATGAATCCTACAAAGGAAGAAGGACCAAACGAGGATTGTTTAAAACTTCTTCCGGTAGGACAATTAATGCTGATATCAATGGTGCTTTTAACATCATTAGAAAATCAGAAAAAGAATCCTTTGATGTAACGATGTTACCAAAAGGTAGAGGGTTTTGGTGGAACCCAGTACGGATTTCCGTATAAATGTATATTATTTTACGCTTTTGGTGTAAAGTGGTATATAATCACCTTTGCTTTATGCTCATATAATCTTATGTTTAAGTAATTCCATCATCATCGAAAACAATGTGTCTACAAGAAGTTTCTCGCTACTCCAATACATAGGGATCTCATCTATATCTCTATACGTTACAGACCATGCATGTTCTAGCTTATAACATTCTAATGTACAACCCTCTATCTCATATGGGAGTAAATTCAGTAACGTCCCTACATCCCAAACAGGGTTGTATATATCCGGGGTAACGGCCTCGATCAGTCCTATACGACCAGCGTCATCCTCCATAGAATGTAATTGATCCAGATACTTGTCTCTGAAACCGATGGCGGTGGAGATAGGGAGGCCGGCCTCAACCAGCACCCTCCCCTGTTCTTTTGTGGTGAATATCCTTTCTTTCATCTAACCTTTGATCTTTTTTTCTACAGTAACAATCGTATCATTATGCCATCCCCCATGAGCCACGAGAAGAATCTCCTGCTGCTCGAAGCCAAGCCCTGCCCCTATACCGCCGGAGTTCCACGCGCAGGTAATGACCACCCCGCCTTTCTTGGTGATCCTAGCTATCTCCTTCTTCTGTTTAGCCCAATAACTGGATTGTGTTGTTTGCATATTAACAGATTCTCCAAGCCTTTTATATGACTCGGACACCTGTCTAGCGGAATATGGTGGATCATATAGTACCATATCAGCTATATTATCATCAAGATGACACAAGAAGTCCGTGGCGTCTTTATGATACATAGCCTTAGTCTCAGGATCAAGATCGTTGGTTATCGTCCCTATATCGCTGTTTCTGGCGAATGGATCCACTATAACCATCCCCTCTTCTCGATATTTATCTATAAGTTCCCTTATCGGTTTTATGCTGAATGTCTCGCTGTTCGGCATTGACCATGTCTTGTTTATGATCATATCGTTGCAATTGTGTTCTCAAATTATTTGTTAAAAGTGTAATATAAATATAAATACATAAATTGAATAGGGCTATTCACCATGCCCTTATCAGTAGGATCATCGTATTTGTCAAGCCAAAGGCGAAGCGCTCCCCAATCGATATCTTTACGGTCACATACCATGCAGGCTAGGTTAGCCCCGAACAGCTCCCCTCCGCCACGTAAAGACTTGTTAAATCTCTTGGCTAGTCTTTTCTTGAATCCCTTATCATACCATATCCCGGAGGTGGCGGCATAACAATAATAAGCGTTGTACTTCATTTTCACACCCATCTTCTCAAACAATGGCGTATGCCATATGCGATCCAGAAAGAATACTATTCCACGATATATGAAGGTTCGGAGATTTTTCCTATATTCTTTCCCCAAGAAATTATCCACACAAGATATAGTCCCACCTGAATAATACCAGTTATTGGCACCTCTCTTGACCTTATCCGTCATCTTGAACTTATTTTTCCTATCCTCTACTCTATCCCAAGGCTTTAATTTATCCTCGTTAAATGTCGGGCAATAATGATAGTAATGATTGATCCACGAGAGGTAGGGGTTGTATATCGTATATCCATTGTCGCTGACATATGAGTTCATATCATACCCAAGTTTTTTGGCTAGAATAGATCCTTCATCAGCTAATACCTTCAATATCGGATTCAAGTTCCATATCTGGTCTTGACTGACGAACATCGAGTAGCATGGATCCTCATCCTCCCCATACCATCCTCCCATACCGCTCACTATTTTATCCAAATCAAGTGAATAATCTTTTCCGGATGAAAAATCATCTCTAAGAAAAAAACCTCTATATGGGATCATGTCATATACACCCGGTTGATCCTCAAACATATGTTTAGCGTTCTCGGTCAATCTGATCAATGTTTGTAAGACAGAAGATATATCTATGGGTGCATATTCACACCCATAGACCTTATTGTTTATCCAAAGATATTGAAGAAGCTCGGCTATATTAATAGTCCCGTCCTCCACATATCCTGTCTTGTTATCGAAGTTTATTTTGGCTAGAGGTATATTACTCCCTTGTGGTTGGTCACTTTTTTCATTACAACAATGCACGAACCTGTCAAAGAATATATCTTTCCAGCCAAAATATTTATCCCTTATCGTCATAAGCCTATTTCTTGTCGTATAACGACATGATGTTAATAAGATCAGCTTTTCTGGCCATCCCCTCAAGTTTATTAAAGCCATCCATGTTATCACCGCTGACGATGATAGTAGGATATACCTCTATACCGTACTTGGATATTTCCTCCTCCGTGGCTTTGTTCTCCGGGATCTGGTTTAACGTGACCTCACCCTCATACTCCTGTAATGTGTTGGCGATAATATATCGCATGTAGTCGCTGTATTCAGCGTCTTTCTTCGTGAAAAAATCAATTCTTACCATCTCAAATAGTTATTAATCTGTTAATAATCAAATCAGCGGTAAATATAGCATTATCTACCTCATCTATACTCATCTTTCTCCCATCGAAATTGTTAGATAATAAATCCTTAACAATCTGATATCTACGCTGCTCCCAATTTACGTCTACATCAAAATTCAGATTCTTTACACAATCATAATTTAATTCATTATAACTGTAACTGAGATACTTAACTATCGGGAATAGGCTATCATCAATAGTGCGCTTGATTACATTAACGTATTTACCTGTTCTTTTGTCGATAGCTCTTAATTCCTCATCTACTACTCTTTCTCCTGACTCTTCCATTCCACTAGCCCTTTATTATGTTTATCGTAATACAACATTGCTATAGCGTTCCACACCACCTGCGCAAGATGCATACATCCTGTATCCGAATCAAATCTCTCCCCTTTCGTATAAGCAACTAAGTGCCGCATGGTCGCGCCTAAATACCGATTGAATCCATCAGGTATATCTTGCCATGAGTTTTCAACGTACTTCTTGGCGCCTTCCGTATATACCCTCACGATGTCCTCTATCTCAGCCAAAGGAAGGAGATCCCACCGGAGTTTACCGTCGGCCCGGTCGTCCTTCCCGCTACCGTCTTTCCCTACGGCAGCCCCACTTGCCTTGGCTACCTCCTCTTCGTGGTCTTTAATGATGGATGCACTATTAATATTATTGAAACGGGAAAGATCGTAAGCGTTTACCTGGTCTGCCTTTTCCTCATCAATAAGTTTTAACTTAATAGCTCTACCTAATGATACGACCATCTCCTCATCAACCCAAATAATCTCATCTACTTCATCCGACCATAGTCTGATTCTCATTCTTCCACTTTTATCAGCGGTCTCAACTACCTCAAACACATCGCCATCATAGACCACCTTTTCGTACTTATAAAATTCTTCTTCCATCTTAAACTCCTTTTTGTTTTATTATTAGGTAAGGTTATTATATACTATTTTATACCAGATATGTTGTAAAACATACACATGTTATTTAATTTCACATTCTTCTTTTCTAATTTTGTCTCACTCAATCGAATCATATAGTCCCTTGTTTCGGACAAGACGGTTGAGCGAAAGAGGTCTTTGATATAAGGTTTTACCCTAAAATATTCGTTGGGTAAGTAAAATCAAAAACGTTTAGCTCAGTAAAAGAATCCGGTGATCTCGCTCTTGAGCAACCGGTAGAGGGTGTTGGTGATACCCAGTATGATGTTTCGTACAAATGTATATCATTTCTCATCTTTTGGTGTAAAATGGTATATAATCACCTTCACGTCAGGTATTTCCTTGCCGTAATTGTAAGGAAGAAGATCAATGTCCCCTTTGAAATACTTTTTTACTATAGCTGCTGACATTACTCCGTCAAGATCAGCCTCATGATATATACAACCTATCATAACTTATTGTTTTTAGCTAAAAAATCTATATATTCTTTTATATCCTTGTTCCTATCATTATCCCAGTCAAAGGTCTCGTTTATGAATTTGAAGTACGATACCGGAATTGAATGCAACATCCATCCACAATACTTGCCGAATGTCATTAACGTAGAGCCAAGGGGATGATCCGGCCTCCCGGGTACAGGGGAGGCGGTCACGCCCTGCGCCAGCCCCCTCCTTCGGTCTTTCTTGGCGGCTTTGATATCCAGATCTGTTTTCGTTACCTTATCCCCCATCGGGATATTGGTAATTAGTCTATCGCCGATAAACATCCCCCATCCATATCCTTTGTAGTTCTCTATACTAAGTTTCCTTATATCACCGAACCTTGACGAGTTGTTGCAGCAATCAACAATCAAAGCGCTATCCTTACCGTCCTTTATCCTGACAGCTCTCCCAAGCCACTGATAAAACGAAGAGAACGAAAATGTCGGTCTTCCTACTATCACGCAGTCCAGACCCGGATGATCGAATCCCGTACCGAGGGCGGAATAGTTGAACACTACCTTCGTCTTACCCGACTTGAACCTCTCAACTATAGCCTCCCGCTGCTTCTTTGGCGTGCCTCCGTGAACCACCTCCGCCATGCCGGCACATATCTTGGCGTTCATCCATTCGGCGGCAGTATTGCAGCTCTCAACAGAATCCATAAACACCAGTATAGATCTACATACGTCTTTTAATACCATCAATCGACGCAAAATAAGGTTGTTTAAGCCATTTTTTCTCACCGCCTCACTAATAGACTCGGCCGTATATTCGGAGCCGTTAGAATTAAGTTTAAGGGCATCTCCATTGAAATCCCATGTCTCATATTTAAGAGGTGTCCAAAATCCTTGCCTTATCATCTCCTCCACCTGTATGACATGGATTAGGTTCTTGAAATATACCGGTCTCATACGAGTGATGAAATTAAGTTGGGAATATGATGTCTGTCCTATCGACATGTTTTTAAGTCTACATGGCGTGGCTGTAAACCCTATCACCTTTCTCGGCTTCAGCTCATTCATGAATGTCATGAACTCACTGCCATCCTCAGGACTGTATCCGGCATGAGCCTCATCTATCAATACGTTTCTGATTCCCATCTCCTTAAGCTGACCAACAACTTTCTTGATAGATCCTAACGTGGCATATATCATGTTAGATAGCTCTTTCTTGCCACAGGAAGCGGAGTAGATGGTAGCCGGTATGCCATACGACGTTATCTTGTCGTGGTTCTGTTGCAGCAATTCTTTTGATGGTTGTAAAATCAGCGTCTTATCTCCCATCAATCTAGCCGCTTCTGCTATCAGAAGTGACTTACCGCAACCTGTAGGACCTACGATCAATACCGGATCATGTCTATCAAAGTTTATGTAATCGGAGATACTTTTAACACACTCCTCTTGATATGGCCTTAATTTATATGTCATCTCTGTAGTTATCAAAAACGTCTTTCACGTACTATAATCTTATCGCACATTCCCGGCCATCGTCCACTTTTACCATCAACGTCTCTTTGGTCTTGCTTATGGCTATCACCTCTCCTGTCCCTATCTGGGTATGGACTATATCGCCTAGCTTTATATTGCATTTAATCATGACCCAGTTTTTTATTAAACTCCTCTATCTTGTCTCTATCTGTCTCATTCACCATCTCAGCCTCTTCCTTGAACATATCGTACCCTTCCCGGATATTGTCTCCAACCATATTCTCTATCATCTCCCTTAACTCATCGCTTCTTACGGCGAAAGATATCTGAAACGATTTACTTGTGCCTTTCATCAGATAATCAATTTCCTTCTTGCATTCTGCCATCAACCTGTCTAGATTATCGAATTTAACGAACTTAGAGTTGCCATTGGCTTTCCTTACCCCATCCTTGAAATCCTCCAATATCCCGTTAAATACATCCGCCATACACATCATGGAATGTAGCCACACCAGCATATTGAATTTATATTCATTATCAGCGTTATTCATCAAACCCACCAAAGACTCGCTTTTTGTCAGCATGATCTTCGATTCCCGGTCTACGATATCCTTTATCTCCTGCCGGTATCTCATGGCGCCAACAAAATCCATCCTAGAGTAACATTCATTTGATTTCTCCACCAATTTCCTGATATCCTTTCTAGACATCAGAAGATCTAATATCTGTTTTTCTTTTTTATCCATAATCAGTTCTTTTAGTGATACAAATATAATTAAAGCCTAGATATTTACCTAGGCTTTTTAATAAAGTTAATCTTTTTTATTCTTTCTTTTTGACTCATCCCAATCCGATGAGTACCTGCATGTTCCTTGTTTGTGGATCGAGAAATCGCACCAAAAACACAAGGGCTTGGGGCGGGGTTCAAGGCAGGCCGGCTGGCGTCCCATGAGGTAGCGCTTCTCGTACTTATACCCCTGTTTGGCGTCGTCCCAAACGTGAGCTTGATAGCTATCTATTTTATTTGTCTCGAAATCATACATGTCAAGGAGAATATCGTTAAGTTCCTTGACCGATCTCTCTACTTTCTCCTTATCTACCTTCACGTTTTGATTGTCCAGCATGCGGGTAAAGAAATAGCTGCACATATCCGGCAATACCTTATATTTTCTGAGTATGTAAAAGGCGTATATCGGATGCTGGAGATTGTGAAGCAGCTTATCCTCATCGAATAACTTTCTCCCGGACTTCCAGTCTATCGTATACATGGCTATCCTGTCCTTTGTCTTATACTCTCCACGCCAGTCCACCGATCCTATGATATGTACCTTATCGTACGTCACGCCATCCAAAGTAAGGGGCTTGGGTAGCTTATAGGGTAGGACGAAGCCCTCCTCCACGCCGGCCGGTCTCGACCCCCGGACCACCTTCTCCATTGGCGTAAGATCAGACCATGCCTTCTTATAATTGCCAGCAGCATCCTTCTCAAACAACCCCACAATCCATCTTATTAGCCTAGCCGCATGTTGCATGGACTCGATTTGGGATTTTACGCTATCAAAAGGAATCTTCTCTATATCCGCATAGTAATTAAAAGCCTTACTCATATCCTCATAAGAAGGTCTACATCCGTTCTTGAAAAAATACTCCATTGTCTGATGGATAACCGTACCATATGACGTGGCCTCATGCTTCTCCGTGGATCTATTCCCTTCCACGTAAGTTTTATACCACTTGTATGGACATTGGACGAACGTATCTATCTGCGAGTAGGAGGCGGCAAGAACCTTCTCTCCGTTTATGACCTTGCATAACAAATTATTCTCCGGTATCACCATAAAGCTTATCTATTTTTATGTCATGTCCGTATAAGTCCATTAACAGGTTTTGTAGATGGTGAAGATTCTTAATCTGAATAGGATCTCCTAGATCGTCTTCCAGATCCCTAAGGCTAAGATAATACCCATCATCAAAAATCTCTATAGATATTCCGTAGCCTCGATATACATCCCGCCCCTTATCACGCTTGAAATAGATAGTATCAAGTATATTATCATCTATCTCAATAGGCATGACATCATCTTCCCCGGAATACCATTTCATTATCCCATCATCAATCTCACGTTCAAGGATCAATGACTTACTTTCATTACGCATACCAGTAACGCACCCTACTCTCCATATATTGCCAGCCTTGTCTTTTACAAGATCCCCTATCCTTAGTTCTTTAGCCGAAATCATACTCATCCTCCTCATTGTGATCGTCATCGCAATCATCGACAAGAGGGGTTTCTAGCCCCTCTTCCCAATCGTCATATCCGAAATCCATTATTTGTCCTTAAAATAAACATACAACATATCAGTTAAACTTCCTACCGTTATTTCATCGCAAGGGGTATTGCGAAACACCTCATCTGGTATGTATTCACCTGTCATCTTTTCTATATCCATTATCACTTCAACAAGGTCCAATGAATCCATAGCCATATCGGACGATAGGTTACTATCTTCCTTTATGTCTTCAATATCATCAAACTCAGATGTTTTCGCAAATATTGCGTCTATCACTACTTCTAATACTTGATTTCTTTTCATAACTCTTAAATCGATATTTTTAATCTTCTACCTAATTCTTTTTTTATATCTGATATTCTTTCGATGTCCATCTTAACATCTCCAGTAATAGTATACTCCTTATCCATCTTCCTTGGAGGATCCGGGAGTCGGCTTACGGCGAACAACCATGCCAGTTCCTTGTTCTTGTTCTCCCTAAGATATAGATCGGATGTCATGCCATACATTTTTATGATCGTATCGAATAACGTTGATTCCGATAAGCTCATATGTACGCTATAGACATTTGACGGCTTCCATATCAAGTTATCCAACCTCATCGTATATTCACGTTTAAGGTCTATATGGGATATTACGGCCCTTACTATAGGTTCTTCCTTGAAGTTGGTGTTAGCCACAAACCAGATAAGCCTTTTTTCCACTTCCTTGATAGCTCCCGTATCCTTACCCATATCGTTATATACCCCAACGATACGGTCCCGGATCCCCTCGACCTCCGGTGTCAGACCGGGTGTCTCTATCAGCATCAGCAGCGATCCTCCTCTTGGTGTTATCTTCCACTTCCCGTTCTTCTGAAGCTCAATATAACCAGACGCTTTATAGCTGTCTATTTTCTCTTTTGGAATGACATCAGCCATCTCCTCTTTTTGCCGGATCATCAAAAGATACCCGACATCAGACATCGTTAACCCTGATGTCATCATCTGCTCGAAATTTATATACATACGTAAACAAGTTAAAATATTGACCTGATCTTTCTACTTATTCTCTCTAATATATCAGAATGATCATTATCGCTATATATGTCTATCAATGTCTTGAGTATGCACAGCCTTTTATCTCGTTCATCCCAGTCAAACCAAAAGCTATTGAGATGCTTATCTATAGGTTTAAACATCCTTAACTCAGGTATAAGCTCATATGCCAGATCATCATCATGCGCTAATCCAAGCATATCCGCCGATTCGACTATAGCTATACACATGCAGCTCTCGCTGTAATTCTTTATAGAATCATAAGCCTCTGTCAATACCCTAAGGCCGTCTGCTTTCGATAATCTCTTTCCCTTTCTCATATTGTTTTACTGTATAAGATTCATTAGCCATGCCAACCCTACCAACTGATATGGATTGATTTATTGATTGATTAAGATGTCCTATAACCGACATTTTAGCCCTAACCGTATTGGCGCATCTTAGAAGAACTCGATAATCCTCCAATGCCCTTTCATACCTTACGTCCACCCTAGCTCTTTTGTCGGCGTCAGTCATACTCTTGCATGTCCCGTCTTCTCTCAGGCTTATAGCGATCTTGTCCCGTATGATCCTGATATCATCCTCGGCTATCACCAGTTCGGCGTCAAGAACCCCCTTGTATGAGCTAAGAAGATCCTCCACCGCCACAACTTCCCTTTTTAGGTTCTCCAATTCCAATATCATTGAGTTATCATTTATCCTTTTATACTCCTGTACTTTATTGGATACCTCATCACAGATATTCATGATCTCCTTTTCCCGTTCCCGGTTTATGATATATCTGATGCTGTATTTAGCCATTTCCTTCAACGAGGATATAATTTCCTTTATCCCCATCTTATCCTCAACCGACAATACGGTCTTCAAGAACATTTCCAGCACCTTTATCACTACAAGCAAGTAATTATGTCTCAATCTCATGTCAATAAGGTGTTTCGTCATGTACTACATTGAAATCATCGCTAGGCGGTATATATTGTTGCTCCAATGGAACACAGGGAGGTGGGGGCGGAAGCGTCACTACGGTCGTATCCGGCTTGCCGCTACCCACGGGGGCATCCGAGCCTCCCGGTCTTTCTTGGCGCACCACCCCTCCATCAGGATAATATCGCTCATATCCTTTCATGATATCTACATGTATAGCGTCAATCTCCTCCAATGATCTTTGACGGACCTTTACGATATGATGGAACAATAATCCATCCACACGGAAGGATCGTCTTGACTCGCTCTTGAAACGTTCCAGATTAGGATACCATCCTTGCGGGAATTGCATGTATGACGAATATCCATATCTCTTCGGGATATTTAATGCTACCATAGCCGTACATAACTGTCCCAATGTATCTGATTGATAAAAATCAGATTGCTTTGGCATATGATCCTTTGGATCCCGTCGTCCTTCGATATCACGATTGAGCTGGGATATTATAAGAAAGAAAATATTAGGAAAAGTCCTTTTAGCTATATTGCACATGGTTATCAACGAGTCGATATTCCTTTTGGCGTCTCCTGAACCTTGTATCAGGGCCGTATGATCTATAGACACGAATACCATTTTTTTATCCTTGTTTATTGGCATATACTCATTCCACAGAAAGTTTTGAAGCTCATCTACGGTTGATGGTTTAGGGATGTATGTTATTCTGCTAGAGTTCTCTTCTCTAAGGCATCTCTGCATTTCTTTTACCTCATCTTCTGACATCTCATTAAGAAGTATATCCTGTATGTCTTTCCCCATTTTTTTTGATAGTGAACGCAACATCAAGTCTTCCGGATTCATCTCAAACTCACATCTTAACCATACATAATCATCTGCCTGTGGATTGATATTGACATTCATCACATTGCTCATGATTTTTTGCGCCAGATAAGATTTGCCAACTCCGGGCCTAGCGCCTATAGCCACCGCATGTTGTGGGTAGAACCCGCCCAGTAACGCCTTGTCAAGATAAGCGTATCCAGTACGAGCCGGGAGAAGCTCTCCCGACTGATACTTTCTTATCCTCTCATAGGCATCCATGATAATCTCCTTGGATGACCTCCATATCCTATCCTCACTCATCCTCTTGCGTTTCTATCGCCAGCCGTATCGGATTTAGATCCTCTGTTAGCTGATCTTGATTTATATCTTAACCCCTTAGCCGTATGGCATAGATCCTTCCCCTTCCGATAAGCCTTGCCTTTCAGCTTATCGGTCTTGTAGTTCTTGCGACCCAATTCCCGTCTCTTGGCTTTCTGCTCAGGTCTGGCGTTGATCTTCTTATCCGTCTCAGCCTTCTTCTTTCTGGCCTCCGGATGTGTCCTATAGTATTCAGTCGATCTCCCCATTCTCGCCCTCCTCGTCATAATCATAATCTTCTACGATAATATCCTCTCCATCTAAATATGAGGCTTTATCTCCGAGTCTGCTTCTCATGCTCTCGTAAGGATCATCCCCATCTTTTATTTCCCACACACATAAGTGCGGACCTATTATATCAATAAGCATGTTGGCCTTATCCTCGCTTATGCCTTTTTCTATCATCTTATCTCTGCATTTGTAAAAACCACATGTCTTGTTAAACACTGATCCTCCTACATAAAACCCTGTCTGTTTGTGAATGAAAATTACTTTCATGTTCTGTCAATTTTTATTAATAATTATTTTTGTAATCACCGTAACTCATGTCAGCGTCACACACCACCAAGTCAGTTACCTTATCCACTACATGGAATAGATGCTCCGGACATCCGTGGCATGCGCTACCTCCTATCGCTATCGCCTTATGCCTAGGACAGTTATTCCCCCTCCCTCCATCATATATCTGTATCCGATTATCACTATATGTCTTGATATGTCTCATGATTTTAAGTAATGATGGCAAAGACATCTTGTAAGGGGATATATGCTCCTCCGGTATCATAAGCTCACTGGATAGTTCTTTGTAAAGATCATGTCTATCCTGTCCTGTTTTTATTAAGAATACGTTGATCTCGGTCATTACCATATCCATAGACCTAAGGAGATCCGGCTTAGCCAGCCTCCCCATCGGCTTCCCAAAAGGGTCGGATCTCATCCAAGCACCACACTTCTCGCACCCAACTTGCTTCCCCTCTACCGTATTTATCATAGTGGAGGGGTTCTTGCAATACGGGCATATGGATCCATTTAACATGGCTTTCTGAGCCAAAGAAAGTTCTTTCATACCGCTTCCGCCTTAACGTTAAATAGACGGCAGTACCTGTCAAAATTCCTATCCTCTATCCTCATATCCTCCTCATACCTATCAACTGATTTAACGAAATCTTTATAACAGTCCTCGCACATCCATTGATTGATCACCGCCACGTAATAACCTACTGAAGCGGGTCTGTTGCACATGTCGCAAATGCCCAAGCACCCATATCTGGTAAGCTTATCCATCATCTCATCCCTACTTATTTCAAGCACCTTGAAACCCTTGTAATTGTTAACTACCTTTGCCATTGTTGTAAATTTGTTTTATTATGAAATAATCGGCTATATCCATACCCTCCTCGATACCTTGCTTTGACTCAAGATAATTACTTATCTCTATATTCATTCCTTTCATATCCCTATCAACTTTCTTCCTCCATTCGTTAAAGGCATCTCCTTTATCAGGATACAGGACTATCCTTCTTCTCCCTAACACCTCTATCATCTCCCTTTTAAGCATATGAATGCCTCCACATGCCATGAAAAGTCTGTCTGGATATACTATATTACAGATGACCGCCGTCTTCTCCGACTCGACTATATATACCGGAACGTCCTTAGGATAAAAGTTGATAAGGAACTCGCCGAACAGGCATTGTCTCAATAAATAATCTTGCCCATCAAGAATATGTACCCAACATACATGATCCATAGGAGTCTTCACCCTTTTCCCATCCGGCCCGTAGTCCATTATCTTACCTGTCCTTATCACCCAGTTCTTGTCCAGTTGCCAGAACACACAGCATTTACCCCAGTTCCCGAATCTCATCATCCCTACTTTATACAGATTGAAAGCCCTATTGGTATGATATGATCCGAATATATTGGATAGATAATCCTGAAGATCAGATGTCTCGAAAGGATTAAGCGTCTCAAACATCTTGCTTACCGGAATGCAGTTGGCTATATCCGGATCCACGGAAGGCCTGTACCTCCTTAATACTTTGTTTGAATCGGTAAAAAGATCATTGTTCCCAAGTTCGCTCCCTGTTGGATATTTAAAGTAACCACATTTATTTTTATGATCACACACCCCAAACTGTTCTCCAACGATCTGACCGTTGGTTATATCCACGTACGGCGTGAAACATCTTTCCTTGCCGCATTGCGGGCACGTCAGCTTCCTCCTTGGTTTGCTATGATCCAGCTCATACCGATGAACGCTCTTATTGAACTCCCTAAATTCCATCATCCTCTCCTCTCATTCATGACTCTATATATATAGTCCCTCAGTGGCTCTTTTCTTATCAACTTATTAACGTCAAACTCGCCTTCTATATATAAGGACCCGATTCTTGATGTAACCGTATAATTGGTTTTCTCGAACTTATACTTTCCTTGGAGATATACTACGGTAGCCATATTCAATATAGGGTTGTCGGTCTGTCTCTTCAACTTATATTGGCTGGTCTTTGCGGTAGGATCACCCGGAGCGAAGTTATATATCTCCTCTATCTCCAATATCTTTCCGTAGTTCTCTAATATCATTCTTCTATATAACTCAAGCTGGAAAGCATACTCGTCATAGAAATTGCCTTTCCTGTTTGATTTGAAGTCTAATATAGCGAATATCCTCCTGCATCTCTTTATCTTCTTTTTCTCCGTCTTGGGCTGACCTTTCTTAGCTCCCGTCTTATAGAACTCTCCTGTCTCGACCTCTATCTCCACCATCTCCGGCTCGCTATCCATCTCCACCACTGCGTCCACCGAAGAGGCGACCTTCAATCTGCTTGACCTCAACATCTTCTCGATCAATACCGGTTTAACATGTCTTTCCTTACAGAATATGGCGAATGATATTATATCCTCTATCAACTCATCGATATTATCGACCAATATCCGCTCCATCCTATACTTGTCTATTCTCAGCTTAGCCTCCTTAACAGCCTTCCTTATCCATGTCGGGATCAGCTTTATGTTAACCCCGGTCAGATACAACCCAAATAGATAATGCATGATAGTACCCAGATCAGCCCTGTAGTTAGCGTACTCATCAGGATCCTTACCCTTGAGTCTCATCTCGTTCTTCCACTTCTCCAAGGCTCCGGACGTATCGCAGTATCCATTGGCAATATTGTTAGTGGCTCCATCATATATGATAGGATACCCATCAACACCCATCTCGTAATACACACGTTTGCCAGCGACAGTCATTCTATATAACACCGGTGTCGGGATATCCTTTATCCATTCAGCGGCATAATACTGCTGTTCTGTTTCCAGATCATACTCAACTTCCATTTCCTCTTTAGGCTCTTTTTCAGGCTCTTCAACAGGCTTTTTCTCCTCGACCATATCTTTCTTTGGGATCGTTGACAAAACGTCTAATATGCCAAAGAAAGCGGTAAATTTAGGATCTGTATGATATGATCTTAATATTGGTAACGATGATCGCCAATAATATGATGACGCATTCTCGTCCATTGTCTTATTATGAACAAACTCTATTACAATACCATCATCCGTGATAACCACATGATGTTTTTTGGATAAACGGACTCTCATATCATCAAACGATTCTTGATCGCTTATGACTTCCATATCCGTGCCTTTCTTATATATCGTATCACTTATAGCTTCGTATCCAAGAGCTAGAAGTAATTTTTGTTTTCTTCTATCCATGATAATAATCTGGTTTTTAATTTACCATCCTCCTCGACTCTAGGTGCGAGATCCCTCATCCTTCTGGCTGCCAACAGCCATACGTTGCCAAACTCGTCCAAGAGCCGGCTGAAATCCATCGTATCTAATAGATAATCGAATCTTGTATGCTCATCAGCCGTCAAGTAGATAATGTTATCATTATCCTCAGCAACTGATTTATATTTCCGTTTAGGGTATAAGTGGCATATGTTGCTTACCCCAGGGCATGGTATATATGCGCCGGTAGCAGATCTCCTTGTCATACTCAACCTAGCCACATGGGCACCAAAGAAAACGGCTAGGCTCTTCCCCTTCGGCTTGGCCTTCACCCGTATCGCCGCCCTTTCCTTTGGCGGTAGTTCCTTGGCTCTACATGCGGGACACAACCCCTTACTCCTTATGGCTACCATCCTCCCACACCTCTCACACGGCAACATCTTACCTCTCATGTCTTTTTCTTTTTATAACTTTTATTGAACTCCATAAGGCTCATAGCCCTATACCTCTTAAGCCTATTAATCTTACCCTCAGTCCAATCTTGATCCTTGAAGTTGATGATCGTATCAAATATCTGAGCCAGCTCCCGGATATTAAAATTCCTGTTCTGTATTTTTTTATAGAACCCGGACCTGCTATATCCTAACTTAGAAGCCAGATAAGTCTTATTAGATAATGTGAGGATACGATAAATCGTACCCTCCATCTTACTTATCTCCATCAACTTCTCGGCTATGGATGATGTGGTTTCATAGCTAGCTTTATTGCTTACTATTCTCATTTTTCTCCGGATTCCTGATCTTACCATCAAACTCATAGAAGTCCATTAGCTTCTTCTCCTCCTTGATACAGGTAACGATAAAGTCTGATATAGTACCCTTCATGCCCTCCTCGAAGTTTTTCTTGGCATGATCAAGGTCATTGGCCCGAACGATGTAGTTAAACGCCTTGCGTTTCTCATTGCCCGATTTCTCGTCTATCGTAATATAATCAGCCGTGACCTTATAGAACCGGTCTCCATCCATGGCAAACAATTCCGCTATTCTGAACCGTTTGATATCAACGCTAAACTCACCGGAGATAAAAGGTTTCATCTCCTCTATGATTCTAGCCTCACACTCTGTATAAGAAAGGGCATCCACTAAATACTCTTCCTTTACCTTCTTCTTCATACCGCCCTCGGCATCGGTCTCATAAGAAACTGTACATTTAAACCAATTGTGCATTTTAATCTATATTATTGTTAAACAAAGGATAATCTTTTATTCCTTCACGAATATATCTCTCCGTATCATCATCCACATCATAAGCCTTCTTGAAAAATATCATAGCCTTGTCCGTGTCGTGATCCACCAACGGAAGATATTCCTTTACGAAAAGAACTTTAAGATGATTCATGTGATCAATCTTGCGCCTTACATCAATTACTTTTGGCCATATCTCGGCACGGATTTCACCCATCTTTTTTACATTCTCTTTGTATTCGTTTACCTGATCTTTATACTCCTCCTCGATCTCGTTGTTCTTATCCTTGACAGACTTATAAGCTTCCTTATCTTTCGTGTCAAACATCGGAACATGCCTGATATTGATTATATCCAATCTACTGCATAGCTCCTCATTGGATATGGTGAAATCATATCTAGTCCTGTATAGATCAAATTCACTTAATAACTTAGCTATCTTAATAGCATCATTCTGATCAAGAACGGCTATATTCAAGCCCTCCAAATAGTAGAAGAAATGAGATGGAGAAATAGATTTATAGCCATACGTCTTCATGACTGGAGGCTCATCCATAAACCTGACACCTTCCTCCGCACATCTTGTTACGATCAATTTCTCTACCTGTTCGTCAGTAAGATCATATATCTCCTGATCGGTCATCTTATCAATTGTCTTCATCATCCTCATCCTCCGACATCGTTATAGTCTTTGTAAACTTTTGTTTATAAACCTCACTCATAAGGCAGGTAAAATCCATATCATCCATACCAGCCATAACATTGGCTTCTACTTCCAAATTCATCTCAATGTTCATTACCGAGACTTCATAGTTACTATCATCTTCTTTATAGAAAATGACTTTGCCACCATACTCGAAACCATCATCTTCGATCTTAACCATATCGATGATCTTCTCTAACTCCTTTACAAATTTACTCTTTTTCATATATGTAATTTTTATTTGTCTACAAAAGTAGACATTTTGTTTTTGAATTAAATTAAATAAACATTATTAATAGTTAATATCATCCTTTCTCCTATCATTCATGTTTATTCCTTCATAAACTCAACACAACATTTATCCACTCTGGTTATTGTTCGATAGTCATCGGTACGGATACTATATCCTTTATAGCTTTTGACTATAGTACATATTTCTCCTTTTTCTATAACCGTACCGCCCTTGCTTTTTAAAGGGCAAAGGGTTCTTACTTTCGCTCCTATTATCTTTCTCATATGTTTATATTTTTAAGATCAAAATAATCTATAAATCTATCCCATAGCTTCCTATTCTTTTTATTAGGTCTAAATTTCCCGGATTGTATTCTTTTTACCAGCCCCTTGAAATCATCCACCGTCCTCTTTGACAAATACCATGCTAATACCGTATTTGGATTTCTCCCTAGCTCTTGATAATGACCATCCTTTACAAGCATTTCTATCTCACTCAAGAACTTCTTTGTCTGATGAGGGTAATCAAACGGGTATCTCATCATCTCTTCAATACTAGACATCGGACATAATATACATCCTATCCTCTTCGCCCCCTTATCATATAGATCACAATGTTCTATACCCATCTTATTCAAGAACTCCCATACATCCTTGTCCGTCCATGCAAGTATCGGAGATATTATTACCTTATCCTTTCCTCCAACGCAAGATACCATCTTTTCTTTATGCTCATCGAACTGATCGAATGATATATCATACTTTCTTTTACTGGTTCCGATCTCATTTCTTTTAGATCTTGTTTTTGATTCCTCTGATCTTATCCCTACTAAAGTTACCGTACCTCCTCCTCCTCTTTCTTTAAGTACCTCACAACAATATCTTTGAGTTTTTGATGGGAGACATTTCTTTTTCCGTATAAGCTGGTAGAAGTTTATATCCGGAACATGTCTTATTACATCCGGATAGTTCTTCTTCACGAAAGATACTATGTTTGCCGGATCTACTGTAGTCATGTTCATATGAGCCTCAAACTTAACGCCAGCTAATTTAGCTACATGATAAAGAGCTTGGCTATCCTTGCCTCCACTGAAAGCAAGATAATATCCCTTATCATAAAACCTAAGGGCAAACTCCTCTCCCTTTCTTAATACGTCAATAGAATGCTCTATCTTACTCATCAACCCATCAGAGAAGTCATACTTTTCTTTAAGCTTCTCTATCTCCATATAATTATCCTCCATATATTTTAAGTCCTTTTGTATTATATTTACTTATATCAGCGCATAAATTACACCCTCCAGCACAACAGCACCATGAACAAAAATCTAGCTGTTCAGACTCAGGCTTCCCTTGAAATTCCGCCGCCGCCCTGTACCATGACGGAGACAACACCCTTATCCTTTCGGGAGCAGCCGGCGTCATGAGCACCGATCGCAGCCTTCCTTTGGCATCCTCCCTACCTCTCATCTGGATTATCTTTTAACAGTTCAGATATCTTCTCATCCTTCAACATATTTTGCTTTCTCGTGTTATCCACGATAAAGGTAGCGAACGCCATATCATATCTCTTCCTTAACTCATCGACAAAAGATTTGGCTCTTGAGCTTATCATTGTCTCAACATTGTCATCCACGATCTTTTTGATCCTGCTTCTTATAAGCTCATCTACTGTCAGCTCATCTTCCCTATAATCAACCTTAAATCTATATTTCTTCTCGCTAGCGTTTTCGATCAGATCACTCATTGATTCCCTCGCTATATCCTCAAGCTTCTCTGATATCGGATTGGATATTTCCCTCATCAACTCATTCTTGAACTTTTCTTTAAGTTCACGTACTACAGCTAACCTGACCGAGCTGGCAAACTCCTCTTTCAACGTCGTCTCGTTGCACAGAGATTCCTCAAACACATCTTCCAAATTTAATTCTACTTGAATTTTCATATCATTATATTTTAATAAATTATAAATTTTTTAGGCATATAATTATCATGTATTATTTCCCCTCATCTTTTAATATTAATTTCTTTCCGATCTTTTTAATTTTTGTCGGTCTTGATAATCGATAGTCTCTTTCTATCGGTCTATTAAGTACATCATCCTTGTGCCCCTTGTATCCTTTCTCGTAAGCACTAACCCTTGCGCAAAACTCAACCACATCGCCTGGCGATAAATCAGCACTACTAAATCCTTTTGTTAAATCGAACCACAAATGATCTGATACTATTTTGCTATCAAGTGTCACATCTTGTAAAAGCATCGTTTTTACAGGTCCAATGTATCCATTCCTAAATCCAAATCTAACAAAGGTTGCTGTAAACACATGGCGTCCTTTTGATCCTATTGTTCTCAATTCTTCTCTCATCTCCTTTCTTATTTTTTATTCATAAAACCAGTAATTTTCTTCAAATACCCTTTTGTCATCTCAATAAAGTTCACGCAATCCAGCTTGCTCAACTTGTAAATCAAAGCTGGGTTATGAATTACGGCTATAATTTGTGTTTGCGGTTTATGAAATGACAATACATTGTACAGATCCATGATATTGTCAACATCTAAATTCCTGTCCGGCTCATCCATAAGGATTGTATACTCAAAATCCTTCTCCATTAATACCACATGATTGTCTTTGTAGTATTTTAAAAGATTGTCGATCCTGTTTGCCCAGAACTCATTTGACTTTTTCTTAAATTCCATAAGCTTCTGTATCGGAAACGCATACTCATCTTGGTTAAACACAAAATCAAAAAGCGAGTTCATGGCATGAAGGTTCTTCTCCCCAGAGGACCTAGATGCCCCATTCATATACAAACTTAAATTATTGATATTATTCAATATATCATCATTTATCATTTCAGTTTGCTGTAGGAGATGGAAGACTTTCCCAATATAATCCGACTTAATACTGATCCCATCAAGTACCTTGTCATCATCAAATATGTCCGGGAAATCCAATGCTTCTGACGGTAATTCAGAACACATCTTTTTCTCGCACAACATGTACTTCGATATCATATTCAGGAGGGTTGATTTCCCGCTCCCATTCTTGCCTACAATCACATTCACACCGGGCTTGAATATAAACTCAGAGCCATTTTTGAACGCTTTTATCTTTGGGATATATTTAAATGGAGTCTTCTTGTTGTCGTCTATCCTTATAGAAGTTGGTTATTATATACTATTTTACACCAGATATGTTGTAAAACATACGTATGTTATTTAATTTCATATTCTTCTTTTCTAATTTTGTCTCACTCAATCGAATCATATAGTCCCTTGTTTCGGACAAGACGGTTGAGCGAAAGAGGTCTTTGATATAAGGTTTTACCCTAAAATATTCGTTGGGTAAGTAAAATCAAAAACGTTTAGCTCAGTAAAAGAATCCGGTGATCTCGCTCTTGAGCAACCGGTAGAGGGTGTTGGTGATACCCAGTATGATGTTTCGTACAAATGTATATCATTTCTCATCTTTTGGTGTAAAATGGTATATAATCACCTAGAAGTTATCATCTTATATGATTTTATGTTGAATTATTTAAGCCTTTCATCAATTGCCAAATCAAATATCTTATCAAGACATTTCCTCATCTCCTCCGCATATTCAAACAGATCCTCTTTCGAAAGATCCCTGCGTTGCCAATCATACATATTGACGTAAAAACATTCAATAGCCTTATTCTCTATTTCTTCAAGTACCTTTTTTGTGGACTCGTTTTTCTTCTGACCTATTTTTATTTTCTTATCTTTTTCCATATTTCATTCAATTATAGAGTAGGGTATAATTGCCTTAACAATTATACCCCAACATCTGCTCCATCTTCTTTAATCCAATTATCTGTATCGCAATGCCAACAATATCCTGTTTCGGAATCCTCTTTGTGAGAATGAGACCCGCAAGTAGCGCACCAATAATTATCATCCGTATCGTATGCATAGCTTTTATTCTCATGCATCTTAGTCACTCTGGCTATTCTATCTTCTAGCAGTTCTTTTAGATAAGGGCATTTATAAGGTCTATTCTCTTCATGTAGTATATAAAGATCTATGTCCATCATATTCCCCATCCTGTCCGTGCACATACACTCGGCGGCATGACGTACGCTATCTTTCGGCATCCCCGGGACTATCTCCCGGATCACTGCCTCCATCTTCTTCTGGTATTCGGTATCTACCTTAGCTACCAAATCCTCTAACTTATCTATTAAGCTCATGATTTTTTTACGATTTTATCCAAAGCTCCTCTTTTTAAAGAGGGGATAGTATCATATTTCATATATTCTTTTGATTTTCAATGTATTTTATGTTTGTCATACCATAGCATAGTTATCGCATTCCACGCCATCTGCGCTAAATGAAGCGTGCTTGTATCAGTATCAATACGCTCCCCTTTCATGTATTCCATGAGGTGTCTCATCATCGCTGCTCTGTACCGCTCAAAGCCATTGTCGAGATCCTGCCACCTATTCGGACCATACTTCTTCGCCCCGGCGTGGTGTTTGTTTCTTCTTATTTTCCCCCATACTTATTTCTCATTTCATTAATATAGCTCATATACCAATCTCTTATATCCTCTTCACTATCCATGCTATACTCTTTATTGAATGGATCGTATCTGATAAACTCCTCTGTTCGGCAGAATGGGCATGGGATCTCTTCCAATGGCTTGATTAGAACACCATCATCACCTACATTATCCAGATCATACAATATGCCATCTATGCAAGTCGCGTCTGGATAATTCGCACCGAAAAGCGGGAATTCTGGACATGTGTTTCTCATACTTGTACTATTCAAATTCGTTCTCATATTCCTTTCTCCTATCCACTTCCTTTAAATTCAAATCATCATGTGTCAATATCTTCTTTTCCAACAAATCAAAGAGAAGCATCGCCCTTGACTCCACCTCTGTTTCCCCAAATCCGCTATATACTTCTGTTGGCGAATCGTAGGCATTGTAACGAACATAGGCAGCTTCGTAGTATTCGCTATCCTTATTCGGGAAATATTGTGTCAATTGCAACCAGTCATCCCATATTTTTGATTTACTGATATTTATCATACTTGGTAGTATCTCTCCAAGTTCATGACTCATATAAGCCGGTATGAGGTCTCCTTCTTTTCTGTATGAATATCTCATTGTATTTTGTGTAACTGATTCTGTTTTAGATCCCCCTCCTTTCATCTCTTTCACAAAATAAAATTCCGACTCTGAATTTACACCCAACTCATGCAACTTTAATGCAAGCTCATAAGGGCACATAAAATTTTGATATTTCATGTTATTCTATATTTTCGTTTCTGTAATCTCCTGCATAGTCCAACCATACCCTGTAATCATTTCTGTACTTGATCGCCTTTATTTTCATATTCCGGGATATATTCTTAGGTAATTATATACAACCTTGCACCACAAAGCATTAGCGGACGCCCCGCTTCCCCGACCGCCTTATCCATACACGCCGGCTCCACCGGTAACGCCACCCATGACATCTTGGATGTCTCTCCCGTAAATCTGATAGTGATCGTCACAGCTCTCAAATGTTACTTGATAGCTGTTTAACTCCATCCTAATTGTCTCGCAATACCTTTCATCTCGCTATACGCGATCCTGTGACATCCAACAACCAATATATCATTCTTATAGCTATTGATCTTCCATTTGTGACCGGTTATATCCAATGCCATATCGTGTTGGAATTTACCGCCATTATGGAAGAGCTTTATCAATTTCCAAAGTCTCTCAGCTTCAGCTCGTTCTATCTTGATATTCTTGCTAGTCTCAATTATGCCATTCTTAATGCGAAGCCATACGTTAGGCTGGTCATCCTCCAAATAATAATGTAGATATAATTCTGGAATCTCGCCAGACTTCCACATCTCAATCTGTTCTTCAAATTTTTTCTTGCGATCTTCTTTTTCTTTTCTTCTTTTTTCAAAAATTAAAGCCTTTTTTTTCGCCTGACTGTCTTCCCATCTCTGACATCTGGCCACATACTCAGCCCACGTTCCTTCACCACAAATCTCATCTACTATCACATTGGTCGTTCCTAAAGTTTCTAACGCTTGATGATTTAGCAATACCTCAAACACACGCTTTAACTCATGGACATATTCACTTTTAATCTTATCCGATTCATAAGATAACTCATGTTTAGTTCCGATCCAGGTGTTTGCACTCTTTTTAAGAAGACTCTTGGGAGTACCCATATTAAAGAACTCAATATAATCCATTAGACTTCTAAATACTCCCCAAACATCCCTATAAGACAGGCTTGTTCTAACCTTCTTGTATTTCTCGATAACCTCTTTGATAAGCTCCAATCGACTAGTGATAAAAGCCATGCTGCCATCATCAGACATATTATATCCAACAGAAAATACCTTTGAACCAGTTGGTATTGCACTACGAACACAACGTTGATGTTTACAGGTAGAAGAAGAATAATACTTATCGTTAAGCAAATACGCCTTTTCACCACACTTATTTCTTACGATTCTTCCAACCTCAAAATGATAACCATAAGAATAAATACTTCTACCTTCAAAGAAAAGATTACTACCTCTTGCGGATTCTTCCTTTTCGTTTGCCCACAAATGAGCGACCATAGAGTTGTTCATATCTATTAAGTTTTGAGTGTTAACTATTGATTATACTTGCTAAAAATAACATCGACACAAGTCCCGCCAATAGCGTTTGCGTCATTATATGAATAAAAACCTTCTGTTTCCCAATCCACACCAACTGGACAACCATCTGCATGTTTTACAAAGTCATCAATTTCTTGCGCTTCCTCATTAGATATTCCAGTGTAGTCACCATTAATCAAAGCCCCAATCCAATAAATCGGAAGCCTATATCTTATTACCTCCATATTCATAACTTCATCAATTTACAATTACTACCTTCAAATACCGGAACCATACCTTTCCACCTAAAATAATCAGTAGCTACTTTGAAAGCATACAGGGGATTCACGTTCTTGATTTCCTGCAATGGCTTGAGGAAATGCAACGGCTGACAGACATAAAAGTTTTCATTGTTCAAACGTCCAAAAACTTTATCCATTACCGATTCATTACAATTAGTGCCATCCAGTATAATTAAATCGCATCCGGTTTTTCTGGTTCCAAAAATAAATGTCTTGTTCTTATTTTTCGGAAGCATGAATATTTCTTTATCTATATCAAACCAATCACTTTGATAGCTATCTACATCCCGGCGAACAATCTCGTCAATCTCACGGGCATATTCTTCTTGTGTTTTCATAAGATATGTTTTAAATAGTTCTTAATTTCTCTTCAATAAACGTATCTATCATCTTATAGTAACTTCCATCAAAAACGTAGTTGTTATATCTTTTTGTGAACTCTTTGGCCCAGTCTTGAATGATGTCGAATGCTTCTTCTCTGCTATAACATTTCAACTCCGTTAATCTCTCCACAGCTTCCGCTGACATCTCTTGAAGATTCCGGATGTAAGTTGGATTAACGCTATATGGAGGTTCTTCTTCATCCAGCATAACAATTCTTGGTTTGTTTGCCGACCGGCATTGCTCAGCGGTTTGGGTAAATCTCTGGAAATATTCGGTATCATACTTATTCCCATGATAATCAATGAAAGCAATCTTATCTCTATATATCTCACAGGCATTTAAAGATTCTCGTGTCGATCTTTTTATTGGTCTTGATCCATCCCATAACCAGCCATAAAACTGTATACCATCCCAGATAAGACATGATAGATATCTTAGAGAAAAAGACTTTATATCTAATATCTTATGTTGTATAGGATTAACTTCCCGCTTAGCATCTTCAAGAGTTTTGTATATAGACGTACTTGTCTTAATTTTACCCTCTCCCAATTTGCTTCCAAACCAAAAAATATATTCGACATACATATTTCTCCCACAAATACCTGGATCTTTTACTATCATGCCACGATATTTCGCTTCACGGATTACCCCGTCCCTATGCATGAATACCCTTATTCCAAAGGGTATATCATAAATCAATACATTACACATATCTTAATCAATTTACATGTTCATATATATCCCCATTCTCATAATAAAGTCGATCTTCATATTGATTATGATGAAGTTCCTCACGTATCGCATCTTCATTATCAGCCCAATACTCATACTCCTCATGCCAGGACTTGAAGAAACTATCGTAACATCGCCCTATCAGATCCTCAAACGAGAAATCACCCGGGTAAGTACACCAAGTATCGTAATAATTAATTATCGGTTTAAGAAGATAATAATCATAACACGACCCTGTTAATGGACAATTGTCTTCGTATTCCAATATTATTCGACTGCGTCTGTGCTTGTAATTATATTCCCCATCTATATATTTGCCTATAGAATAATATTTACCTTTCGTGATATGTGGCATAATGTTGTTATTGATATACCTGAACAATAATTTACCGCATAGATTCTTAGGGAATATATCACGATTATAATCTGTAGGATGTTCATAAATAGGATCATTATATTTAAACTCATAACTAAAATCATATCTCTCGTATCCAACTTCCCAATTATAAACCCTAGTATCTGTCATATCCTCAAAGGCTTTCATTGACTTTTTATAGTCTATGCCATAAGCATCCATACATTGCTCCATTACATTCCAGCGCTCACGCTCTATGATCTTTTCTTGTGAATCTTTTGACAGTTCATCAAACTTATACACTTTTAATACAATCTCTTTCATAATTCCTCCTCTTTTAATATAATTAGATCCCTAACGTCAATCGAATGACATACGTACCTCCCAATCTATGTTCACGTTTAGAGATATGATTGTAGTTATTCTCACGAACCACTACAATCCCGATCCAAGTATTACTCATCCTTTATCTTTACGAATGGGTTTTCTACATAAAACTCCACTACATCCTTAGATTTTATAGATGTCACTATACCGGTGGTATCCACAAATCCATCCGTTTCATCCATTGTCAAATCTTCTATTTTATCTCCCGGCAGAAAACAAAGATTATAGTCTTGATCAATATACATAATCATCTTTAACCTAACCATGTCATCAATGATGCCTTTCATTCTCTCCACAACATCCAATTGATCATCACTAAGCATTAATCTACTTTTTGATGATTTCACTAACCTTATGTCTCCATTCTTGTCAACTACAGTTAAGCCATTGAATTTATACACATCTTCACATGTTCTGTAATATGTTTCCTTACAATAAATTTTTCCTTTATTATCTATTTCAACATCAAAATATTCCAACTCTCCCTTGACAGCTCTTCCGTTTTTGTATTTCCACACATCACCTATTGGAGCGAATCCATATAATGACTTAAAAACATCATATATTGATAGTTTTGTCTTAGGGATGCTCTTGCCCTTTTTAAAACATTCTTCGGACGAATAAAATAATTTCCCATCTAATGTCTTCTCAGTCCTACATCCTCCCCATGTTCCTACATATCTAACTACTCCATATGTAAAACTGATCAAGATTTTATCAATCTCAAACCACTTTAATCTTTCTGACATATCGTCAAAAAGATATCCACTCTCTAAATAAACTGATAAATACTTTTTTATTTCCATAACAATTTATTTTTTTTTAAAATTAAATAACATCATTTGCCTTGATCACCATCAGTCTCAATACTCCTCTAAGTATCATGGTTTTCATGATACAACTCATAATATTACATTGAACTTCTCATTTAAACAATCTAAAGCTCTTTGATACTCCTCTTCCTTGTCGAACTTAATTTGAGTACTGTTCTCCAAGCCAAAAAACAGGTAAAAGGATATGACCCAGCCCGACCCGTCCACGGCCTGCCCCTTGGGTGCCCACGACATCACCTGCTTCTTGGATATATACCAATCCCCTATCTTCACGAAGTCAGGATAGTTGTTAATCAAATACCTTATCTGAATATTTAGATAATCTATATTATCAAAAGAAATTATGTGATATTTGTTTCTTATCCTTATCTTCAGAAAAGGATTGTTCCCGTAATACGCAGCGAATGCCGACACCACTGATATAGGGTACCTAACGCCTTTTATTATTATCCATTTCATATATTAATCTCCTCTTTATATTTAATCCCGCTTTTCCTTCTATTTTATCCCTTTCCATGCTTCAACCTTTTTATGGCGTCTTTCCTTGAATAAGCCATCACCTTTTTACCTCCAACATCGAACTCCCTAACCTGCCGGACAACTTTTGGTCTCCGGTAGTCCGAGTTAAACCACATTTCGACCTTTCTATCTTCCATCTCGAAGCAACCATCCGGGAAATTATACATATCCCTAAGCATTTCCTCCATCCTGTCATTTACATCCATCTTCCAATAATTTTAAATTCCTTTTTACTTCTTTTACATACGTCGGCGAATCAAGTCCACGATGAAGACGTATCGCTCTGTCTATATCCTTTTTAGGATTATGATGAGATTGATATATCTCGAACATCTCCCTAGCCTTGACAGGATTTGTTCTATCATCGTATCTATACCGCTTTTTCTCCCGTTTAAGGCGTAATATCCTATTAACCTCATCTACATACACCTTTTTCATCTGCCACCTCCCTAAAGCCCCTGAAGTGGCGTTGTACGCCCAATCGTCATTCCTTGACTCCACGAAAGACAGGGCGGCCGCCAGCCTATCCCATACCCGTGCCTCGACCACTGCCGGCTTCGGGGCGAGGGGCATGCCTCCGTTCCCTTTTGGTGGTGTCAATATTATCATCGCCATCACAAGTAAGTATCTTATCACGTTCCCTTGTTTTTATAAAACTCCTCCCCGAATTTCACATTATCCACATAATCTTCCATACACTCATGAACAATTATATGAATATCCCCCTCCGTGTATGTTACCTCGGACATTAACCTCTCATTGGTCATCCACCAAGAATAACTATCAATATGCCGTATCTCAAATCCATGATCATGCAACGCATACATAACATTATATCTTAAATCCCTGTCCATCATCATACACTCGTACACGATATAGCCATTGATACTTTCATAAGACCTACCGAACGTATAAACGTACCTACCCATCAACTTATACAACTCCCTTGCCACAGGATTCGGGATCGCCTCATCCATATCAAAATCCCCATCTGGATCAATAACCCACTCTACATCCCGCTCATCAATACAAGCCCTAGGCATTCCTATTGTCCGTACATAAAGACGTGATCGGTGATCCTTGCTTAACACCGTCCCGATATACTTTTCCCCTTTGGCATATCCTATATTATGGTTGCCGGTTATATTAAATACAATTTCAGCTCCTATCTTAATTTCATCCATATTCAAGATGTTTGTATCATTTGTTATCTTTTTTATACAAAAAGAGGATATAATGGCATAATATTATGATATCAAGACACGAATGCGTTATCTATCATATTATCATACATATCCTCTATACAACGTCATTTATGGCATTATATCGTATATGATGCCGCAGGTCATAAATACATCTAATTAACCCTTTTTTAAGGGCTTATTGCCATTTAGGTAACTAGCTATGCCTAATATTTTCGAAATAAGGGCTTTTTTAGCCTTATACTCATCGTTTATCCCTATTATCGCATATCTGTATACCATCCCATCCTTCGACACCTCCACGCCCACGTATTTAGGCGCAACGGCATCCCTATGTAATACGATAAACGGGCTTTTGCCGTCTAGCTCATTTATCAACTGATTAAACTGTCGCCTCGTCATCTGATAGTGATATTATTTCCATGTTATAAATACGATCTCTTTTTACCCTTATCTTCTCGCACAGCTCATCGAAGCACTCGTCTTCTTCTAACTTATCAACATAATATGATACACTTGATTTAGAGCTTCCTTGAAGATATATATTCCCTCTTATATTCTTTGAGAAAAAATTAGGTAAGATCATCTTTTGCCTCTGATCCTTATTATCCATGTAAGATATAACAACAACCCACAACTCTGGCTCCCGTTCTTTTACCGATAACATAAGATCAAGACTCGATTGACTATTGATATTTCTCCTGCCAGTTTCGTTATAACGTAGAATAATATAATCATCCGCGTTATCATTCTCAACCATCACGACTATAGGGCGATCGCCCTTCCCATTATCACATAATACTCTTGCCTCTTTCCCGTTGCGGAGATATACCTTATCATAATCTCCGTTTTTGTATATCTCAAAATCAAACTCTATCACCATATCATTTCCTCCTATTGATATATTGTTGTGTACGTCCTTCTTCTATCTTCTCGAAGTAAAACTTACTCCCATATAACCGGGTGAAGCAGATGTTATACCCGAAATGTTCCGCACGTCTGATCTGTGCGTAACCTCTACTGATGTCATTATTATCAATCAGCGTAACAAAACAATGTGATCCTACCTCTGTGTTTAAAACCAGATTTTCCCAATCTTTTACCTCCATATCAAATCTCCTTAAATAATTTTTTGTTATGATTATCGCTATTATACCATTTATCAATATTATCGTACTGCTTTGGATAAACCCCATAGGCCTTACACCACCTAGGTAACGGCCCGTTCAACGTATCTAACGCCGTCGCAAGGTCGAACGTAGCCTCCTCCTTGATACAACACCCCGATCCACTTCCACGGCTCGGTATATAAGCCCTACTATATGCTACGCTCATCCCATATTCCCCATGACTCAGACGCCCGATGTTAGGCGAATCAGGGAAGGCGTAATACAACGTTGTATAATCACCCTTACTCCAACCTCTATTATAAGTATCATCCTGCCACGCAAAAACCCTGCAACCGGCTTCTCTCAATTCCGCCGCCGCTCTTTTTAAAATATTATCCATACTATTTATATTTAATTAAGTTGTGTCAAGGCGCCGGGAACCGACCCCGAACCATATCCGCACACGTACGATCATGATATATCCTTCCGCCCCGCCAAGGTTTTGGTTCAACATTAACAAACTTTCATATCCTCACACATCTTAAAAGAGACCTCTCTTATGATCTTCTTGTATAAGATGTATATCTCATCATCATCCTTATCAAACTCCACTCCCCATGAACGTAATAAATATCTAATATCACAATCCGCTATATGAATCCTGAATATAGACGGAACGCTCATTATGTAATCCTCAAAAGCCTTCTTAATCCCGTCCCTTTTGATATGTTCTTTATACTCATCCTTGAACACACTAAGCATAAAAGACATATATTCCCTATCATATTTAAACTGCTTACCATAATTATCTGTATCTATATGATCCAGTATATATATCTCTATAGCGTCTCTATCGTATTTTGACATACTCCTTCCTCCTCCTTTTGATATTTTATAACCTTTTTCTCCCCATACGCTTTCGCTAACTGGATAAGTTGACCGGTAAATACCTTGGTACGGTGTTTTACGATCTTATCCGCCAGCTCCGGGCATCTGGTTCTCCATCTATAATTAACCTCGCCCTTAGCTTTCTTCTTGTAATACCTGTAGAATGTTACGGCTACTACCACTTCTTCATTCTGCTCGAAAGCAACCAAATCGTAATTGTTGTAAACTATTTCATTCATGTTGTTGTTACCCATTTTATGTATCTAATCACTTCTTTAGGCAAAGACATTATATCCTTCACCCTTCTCCCTAAGTTGTACATACCTCCCTTATGAGGATAATAGTCCCCTACATACATCCCTATTCCTTGCGGATGCGACGGGTTTTCGTTACAAGTGAACATCGGATAAAATAAGATTCCTCTTGAATCTTTATTCCTGTCACTTACGCATACAATAGTATATCTATCAGCGACCTTCTCGCCGAAATCATATACCCTTACCTTTCTTTTTACCCCATCATTGTTCTCTATGATATTATTCATGATGTTATTTATATTAATTAATTTTCTTTCCATCAGCGGTATATGTGCCATGCCATTCCCTATCCATATTTACCACCTCAATATGATGTATATGATAACAACCATTAGCTATTCTACCGCAATCGGCTATCACCATAGCTATACTCCTATACCCAGAATCAATGAAAACACGAACCAACCTACACCCGTTAAATATAGATACCTTGATATCGTCTTTCTCTTTTATAATCCTTCTCATATCATATCCTCCTATCGAGCTAATCTATCATTTTACCATAATTAGTATATGATCCACACCATCCACGGGCCTCATTCGATACCCTAATATGATCAATGGGCTTATCACCGGCCATATTATTGGCGTACGATATTACATCCGACATACTTCTGAATCCGGAATCCTTAATGGATTTTATAAGCGTCCTATCATACCCGAATACCAATATCTTCACAATATCTCTTTCCTTCACAGTCCTCCTCGCTCTCATAATATTCTAGCCATAAAATAAACAAACATAAAATCTATTTTCTCTTTGTTATCATCTATCCTATGCCCGGTGATCTCAAAAATAACCCTACGTTTTTCTATAGTTCGTATATTATCTAACTGAATAGCTATGTAAGGATATTCCATAACTTTCTCTCTGTTGATGTTATTCAAAATAGCGTTGACATCTTGCCTGCGGAAATACATATTTATCCCTATGTAGCTGGCAACCAAAAGACACTCATCTATCACCCCATCAGTATCGAATAGAAATAACATATCATCCTTCTCTATAGTATATTCCGCATCAAGAATCTTGATACGTTTGCTCCCGTCCTTCTTATCAGCTATAAGAATCGCTAGCATCTCCTTATCGGTCGTAAGGACATAATACGCCTCATCCTTTGTAATATTATCACGAAGGTAAGATAGCGCTTCATCTTGTAATTTCATAATCTCGTCCATACTATTAGTATTTTATATTACCACTCCAAAAAGAACGGTGGTAGACACCCGTAGCCTGCCACGCCGTGACACAGCCGCCCGTTCCCCTTGGTGTTATTCCACTACCATCAATCGGTTTTAAATCCAACATTCCTCTACCTCTATCTCCATATGATCCGCCCAATCACATCTATCAACATCCTCTCCATCCTCAAAGTAATAGTAAGCCCATACCTGTACGCCTCCTACCTCTATATATCCATCACTTTTCCATTCTATCAACCCGTCTTGCCTTACCACGTTGGTAGGCTCAGCCCCTAGCGATAGCAGATTATTTACTATACTACCGCCAAATACGTTTCTTGCTTCTTCTTTCGTCATATCATTATCAGATTTTTAATATTACACTAACGCCAAAGGAGAACAGGGACGGACGACCAGCGGGACCTACCCCACGCCATCGCCGCCTCCCGTTTCCCTTGGTTTCCTCCGCATCACCCCCATACCAATAAACAATATCTACCCGCCATCGCTCGCAACCGCCTTGCCTTGACCGGAAACTCCTACCACTTGTAAACTTTTACATTTGATCGGAAGATATCCCTTGCTCGAAAGGTGTTTCCTTGCTTGAAAAGTATTTTTCTTGTTTTGGAAGGTATTTTTCTTGCTTGAAAGGCGGTTTTCTTGTTTGGTGGTGTTTTTTCTTGTTTGGAAAGGTTTTTCCTTGTTTAGAGGTGTACCATCACGCAAATCCAAAACCTCCCTCGAAAATACCACGAAAACCTGAGACCTTCCGCTACTTTGTTCCACGTGGAACAATAATTCAGTCTAGGATATCGAGATCTTTGTTCTTGATTGCCTTACATACTTGCCTAATACAATGTATTGATAATAAAGCCAATAAAATAACTATGATTAAAGGCAGAGCGTCGCCCGTAGCTATAACATACCGCCCCAACTCAAACGCCATATACCCACAAAACAAGGTAAGCACCAAATATATAAATACACCCATAAAAATATACAATAAGTAACCGTAATTTAAAAACAATAACCAAATAATACAAATAATTGAGTATCAACAACATAATATATATCAACCCCTAGAGCCACCTCTAAAGAAAGACAAGCCTAGATATAGATAAAAAATATACAATAAGTACCGCCTATTATATACCTTTTAGGATCGATTCAAGCGCAAATCCATGCATAAGGGTACAATTCACCCGCCTGCATGGATATAGATATATACAAAATGATATGCAATGAATGATTTTACTTACACATTTTCGATCAAGGCTTAAAATTTGCCGCCTCAACACTTTTATGTGTAAGCAAAACATATGAATATGCTATCATTTTGTAAAATATAGGCACAAAAAAGCCCTTCCGTCCTATATCACTACAGTACAGAAGGGCACAAACTTTAAAATCAAATAAAAACAAACGATCTATTGTCGCAATTTGTTTGCCATGTAACTAACACGTTTCCGCCTACATTTATCAGATTCCCTACTGCAATCTAATTTATTAGACTTGTATAGTTCTTTGGTAAGCTCAATATAAAACTCAATTTGAGACTTTCTTACAGCCTCTAAAGCCTTTTCTTTTTGAATAGATAGTTTCCTATTCAAATTATCGAATTTCTTTTTGTACATAATATATTCATTTAATTACACCAATAAGAACGGACACGGCTATGAAGGAACAAAGCCGCCGTTATCAATACATCTAGCCGGGCACACCACACCCGCCCTATTCCCTTTGGTTTTGTCCCTTTGCCCCGAACGAACGAAGCCAAATACGTACATACGTTACCCGTGATACGTACCGACAAGGCGTATTTCGTCCGTCAATTTAACCGCACTAAATACCCTTGTAAAGGTTGTTATTTTGCTACTACATATAGCGCATAAGTATTTAAGCTACCTTAAACTCTATTGCTTTGATATATTGACACGGTTATAACACCGTTATGCACTCCATGCGTGCTACTCTTACAACGCATGGACATACGCCCTATACATGCGTATATACGCCAATGTACCCCGTGTTTTTACACGGCCTATCCGGTTGACCGGACGTACTAACCAAATTGATATAGATCTAAAGATAATGCCAGCATCACGACCGGATACTGATCTAAACCGCATTGCTAATTGGCAGCCTATCTACTGCAAGCTCTCGATACCCTAACGACCTGCAGTATATCTATACCAAAATATCAAAGATCTTACCTATTTAGTCTAAATCAGTAGCGCGACGGGAACGCATAGGTGTGCTACCATAACGCCCCTATATACAAATGATATAGGGGCTAATTATTTGCTATCTTTCATTTTTGGGGTGTGTCAAATAGTAGGTAACACACTTAGCGATTAAATTATAAGTATACCGCTTAATAGGAACGGCGCACTTTATAATACGTTTATCAGTGCCGTTAAACACATCATAGTATACACCACCATCGTATTCTATTGGCTCGTTATATCCAAATCGTTTATGTGCTTTGCCTGTTATCGATATTTCTGCCACCTTATCCTCTGATAACTTTGTATTTTTATCCTGATCCTGTTTATCGAGATATACTCTTTCGATCTCCTTGTAGGCGCAAAAGGTTTCATCTACACGTGGCAATATCTCTTTACAAAGTTGTATCACAACTTCCTTGTCTTTAGCCAAAGCTGCCAAAGCGGGAACTATAGCCTTATCTACCTTGATATCATTATCCTTGAGTATTTCGTTAACCTCTTTGCTAGATTTAAACAGCTGACACCAAGCTTTGACGGCACCTGTTAGCGTTTTTTCACTTGCTTTCTTAACTTCATTCTGGACTTTGTTTAATTCTTTATTTGTCATTAGATTTGCCCGTACCCTCGGGACTTGTATAGGCTTCTGGTACGCCGGTTTGTTAATGTTGTTTTTTACATAGGCAAATATACTACATGTTTTATTTTCAAACAAATATTTTACAATAAAAATTCAACGATTATATATAATAAAACTAATCAAATGTAAATGTATATTAAAATATTGGTTTATATCATTGATAATCAACAAATTAAACATAAAATAAGCATTCCTTTTTCGGCTAGCTGGTCGTTTGCCGTTCCCGTTTTTGATTTCTGCGGGTTGGGGGGGGTGAGACCAAAAAACGGCAGCCCGGCCGGGCCGATTTCGGGGAGGTGGTCCGTCCCACATATCTCCGCATATCCCCCATCCTCACCACCTATCCCGCATATCCCAATATATCCGGCGTCCCAACATATTCCTATGTCCACATCCCTCATCCCCTCACGACTTAATAATCTCATTAATTTTATTATATTTGCGATATAATTAAAACATAACATATTATGAATAAAGAAGTTGAATACATGGGGGGGGGGTATTTTAACCCTCAGATAAGGAGGGGGTATGTTTAGGCGCAGGACTTCTTCTTCCGGTAAGATCCACTACCGTATTAATATAGACAAGAGCATGTGTCCTAATCCTGTAGATATATATATTGATGGAGATACATACCAACATAGTTTTGACGGATCTTATCTTGATATATATCATAAGAAGATAGAATTTATAAGAATAGGTGGACAGATAGTTACAAAGGGTCAACAATATGAGTACAACGTTTTATTAGGCACAACTGGAGGTGTTTCAGATGGGACTCTTACGTATCCATATGATTCTGGAGAGCATTGTGATTTAGCTAATAGAGAGTTATGCGGGAATAGGATAACTGAATTTACCCCTATAACAGAGATAATTGATCCTGAGGAGATCATCAATTTCACTTACATGTCTGAATTTTATGATCAAACTACAAGTAGAAATCGTATAACTTGGCAAGGTAATCTTATAACAAGTGGTTCTTGTATAATAACCAATGCCTGTCAGGGATGCCAATCTGTTGCCGTTGGGAATGGTGTTCGTAGCAACTATAGAGTAAGCATAGTAATTGTATGATAGCTTATGGGGAGGATATAGTACCAAAGGAAGGGAGGCCTCCCTTTATCCCTCCGGGCCTACCCATCGGGCATTCCGCCGGCCGCTTCCTTTGGCATATCCCTATAATTCATTATATTTGTGCATAACTTAAATTATTTAATTATGTATCAATATATTACATATAGGGGGGGGGTATTTACAACCTCCATAAAAACTTACGGCTATGTTTAGAAGAAGATTTAAATTATCCCACAACAATGTTGGCGATGGAGTTTATGCCGTCAATAAAAATCTGAGACTAATACCGGTATCAGAAGCTGATAATACTTGCATAGCCGTAGCTTTAGTATATGATCGTCATAGGATTATGATCGAGAAGAACGAGGATTCTAATCAAAGCTATAAAGACGTTTCGGCAGGGTATAATAGAAACTATTTGTTCTATTGGGGTGGACGTGGTAGGGATCAGCCCGGCATTACAAATTATAATAAATTGTATGATAGTGATACCAGCGGTTATTTAAAATCTGAGCTTGGTTCATACCTTGGTACCCCTAACCTTCCGGCAAATATTACTGACTGGACGAATGGGGCTTTATCTGATTGGGACGGGAAGACTAATTCTGAAGTGCTAAAAGAAGTGACTGAAGGAGGTGAAGGATATAATGGTTATGTAACAATTGGTCGTGTACTTAATGCATTTTTAGCTAGTTCTGACGCTAAGGGATATAATGATTGGTATATACCATCATGCCCACAATTATCATTGATATGGATGAACTTAAACAGTGTCAATAACGCATTATCGGCTATTGGTGGACAACAATTCAATACTTCCGACACCTATTGGTCTAGTTCAGAGCGTAGTGCTAACTACGCATGGAGATTGAATTTCTCCAGTGGGCTCGTAGTACACAGAGAGAAGATCGTAAGCTTTCGTGTTCGGTTCATAAGAGACATAAAATAGTCATAATTATATACAATTTATTTTAAGATCATGTCTCAGAATCCAAGGGAACGGGCTGGCCTCCATCCTTCCGGGCCTTCCCCATCCTCCCACCGCCTCCCGTTCTTTTTGGCTTCCTTCTGGTTTTATCCTCAAAATTTCATATCTTTGGGACAAAAAGATAATCATGTTTAGAGACATACTTCATAAGCTTAAGATCTTCTTCTGCGACGATGATGTTGAGAAGATATATGTAAGGGACAGTACGGTCATCTGCAACAACGAGATCCATAGGATGTATAACGAGATACTGGACGAGCTAGGTGATTTGGCTACTGTCGTGTCAAGGAACTACGTATATGGCAAGATAAAGGACAGGACTGGATTAAGTATCCGTCATATCAGTAGGATAATAAACCATAATAAAGTTGAGGAGATATGATTAAGGATACGATGGAGCGGGATATGATAAATGAGGTATCCACGTTGTTCGTGATGATATTCATGTCCGGGTTGATGTTTGTCATGCCGATGTTAGATATAGAGTGCGATGATATTGCTATCATAATAGGATCAGGAATAATCCTATCTTTTATACTAACCATAATACCTATCTTACTTTCTTATGATATAAGAGATGAAATCATTGAGTTGATTGAGGATATGGATAGCCAGATCGTGGTAGACACTTCGGTGTATAAAACGAACCTACCCTAGGTAATTACTAGGGTAGGTGATGTGCTATTTTATTTTAACATACTTATCAATCAAATCTATTGATAGTTTAGTTCCAAGCTCTTCCTCCAACAAATTAAGGTAGTTCCGGTGCAGGCACCCGCCCCGTTCCACCTCCCTGAAGCCGGCCCCGTCCCGGATCCTGACTAGCCCTTTCCTTGGATCCATGTCGATAAGATCCCGAAGCTCGTTCATATTCTTGAACCGGTTCTCTATTACCTTAAATACATCGATCTTAGGTCTCTTATCCTTATCCTTGGACTTTATTTTAATTCTTCCACTCATATCAATTATCCAGTAACTTTACATGTAATATGATTCATATTATTATTACCGCAATAAGCGCACATAGATACGTAGGGAGAATATACTCTTCCACATACCGGACATCTCCATCCATACATAATAGGATTTGTTTGTTTGTCAATTTCTTTCAAGCCCTCATTAGTAGTGGATGATGTATTTTTATTTTCCATATCATTCATTACCACGGTGGTTTCCTAACCGACGTTCGCTGGTCATGAAGCCATCTTTATTTATCTTATCTGTACTTCCAAATCCATTATCACCTCTATCAGATTTTCCAAGATCTTCTAATGACTCCACTTCTTCCCATACGATACGTTCCCTTCTACGAATAAGAAGCTGTGCTACCTTACCACCGACATTACAATAATAAGGACTATGCCTATTCATTTTTCTGTGAACTATTATAATCTCCCCACTATATCCTTCATCAATGGTAGCAGGGGCGTTTTGCATAATTAGCTCGCTATTAGTAAAACCACTACGTGGACGGATTTCCATCTCATAATCTTCAGGTAGTGCTACATGTACACCAGTATGATATATGATTCTTCCATTATCAAGTTCTATATCCTTAACGAACAAATCCATACAAGCATCCTGTTTATGAGCGTATTCAGGTAGCTTAGCCCCCTCTTCTAGCCATATCTTGACCTTACACGTATCTATACCATCAAGTAACTCAACTGCCTCTTTATAGCTCATAGGTTGTTCTGAGGCTAATGAAATGGCTCTTGCCAATACATCTTTAATCTTGCTCATCGTATTTTATTTTTAAATTCTTTCCCCTTCGGGCATTGTAATTTACATTCCTCACCACAAGCGGAACAGTTGGGTCTCATTCCGGACACCCCTCTTCCCCCGTACGGCCAGTAGGCATAATCGCAGACGCTCCAGAACGCCTCCATCGCCTTTATCTTGGCATCGACGGTTATCTTCTCCCTCACCTTTTTCATGCTTTTCCTGAACTCGTCTTTCATATCCTTCCCCTCTATCTGTCTAGCCTTACGTCTCTCATTCCACCAATTATAGTAGAATTTGTCAGCCATCTTATAGGCTTCCGGATCAAATTTATCACGGTGCAGGATAGGGGCGTCCTTGACCTTTCTCAAATTCCTGCCACAAACATAAGCAAGCCCGGCGTACGGAGGTATGTCCTTAGGATCAACCAACCCATCCGGCACGCAGTAGTAGAAGTAGTTGGGTCTACCGTACCTAGTCCAGCCTCCGGCATCGTACAGGGCTTGCCTTCGAGCCTCGAACCAGCCTTGCATTACTTGGTGCTTTTCCTGTTTCTCGAAATCCTTGTTATAGTCAGCCAACGAGATCTTTACCTCAACCTCATAAGCGTACATAGATCTGGTTATAGCCAGATAATCGGACTCCCAGTTATATACATACAGGTTATTTATCACCCATTTAGGCGATACCAAGAACTGTCTGTTAAGGATATCCAATATCCCTCTTTCAGTGTATTCAATACCTTTATTTGATTGCCGTGTTCCCATCTCCTGTCAGAGGATTATTCCTTAACCCAACCGCCATTATAGCGTTCGATACCAATCTCCGTAATCCGCTTATATCCTTATCATGGAATGAGAAAGTGGTTAAGTTATGCGATTCAGTAATCTTATCATAAGACTTTATCATCAACACAGCCACATACTCACCCATCATCTTTTCATTCATGATATCAAGATCGATTATGCCGTGATCTATTAGATCAACCACATCCCATCCTGATGGTAGATACGTTTTTATCTGATTAATGTCCATAGCAAATAGTATTTATAAAAAGGAGGGTCGTGCTACCCTCCTATAGATTACACACGAAAAATAGAACTGAAAGCGATCTTAAGCACGTAAGATTTTATTAATTCCCGTAGGCTGTCTACCGGTTATCGTTAATTACCGACCCGCGGGAATATGTTTAAGAAAACACCATGTGGGGAGTGGGGGAATCGAACCCTTATCCACGCTACGATTAGGAATCGTAAATTCTATCCGTTAAATTAACTCCCCTTTAAGCGTCCTGATCCTCCCGGACAAGGACACTACATAAATCTAAACTCTAAACCTAATGACAAATTCTATTAATCCAACTGTGGACCCGGCCGGACTTGAACCGACAACCTGCTGGTTATGAGCCAGATGATCTAACAAATTGATCTACGGGTCCTAAATACACCACATCGTCTTTCACAAGAGGATGTGGAACGGAATTTCTCGAAAATTATATAGTATTATGAAATTATTGTCCAACATTCTAGCATATAGCACCAATCCTCGAACGGGAATGTCTCTATACCTGACCTACCCCATCCCGCCCCCCAACTGTTCTGTAGGACGAAGCCGGCCTTATCCCAGCCGGTGAGGATAACGGCATGACCTCCCAAGTTCTGTCCTTGGCCTTGCCAGAATCGATTACCATAATTATAGCAATACAGACCTATAACCAGAGGACCATTCAACATCAACGCTACCTTAGCCGATACCGGATCTATGATCCTAGCGTAGCTATTTATCTTCTCTCCGTCAACGCCAACTTTCTTTATAGCCTTGATAGCGTCCCGAAGAACCATCCCGTCCTGATCCTTATCCTCTCTCAGATCATATATATCGTAAGGAGAGATCTTAGCTGGTCTTTTGATATCCTTTATAGCTTTTCTCCAGTTAAGGATCTCAGCTAGACTTATGGCTGCGCAAATAGGGGAAGAACCTTGATCTACCACGCTATCGACGTTATTGATCTTATACTCATCAGGAACAGCCTCGTGCTGCATGTTCATGATAGCGTCCCTATCATCCGCTGGCGATGGTATGTAACCTAGTCCGTATTTCATTACTTATCTTTTTTATGGTAATCAATTATCTTGATATTAAACGTATCGGATCTTTGCCTTACCTGTATTGATCCCCTAGCCTTTCCCTTGACGTCGTACAGGGCGGTAAAGCCAAAGTTATCGACCCTACCGTCGTCCAGCGTAAACCGCCACTCCTTCCATTGGCCCATCACGGTCCCGGAAGACACTATAGAATCCACTACATAAGATATATCAGTAGTATCATATTCCGTATAGTATGTTCTTGACGTACTGCATCCGACAGCCGCTAAGGTAAATAACGTTAACAAGAAAAACAAGATCTTATTCATTTTTCTTAGTCTTTTTACGTTTCTTAGATTTCTTCTTCTCCTCAGTTTTATTCTCGACATTTACGTCATTGCCGGCATCGGTACCAGTAACCTCAGAGATATTATTTTCAGGTATATCGATATGACCTGAATTAGGGTCCATCTTATCCTCCTCAACAATAACCTCATCAGACACATCACCATCTAAAGCCTCAGGATCAATATGATTTTCCAGATACTGGATACGATCTGACATAGCCTTATTTTGCTCCTCTATTTCCTTGTACCTTCTTCTAGCCTCATCGAGTAATTTAGATGATAGTTTATGTTTCTTCTCGATATCCATATAAGCCCTTTTAAGAGTCTCTTTATCTTTCACTGACTCATTATATAGCTCTCTTGATTTACTAAGCTCATTCCCCATCTTAACGATATGAGAATCCTTGGATTCTATATCCATATCAAGAGAATCCACAAGCGTATTAAGATATCTTTCTTTTTCCTCCAATTCCGTTATCTTACTACGAGCATCCTCATAATTTCTTTTTAATCTACTTGAATAACTAATAGCCTCATCAAGATCCTGTTTTAGAGTATTTATATAACTACTCTTTACTATCTTCAATCCGAACATCTTTATTACTGTTATAAGTTCTACGAATATCGGCCTTTATCTTGCCGACTATAATTAACTCAGCTATATGCTTATCTTTCTCGACTATAGCTATATCCTTACGGACATTAGTGACTCTGATCGTAATATTCTCGTTATTAGAGAAAACGAACGGTGATCCTACCAAAGTGAGGCCTGTATCGTTGGTGAACGATGGCAGCATCATAACCATCCCGACAGTATCATCCGGGAACGACGCCGATATGCCTGTGTCTATATCAAGAACATCACCTTGACCCAACGGGAAGGCATTACCTTGCTTGATAGGAATATCCTTTCCCAATGAGTTCCATGCCTTAGAGAATTTTAAAGAGTTGAGAAAAATTTTACCATCTTTCTCAACTATCCCTACCATTGGATCGCAATTCATGTGAACCTGATCAAGCTTATCACCCGGTTTTTCCTCAAATTCGTCAAGATCTCTGGCTGATGTAAATGACTTACTCTCCAGAAGTTTTTTGATATCTTCAATCGTAGCCATACTATAATTTTATTATTAAATAAACGATCTTCAATCCTAACTTCAAATCAGATGTCTTTTCGAACA